GAGATCGATGAACTCAAGGTCCGCTTGCCAGTATTGCATGAGCCTGTCATCCGCGCCAGCAGACGGCCTTGCGATCCAGGAAAACGTCATTCCATTGGTGTTGTAGTAGGTATCGAGTGTACCGGCCCCCCAATTGCTGGTTTGCAGTCCGCCACCAGTCAGAAACTTGTTGAAGCCGTTATCCGCCAGGATGCCGTTATGAGCGCCATAGCTTCCAGGAGTTCCGGTCCATTCTCCATAGAGCGCGAGCGTGTTCGGGTCCGCGTTCGTCTTGTCGTCATTCAGCCTGTAGAGAGCGATAATGTCCGTTTGCGTTGCAGCCCCGACTTCCTCGACCTGCACGAACGTAATGTTTCGCTGTGGGACGGAAGGTGCCGCCGCGACACGCTTGAACCAGAATGGACTTGTCTTCAGCATGGCTACCCTATCAACACAACGCCAGCGGATTCGACATGATACGGGATTGTTGTGTGTTCGTTCGGGCCGTCCGCGAGTACAACAGATCCTGTCTCTATGACGTAGTTATCCCCGAAGGAAATCGTTCTCCCCCCAATTGCATCCTGCTTGATCTTCAAGACGCCTTCCTTCCCTGCAACTTGGTTCGTCGGATTGGCAAGAGCGCGGTTGCCTGCAATCGTGACCTTGAAGTTGATACCTGTGTTGAGGTCGATATTGATGACTGCCCCGTCAGTCAGTGTCTGGAATACACTTGCAGCCAAGGCTATGCTCGGAGTGATGTATTTTCCTGTTGCGGTTCCAACCCACACTTCGGAAGCGGTTGCTGCGGCAGGGATGACATTGCTTTGGATTGTCATGCACCTGATGACGCCAAACGCCTGTATTACGTAGGGAACGATGATCCACGAGCCGACAGGAGAAGCTATGGATGGCGTCCCGCCCATGAAGGAATAGTTCGTATCCCACGTGACGGAGTAGCCGCCAGATCCACCCTGAACAATGATGATCGTGCCGTTTGCGCCTACACGCTGATGAGAAATGTTCTGTATCGTGACATTCTGCTGAAGGGTAACGATGAAGTTGACGCCAAGATCGAGGTCCGGAAGCACGCTGGATGCATTGGGAAGGCTGTATGGGACGAACAACCCTGCCAGGGAAGAGGGACTTACATATTTCGAGACTGCTGCTGCTGACCTGACTTCAGCAACGCTTGCGGCAGGTACGGCCTCACCGCCTCCAGAACTCGCGGTTGTATCGACGGAAGTTGCGATGATGTTTCCGGGAGAGCGAACCTCATAGGGAACGATGGTCCATGCGTTCGGCGCGATGGGGATGACCGGAGTGACACCGCCGACGAACTTGTAGTCCGTATCCCACGTAACGGCATACCCCCCGGTTTCGTTCTGCTGGATGTAGAACCTTCCCTGCTTGCCGCTTCTCTGTCCGATTGGATTCGATATGTGCCTGTTGGCCCCCAAAGTCAGTGCAAACGTCAGGCCCTGATTGAGGTTTGGAACGATGCTTGCCCCGTCAACAAGGGTGACATCCGCCATGGCCTCGAATGCTGAGTACGGAGAGAGAAACTTATCTCTTGCCGTTCCAGACCAGACATCGGATACGGTTGCGGATTCCGGCTCCTTTGTGAGCCTGACATTGCCGACCCCAATCACACGGTAATGGAAGACGGTTTCCGCGTTTGCTTCCGTGCGAATGGTAGGTGTCAATCCTCCGTCAAACTTCCAATCAGAATGCCACGTCAGATCGTGTCCGCCGATTGCATCCTGAATGACGGTGATCTCGCCGTACCGTCCAGGCATCTGGTCTAATGGCGTATCTACGGTCCTGTCATCTGTGATCGTAACCCGAAAGTTCTTGCCCTCCCCGAAGTCGATGAAGATTGTTTCCTCATCAACGAGATCAACTGGTACTTCCGCCTCGATCAGAACGGATGGTGAGATGTATTTGAGCGACTCTAGAGCAAGCCACAGTTCCTCGACGGTTGATGCATTGAGCGACAAATCGCCTGTCGCTTCGACCGTACAGCGAATGACTGTTGGAGCCTGCACGAAGTACCGAACGATAATCCATGCGTGAGCAGCTTGCGGAAGCGTGGGAGGCCCGGAAGTAAATTTGTAGTTGACGCCCCACTCAAGATCATGTCCGCCGACGCTATCTTGCTGGATTACAAAGATCCCTGACTGCCCGTTCTTTGTGTTGATCGGATTGGATAAAACCCTGTCCTGGCTGATCGTTAAAAGAAAGTTGATGCCGTAGTCGAAATTAACGGGGATTGTGGCTGTGTCTGTAAGCGTGTAGGCGGCGTGGCCTTCAAAATATACTGACGGGGATATGTACTTGTCTGTTGCAGTCCCTGCCCGGAACTCTGAGAAACCGGCAGCTTGGGCGCTTCCGGTTCCACCACCCTCACCCCCAAAGAGCATGAGGTGCCGAAGCGCCTTCCCAAGGTCGAGAAGTCCGCCTCTTTCGGCTTCCGAGATGTTGTTGAGAATTTCCATTTCTCTACCTCACGGGAGCGCCGTTGGTGTCCAGGAAGTTGCAACCCATGAACCGCTACCATTGATCGACATTTTGTAGTGCTGATGCGCCGAGCCACCAGAAGCCAGCATCGTTATGCTTGCCGCTTCAGATGCACTTGACCCCTTGATGATGTTGATACCCTCAGTTGCCGTGGAAGTCCTCCTGACTCCAGCATGGAAGTCGTTCGGTGCGCATCCAGTGATGTGAACATTCGATACTTTATTGTAGTGTAACCACTCGGTATGGGCGCTATTGACATTCAGATTACAACCAAAGAATGTTACATTTCCGCACTGATCCAATAGCACTGGCGATGTACCATAAGTCATAAAAGAAGATCCGCTAATGTGCACGTTCCCCACGTTTCTGTTGTTTACGGAATCTCCAAGAATTATTGGACGTGGACCGTCTTCTGTATAGAGACCGTTGATGGATATCGTATTTCCACTCAGTATAGCGACTTGTGCCGTATCATGCCCCTGGATAACACAATCATTTATGTGAATGCCTATACCGCACTCAGCCCCTGTATCGCTATCGCAGAGAATGCCATATTGTGCTCCTGAAGACGTATAGATCCTGTCTATGGTAATGCCATGGTTTCCAGAATGACTGCTTGGTCTTCCTAGATGTATATGAGCCCTTCCGGTAGCACCATAGAATCTGCAAAGGCTAATCCTGCTTCCCCAGCAGTTTGTCATATAAATATTGTCTAAAGTAACAGCGCTTGTAAACTGCACGTTTTCTATGAGAGCTTCTGTAACAGCAGCAAGGTATATGCTATATGGAGCGCCGTTTGCCCCAAAACACAAGTCTCTGACTGACACTCTGGATTTTGCGCCACTGGCTGGAGAGTCATTGACCTTGAGAGCGGGTACAGCCGTATTGGACGCCCAAATAACGCTTTGGCCTGAACCTAAACCAGCGCCACGGAGAGTCTGTTCATTCTCAAGATAGAGCGTGTTCGCGCAGATATACCGGCCCTGGTTTATCAGAATCGTGCCTGATGAAGAGGCAGCATTGATCGCATTCTGCACCATCTGCCGCTCATCACCGGCAAACAAACCTTTTGCGCCAAACCACCTGACGTTCATTTCCTTCGTTTCAACTTGTCTTAGCCACATGCCGACAGAAGGAGTCGTTGGTGCTATCTTGGTCCCGCTATCATCGAATTTAGCGAATGTCAGGTTGAGCGTGCATCCCGTACCTGCAATGCAAGTCGTTGCGGCTGGCGTAGTCGGATCTACCGTGTAGTTTCCCTTGTCAATAAGGATAATGGACGTAACCGCGCCGTCAGTAACAGCAGTGATCAATGCCCTGGCGTTGCGTGATCCTACCGCCGTTCCACCGCTGACCCTCAAGAGCGTATTGGCTGAGTATCCGGTTCCTCCAGTGGCTATCGTGGCCGTGTTAACCATTCTGGTCTGTGCAACGGCTGCATCGAACCAGAAGACGCCGCCGCCCGTATCACCTTCTGTCGTATGCCCTTTCACATAAACGACATCGTTGTCGGCAGGGGCAGTGATGGCCCGCAATGCCGCCAGATTGGCGACAGGGAGAAGTCCAGTTCCCTCAATAACCGTTCCGCCGCCTCCAGCAGGATCGGCCTTCCACCCGCGAGCACCTGTTGCGTCGGTTCCGTAGACCTTGTTCGCCCCTGGACTTTCAACATCGCCTACAAGAGCAAGCTGTCTTGAAGTTGAGAGATCCCCACCACCCGAGATAGAGCTTGTTCCTGTGATCGTGATCGCCTTGGCCGCATAAACCGTATCGTGGTTATGCACCGCCGTTGCGAAACTGGACGGTCCATACGTGCTGTTGTTGAGTTCGCCGCCAGCCGTGAGAACAGGAAAGTTTCCGACAGTTGGGGACGTTACGACGCTGATATAGAATGCGTCATGGTTGTGGCTGATCGGTGAATAGAGTTCGTCATGGTAGTGGACCGCCATTGCATACCGGGCATCGTGGTTATGCGTAATGGCGGAATACGCTTCATCATGGTTGTGGTTCAGTGGGGCGTAGGTATTGCCGTGGGTATGTGCGGCCTCTGCGAAATCATCAAGAGGAACGAGCGTGAATAGACCGTCTTCCTGCTGATGGAGCACGCCTTCCGATGGAGACAGGAGCGATATTGCCGTGAGAACAGTGGAGACAGGTTGCCATTCGCCGGCTGATCCAGTGACGGTTCCATTTACCCACTTCTGTTCCGTAGCATTCCACTGAAGAACCTGACCGTCTTGCAGGGTTGTAATGCTGACATCTCTTTGTCCGCTGATCGTGGCCATCTCAGAGCGTGTAAGAACGTCGTCAATGGCATTTCCGATCTCTGAGGGGACACCTCTGCGCGCTTCGTTAATGCGCTGCCGGATCGTCTGGAAAACCGATGTCATAGACCCTACACCAATATGAAGAGAGTGCCCCTGCCCCCTTTGGAGAGGGCAGGGATAATCTTCACCTAGACAACAAGCGTTCCCCTGGAGGCTTCCCAATACCAGATATCTCCCGCCGTAGAGAGCGTGTCTGTAATGGTGAAACCTTCAGAGTTAGCTCCATCGCTTCCGCTGTATGGCTGAATGCCGTTCGCGGGCGTGACAAAGGTAACGCTGGACTCAGTCGCGATAGCGGCACCGGCAAGAGCATAGTTGCCCTTTTCCGTCTGTGCGGTCACGGTCGCGGCATTTGCCAATGAGATACCACCACCACCGTGAACGGTACTACCGCTAGCAAGGAGATCGACGTTCTCAGAAGTAAACGCTCCTGTCTGGTTCCAGTCCTGCCAGAAGAAGAACCCAGCAGCGTCACCACCAGCCCATGAACCGGAAGTCACGGCAACACGCCTGACCTCCGCACGAACCAGTTTTGACGTTGCTCCCTGGATTACATCGCCAGGCTTGATCTCGGTTGTGCCTCCGGAAGTGAAGGCGCAGACTTTCAGCCTAAGCCAGACGTTGATGGCGGGAACGGTGCCATTCACCTTATAGAGCTTCACGACATCCGGAATGAAGCCAACTTGAATATTGTCGGCGCTACCAGAAGCAACGTGAAGGCCAGTTGCAACAGCTTGTACGGTCATCTACTTGATCCTTCCTTAGATACCTGTCGCCGCTACTTCGAGGCGAGCCATCCAAAGCTGGTTCAAGATGGCCGTGGTGTGCCATGTTTTCCAACCGACATATCCGCGCTGTCCCAGCGGATCATCCTTGGTGCGCTGACCAGGGGGGATGATCGTTGGGTTGACGGCTCCCTCGCCTCTCAAGGCTACGGTTCCGAATGCATCCCGGCCAAAGAAGAGAACCGGGTAGACATCGGCATTGGTGCCAGAGGTGGACACCATACCGTTGATGAGCCCGCCACCATCCGCCCACTTGGAGAAGTCGGCGCTCAGGATAAACCGGACACTCTCGACGGTGCCAAGTTCCATCTCATGAACGGTTGCACGGGTGCCGTATGCCGCAACAGGCTGGAACCCAGCGAGATTGCGGATATCTGGCTCAAGATCGGTATGACAGACCGCGACGTAGCCTGCTTCCACCCACCGCGTTGCAAACCTGACGCTGGAATCAAGAATGCGGTTGATCGGCTCTGCCTTCTGCGCCTTCAGGAACTTGACGACAGCCCTGATCTTGTTGAGCGTAATCGCGGTGTTTACATCGGTCCTGGCAGCGCCATTGTTATAAAAGACGCTCGTTCCGGCAATCAGTACGCCGAAAGTAAGGGCCTCAATGGTCCTGCCGATGTTCTCTCCGGCAGCCGCAGCCATGTCGTTGAGAACGGGGTCTTCGTGGGTGTCCTCAATGACATCGGTGATCTCTGCAACCATTCCGTATTGTTTGAGAATGGCAGAAACGTCATCGTAGCGGAACTGCGTTGCATTCGGGGTTACGCCTTCCTGCAACGGAGCCTTGACAGCGCCAAACGTCCTTGGACGACGCCAGCGGATTTGCTGGGATTTGTTCTTAGGCATCGGGGTTTGACGCCCGAGCTTGTCAAGAACGATATGCGGTGTTGCGTGCCGCAGCATTTCTACGGCGGCGTAAGCCTCAGTTCGGGGGCTTACTCCCGGATCTGAATAGCGGGTAATAGCCACGGGTTATGCCTTTCATGACATTCACCGCGCTTGTGCTTTGTCAGCAAAGTAGTCAAAAGCAAAGGTATCCGGGTCCGGGAGATCATCAGACCTGCCGACCGAACCGGGGGCTGACCGTGGGGCTATTGTGGCCGCACTTTTTAGCTGTACTTTCTGTTTCGGCGTAAGCTCGCGCGGTTGAGGTTTCGGTTTGTCTCCACTGCCGTTTGGTTTCGGCTTGTCCTCCTTGGACGCGGAGACGGATTCTGATTTCCTAGATTTGCGGGAACGATTGGCCTCAAATGCCGTGATGAGATCGAAAACTTCGTCAGCATCGACAACATTATCCTTGTTGCGCTCCCATATCGCCTGCCTGTGCTTGCTGGACTGTGAGAACTCAAAGAAGTCATCATAGTTCTGAGCAACATATTGCAGCCAAGCCGGGTCGCTACCCGGTTCGCTGGAATCTTCTGCCCATTCCCTGTACATGCCTTCAAGTTTCACTGCCTCTCTCTGCTGATGCGTGAGATTGGCGTTGTCCTGCAATGAGCGGGCTTGATTCTCTATCTGTTGAATCCGGGAATGCATTGCCTCGAATAAGCGGCGCATGGCGGCTTTCTGAGGACCAGCAACATCGGCTCCAAAGTCTTCCTCGAACTTCTTCCAGTCCGGGGTATCGAAGATAGAAGCGACAGGATCTGCGGCCTCCGTCTCCTTATCATTGGCTGGCCCGCTTTCCTGCGAGGCGAGCTTCTGACTTAACTCATCAACTTTTTTCTGTAAATGCGCAACTCGGCCCCTATGTGATCGGGCCTCGTGCTCGTATTTCTCTGCCTTTTCCGCCTGCACTTTCAGGCTCTCGATCTCAGCCTTTAATGCGGCTGGAACGCCTTCATATGGATCGGCGGGCTCTTCTGTCGGCTCCTCTACCTCTGCCTCGCCTTCTTCCGGTTCCGGCTCGTCTTCCTCTGCTTGCTCCTCTGGCTCAGTGGCTGGCTCTATCTCTTTCTTCGAGACTTCTTCCTTTGCCTGGACAGACTCTTTTGCAGTCGGCTTCTTGCCCTCCAATGCATCGGCGGCTTCACGCCAAAGATCGGATGCGTCGTCTACCTCTGTCTCAACTTGCTCGGTATCAGCCATCAGAGCATGGTCCCTGTTTCATAAGCTCTCCGGGCGTCCTCCTCAATCCTTCGGCACATCCTGATATCGCCGCGAATGAGGTTTGTGTCATCAGCAGACAATCCAGGGGCCTCCAAACGTAGATGTAACTCTTCTACCATTTTTTGTGTGTACTTCACAAGCCAATTATACCCTTCCTGGTGCAGCCTAAAGCCCACTACACATACCCGCCTGTTCTCTGTCCAATCTTCTCGGCCATGCCGATATCAGCGGCCATCTTACGCTCGCTGGACTCCAGTTCACGATCCTTGATGATGCGCTTCGTCTCGTTGTTGTCGAGGTTCTTGTTGGCGGCTGTTTCCTGCCTGAGAATCTCGATTTCATACTGCCTGTCGATGTCGTACTTGCGCGATTCTGCGTTGATAGTCGCCTGATCGACAGCAGCTTTGTAGTTCATCTCAGCAATCTGGAGCTTGATCTGTTCCGGACTTGGCTCTTCCGGCTGATTCTGTGCAGCAGCGGCAAGATCGGCAGCCATTTGCTCATCGGATTTGATGACCTCGTGTTGCGGCAGCATCATTGCTTGCGCCACCATCCTGGCCATCGGCATGACCTTCAGCGCTGGCCCGAGAATTGGGTGTGAAGCAAACTGCACGAGCATGGCCATCAATGTCGGGGCCTGCAACTCACGCAAGAGGAAAGTCGATACCCCCCTTGCCCGAATACGCATATCCCCTTTGATATGCTCCTTATCCGAGAACTGCATGTTCCAATTGAACAAGCGCTGCATGTTCGGCACGGTCACGTTATCATCGAAATGCTTGACCAGAGCACGAAACGGAATCTTGACCTCATTGTTGAAGATCGAAACGCCCATGGCTGTCTGCATCGGCACAACGCCTGGATCTGCTTCCGCGATTGTCGGAACACCGATTTCTCTGTCAATCGCCTGCAACGTCATCACGATAATGCGCTCAAGCTCTGCCTGACGGATATCGAAATGATACGTCTCGAACACCTTCTCTCCGGGTGCCGTTCCTGACTTCTTGATCCACGTTTTGCCAGGGTAAACCGTTGGATCTCCATCAGCCGGTTCTACAATAGAGGGGTTGTGGACGATCTGTGGCAACGTCGCCAGATTAGCGTTATCGACCATCATTCTCCAGGCGGCGCACAGAACCGTTTGGGAATTTGCCATGAGGTGGGGAACGCCAAACCCAAAAATACTGTGATCGTCGCGCTTGTAATTGAAAACAGAATAGATGCACTCGCCGCTATCTAGCGGATTAACGCCGAACTTAAGAAGCGTCCCCTGGCAGAACCATACAGTAACATTGATTTCCTGAAGAGGATCAATCTCGCCTACATACGCCTTTAGATCATCGTCTTCTATATACGAGGCTATGTAGTCCATATCCTCCATTTCAATCGGACCATGATACTCCCATACATGGTATCGATCATTCATCGTGCCGAGATTGCCGTCATCCGCGATGCTACGCAATTCTGACACATAATGTGGGGCTGTCCCGCGAGGCTTCTCCTTCAAGAGCTTTCTGATATTCGGGAGTATGAACCCAGGAACGTTAGCAAGTTTTCTCAATCCGGATTTTGTAAGAAGATGCCGCTCAAAGAAGCTTTCCGACTCTGAGAGACACGTTGCATCCATGTCCGGAAACCAGTTCCATGGATCAACACGAAAAAACGCGGGCCTTGGCTCCGATATCTCCATCATCTCGTGGACGACAAAGCCGGATTGCTCGTCTGTTCGCTTGCTCCAGGACTTCTTTTTCTCCGTTGCCAGGACCGGACCCTTCATAATGCCTGTTCCAAGCTTGCAGGCATCGTGAATCATGAGCTTACATTGATAGTTGTAATAGCATTCCTGGAGTTGGTCATCCATCTCGTTCTGCATGGCGTCAGCACGTCTTCTGGCCTCATCCATGACAGCTTGTGTTTCCGTTGCGCGCTGGAGAGCAAGTCTTTGTGCTTCCATGGCTTCCGCCGCTTCTGGCGTTCCTTCCGGCAATTGCAATAGCTGCTGCTGATTTTCCGATGCAAACCGCGCCCAAGCCATTGCCTCATCGCTGAGTTCCGGCACAGACGTAGGCGCTATGGAAAAGTTACGATCATCGACAGGAAACTCGATATCGACAATCCTGTCTTCCATTGCGGAAGTCTTTCGGCCAGTCTCATTCATAAAAACGACAGACCGATGAATATTACTGAAGGATTTGATGTCTTTCTCTTCAGATTCCAGGTATCGCCCGTGATACTGGAAAGATTCCTTCACCCACCTTTGCTCTACGGTTCTTCGCAATCCGATGCGTCTATCAGCCTCCCGCTCAAGTGTTGCCAACAGGGAATCGATCTTGACTTGGATTTCGCCAGCGGAGACGAGAACGCTGGAGTCATCCGTCCGTTCCTTGTTGAACCCGCCAGTGCCGGGAGATGTAGAAGGGGCAATAGGGAAAGCCAAAGCTTTAAATCCTCAGTCTTTCACTGTAGAATATGCGCTCGCCATTCATCAGGCAAGGGAATAATCGAAGTGAGCAGAATCTACAAGTTCCTGGACGGGGTTACGGCTGACACAACCGGGGCCGCGCTCACCGTGGATACGGATATGTATGACGAACTTGTGATGCAGATCGACATCACAACCGCCGCAAGCGTTGTTATTGAGGGCAGGATCGAAGGCATAACAGGGTGGGGCGTAATCAGTGATGGGACCATAACTACGGATAAAATCTTCCGCGTCAAGACGATGCCGGAAATGAGAGCCGTCGCCACGGGAGTCAACGGCGCGCTAAAGGTCTACGGTGTCGGCTCCATCGCCAAGGTATTCCAGTAGATGTTTTCCCCAATGTCGTCCTCCATGTCATCGACGATGCAAGGCGGGATCATCCCAGGCACGAAGTATGATCCATGGTCCTGGATAACCGGCACTCCAAGCAGGGCGGACGACTTCACAGGGCTTGCCGCCAGCGCCGCCGTCAATGGCAGAACGCTTCCAACAGGTGGAGGAACATGGGTTGCGGATGCAGGATGGGTTGGCGTTGGCAATGGAACCGTCATGTCAAGCACAAACGGGCAAGCCGCGAAAGGCAACCTTGCGCACAGCAACTGCAAGGTCAGGATGATCTGGCATCCCGGATCGACAGGTGACAATCAGGTTAGCGTCTTTTGCAGAGATACCCAATCAACGGCGTTTCCAAGATACGGGTTTCTTCTTTCAACGTATCCTGCCTATTCGTCAGGGCCACCAGCACAGGCAATCGCCGTGTACCGCAACGACGACTATAACTTCTCCAGGCTCGGAACAGGCGCAGAGGACGGCTTCTATGAGGCTACGATCCTGAGAGACTGGAATGTCATGGAACTCAGGTGCGTCGGAACACTGATCTCGTGCTTCCTGAATGGCGTCAAGATAATCGAGTTAACGGATTCCGCATACTCAACATCGCGTTCCAGATGGGGGTTTGCACACACAAACCAGAGCAATACAGAGGCCAGGGTTACTTACGTTGATTTTACGGTGCTTTAAGAAGTCTTGAAGAGAAAGAAACAGCCTAGTAACCAATGCTAGATATTCCAGGTCTGTACCTTTGCCTCTTGTCAGTTGGCGACGGTTTAGTAATAGCATGGGTTTGAAACTCATGTATCAAGTACCGAGTGCAATCCATAAGATGATCGTATTCCTTAACGATCTTGCCATCTTCATTCCTCCTGTACCACGTTATTTCCTCTCTCCAGTTCTGTAACGTGTTGAATACTCTTATTCGTCCTTCCGCAAACATCTCCTGGATACGATAGATTCCGCTTTCGACTGCATTCTTTGCCGGAACTAGATTCAATCCAAGTTCTGTGTACTGAGTGAACAGCCTTTGACCGTCCGTTGGGCTTCTGTTTCTGGAAGACGGATCGACAACACCAGGAATCCACGCACCTCTCGCCTTGATCGCTGCCGCATGAACGGATGGAAGTTCGTTTGCGGAGTAGTGCTCAGAATAGAGGTAAACAATGCTCTCTTCTCTGTCCCAAGCGAGCCATAGGGCTGCTGTCCTTCTGATGCCGACATCAAGTGCGTACAATCTTGGCCAGAAAACGGGAATTTCAAAGGGTTTTATCAGGACATCCTTGACGTTGATCGGGTAGACGACGCCGCTCCCGATGGCCGGGATACCATGCTCACGGGCAGAGATCAGGTGAGGAGGCGTAGCGCGCCGCATTTCCTCCTTGGCTGTTTCGTCAAGGTGCGGAACGTCGTTCCACGTGATGGAAACCGTGGCTCTGGATTGGTTCAGTACCTTGATATCACGCAGGAGATCATGGTGCGTCAGGCCCGAAGCAGGATCGCTCCACTCTGGAGGCGTTGGCATGAAAGAACACTTAAGCCGGTTCTGCCCCTCCGCTGTCCTTCCTGAAAATGCGCTTATCCGTGCTCATGCTGACAGGCTCTTGCGCTGGAGGCTGTGGCTGTTCAGGTTGAGGGTCTGGAATAGGAGGCATAGGCGGGATCGCGTATTGGCGGTTTTTCCTCGCAAGCCTCGCTTCTGCAAGCCATGCCCTGTAGTCTTCGTCATACTGTCTCATGAAAAACCCTCCTTTGCTGGAAAGGAGGGCTATTCTACACCTGATCCACGCTGTTCGTCTATGAGCAGGTTTTCTCACCAGTGGCCGGATCGTACATGCAAGCGGCCCCGTCTTGGCCGTTCGTATCGAGAGAATTGAGAATACCCTTGCGGTAGCCTGCCGCCCGAAACGTTGTGCAACCCTTTGCTTTACTCTTATAGGCTCTCATATAGATGTCGCTAAACTCTTCCTCTGTAACCTCATCACCGATATTGCAGGTCTTTGAAACAGCTTGGTCAGTCCAATACTGAGCACGTGCCAGAACATCGACATGCTGGGTGGCCGTCACCTCATCGGCGCACGTTCCAACGACACCGAACGCCATGAACGCATAGTTGAGAAGTTCCACCTCATCCTTGACGCCATTTCCGCGTGTGATAATGCGCTTCTGCCGGATGGAGAATGGAGGCTCTATTCCAGATGAAACATTGTCTCCAAAGAGAGAGATCGTTCCCGTTGGCGCTATGGAGTTGCATGTTCCGTTCCGGATGCCGTGTTTATAGATACCTTCCTGTAGATGCTCCGGAAGCTTCTTGATGTTCTCTCCCATTAGGAACTTGTCTCTGTCGAACAGAGGGAACGCACCCTTTCTGGAGGCGAGTTCAATAGAGGCCGCATAGCATTCGTTGCGAAGAGTCTCAAGAATCCTGTCTTGAAGATAAAGATATTCATCTGTTCCGTACTTCTCTCCCATGGCATGGATAGCGTCAGCAATTCCTGTGACACCGACGCCAACGCGCCGTTTGCTCTTTTGCTCGGCTTCCTGTGCGGGCGTGGGATAGCGGGTCTTGTCGATCACGTTATCCATCGCGGCAAAGAATGGTGCGATTGTTTTCTTGTAACCGTCCCAATCGAACTCCCACTTTGTTCCACCCCATCGAACGAGCTTGGCGATATTGATGCTTCCAAGAAGACATGCTCCATTTGCCGGCAGTGGAACTTCCCCGCATGGGTTTGTTCCAAGGATTTCTTCTACATACCATAAATTGTTGAATTTATTGATTGTGTCTATGAACTGTACCCCAGGTTCCGCGTACTCCCAATTATTCTTCATGATCTTGTTCCACAGATCGCGCGCCCGGACTGTCTTGCGCCACTCTCCGTTGAAATGAAGATCGAACGGAAGGTCATTCTCGACGGCGAACATGAACTCATCGGTGCAGAGAACGGAAATGTTGAAATTCGTGAGCTTGTCGGAGTTGCGCTTGCAGTCTATAAACGCTTCGATGTCGGGATGATGACAGATCATTGTAGCCATCATTGCGCCTCTGCGATGACCTGATGACCGGATGGTGCGGCAACCTGTGTCATATATCTCCATGAAGCTGATCGGCCCGCTGGACGTTGAGCCAACTCCTTTGATTGGATCTCCTTCTGGACGAAGGTTGCTGAAGTTAAACCCGATCCCGCCTCCCTGCTGCATGGTGATCATGGCGTCATGGAAAACACTCAAGATGCCGTCATGCCCTGCAAGCGAGTCCAATATCATTGGGGCATGGAAGCAGTTCTTATAAGTAACGCTCTTGCCTGTCCCTGATGCCGCCCATATACGCCCAGCCGGAACATTTATCTGTCTTTGGAGGCCATCGAAGAGAGCGTCCCGGTGTGCTTCATCATCAGCCAGATCACAGGCGAGTCTCCAGCAGGCTTCAGTAAATGTCTCGTGCTCGTGTGCTGCGTATTTGTCCCTGAAGATCTGAATAGCTGCTTCGGTTTTGGGGCCATAGGAAGCAACAGTTGAGAAATCTTGGAGCATTCCGTCCATAACGTTACTTATCCCTTACTCAGAGTTGGACACAGTTCAACCGATCAGAGGAACGTGCCTCTGTTTTTTTGACTTCTGACGCGGTGTGTTATTCTGCCGAAAACCCCAAAGGTATACCAGATCTTGTGTCCTGGCTCAAGGCGAAAAAGTTGCATTCCAGCGAATAAACGACTTGACTTCGCTGATAGGCTTTATCTTGACCCCGACTTCCCGCATGGGTATCATCACCATTGCTGTGTAGAATGAGAAGTCAGGCCGAAGGTCCTCATGCCTCCTTTCCCAGGCCAGAAAATGTCAACGAACATGGCCTCCTCCATGGTTATTGGTGGCGAATCCGTTCCCGCCGATCTGGAGGGGGAACTCATGTTCTATGGCATCACGAGCGATGACGGACTCGTTCTCAGATACGGCCCCGATCCAAATGATGAAATGTGGTATGGCGCACCCCCGTAAATGGCCATCAATGTAAAGACAACAGAAGTACCAGACCTGCTGATCGCCCCAGGGAGAACAGCAGGCCAACTCAACACCATCGTCAACTCAGCCACAACCAGCATCTCCACCCTCCAGGATGACGTTGCCGCCGTTGAGGGGGCGCTTACCGCAACGCAAGGCGATGTCACTACCCTTCAAGACGAACTTTCCGACGCCCAAGGGGACATCACCACTCTTCAGGGAACAGCACACGCCGCCGTTACACTTGCAGGAGAGTCATATCTCTCCCTGTCAGGCCAGCAGATCACGGCGAATGAGGTCAATCTCTCAACCCAAGTCACCGGGAACCTGCCGGTAACGAACTTGAATGGCGGAACCAATGCGTCCGCAAGCACGTACCTTCGTGGCGATGGAGTGTGGGCCACACCCGAAACAGGGACAACATACACAGACGAGAGTGCACAGGACGCCGTTGGCGGGGTGCTTGCCTCTTCCACAAGCATTACTCTCACCTACAACGATGCAACACCGTCCATCACGGCTACAGCAAACTTCGGATCAACCGCTGGCACGATAGCGGAAGGAAATCACACCCACGCTGGCGTATATCAGCCATTGGATGCGGAACTGACAGCGCTTGCAGGTCTGACATCGGCGGAAAACACGCTTGGATACTTCACAGGATCGGGTACGGCCACCACAACCCAACTGACCGCATTCGGGCGTTCGCTCATCGATGACGCGGATGCCGCAACCGCACAAGACACCCTTGGGCTTGGCACGATTGCAACGCAAGCCGCAAACAATGTCACCATCACGGGCGGCGCTATATCCGGGATAACCGATCTCGCAATCACCGATGGCGGAACCGGATCATCCACTGCCGCTGGGGCCTTCAGCAATCTCAAGCAGGACGCAACAGAAGGCGCGACGGGTGTTGTCGAACTCGCAACAAGCACGGAAGTTGCCACAGGCACCGACACCACAAGGGCAGTCACTCCTGCCGGGATCGCGGCAAATTATCAACCGCTGGCGGCAAAGCTGACATCTCTTACTGGTCTTTCCGCATCCGCAGACAGAATAGCCTATTTTAACGGTACTGATACCCTTGCGCTTACCAACTTGACATCGTGGGCAAGAACCCTCCTTGACGATGGAAGCGCGACAACAGCAAGGGGAACGCTAAACCTCAATACGATGTCTACACAAGCCGCCAATAACGTTACGATCACTGGCGGCTCCATCACTGCAATTACTGATTTGGCAATCGAGGATGGAGGCACTGGAGCCAGCACAGCTTCCGGCGCTTTCGACAATATCAAGCAACCCGCTTCCGAAACTTCAACAGGTGTCGTTGAACTTGCCACAACCGCTGAAGCCCAGGCAGGCACGGACACCACGAGAGCAGTCACACCGGCTGGACTTGCAGCAGCCAATACTCCGGTTACGCTTGCTGGCAGCCTCGATTATCTCACGTTGAACGGGCAGCAGATCACCAGAAACCCGGTCGATCTCGCTACCGACGTTACCGGCAACCTTCCCATAACCAACCTCGCGTCAGGAACGAACGCCGACAACACCACATACCTTCGCGGCGACGGACAGTGGGCTGTTCCATCCGGCACAGGAGGCTACACTGATGAAGCGGCCCAGGACGCCGTGGGCGGAATTGTCTCTTCGTCGGATTCCATCACACTCACTTATACGGATACAACACCGTCCATTGTCGCAACGGCCATTTTCGGAACGACAGCCGGTACTGTATGCGAGGGAGATGATTCCAGACTTCATGACCCTGTAACCCTTGCCGGTACACCTGACTACCTCACCATTGACGCACTGACGCAAGTTGTAACACGCGCCCTGATCAATCTTGCAAGCCATGTTACCGGAACGCTTCCCATCGGCAGCGGCGGTACGGGAGAGGCAACAGCGGCAGCGGCTTTCGCGGCATTGAAGCAGGTTGCATCCGAGACAGCAACAGGCGTTGTTGAACTCGCAACGGTTGCTGAAGCGGTAGCGGGAACGGATACAGAACGCGCTGTCACCCCGGCTGGACTAGCGGCAGCAATCCCGGACCCCTTTGCAGACCCGGAACTTGGGGCCATCGCGGGTCTTACGTCAGCAGCAAATGCGCTTCCATACTTTACCGGATCAGGAACAGCGGATGTCACCACGCTTTCCGCTTTTGGAAGAACGCTCATTGACGATGCCGACAACACGGCAGCCAGGACGACTCTTGGCTTGGGGTCAATGGCAACGCAGGTTTCCAGCAATGTTGCCATAACCGGGGGTACGATCACCGGAATTCCAGCCAGCGATACCACAACCGGCGTTATAGAACTTGCCACGAATGCTGAGGTTGCAGCCGGAACAGATACCGCACGTGCAGTTACTCCGGCAGGGGCAGCATCGTTTTACCAGCCCCTTGACGCAGAACTAACCGCTCTTGCCGGCCTTACGTCAGCGGCAGACAAGGTTCCTTATTTCACTGGTTCCGGTACAGCAGGTGTATCCAACCTGACATCGTTTGCCAGAACGCTTCTCGACGACGACAATAATACGACAGCAAGAGGAACGCTTGGGCTTGGCACGATTGCGACACAAGCAGCGGATAACGTTACGATTACGGGTGGTTCAGTATCCGGCATTACGGATATCGCAATTGGTGATGGAGGCACGGGAGCGTCAACGGCTCTTGCAGGATTTGACAACCTGAAACAAGCCGCAACAGATGCTTACACAGGAGTCGTAGAACTTGCGACCAATGCCGAAGTCGCAACAGGGACAGATACAACCCGCGCTGTCACTCCGGCAGGCGCTGCTTCCAGGTATCAGCCGCTTGAAACAAAGCTTACCGCTTTTTCGGGTCTTTCACCCGTTGCCGATAGGATGCCTTATTTCACAGGCACTGGAACCATGGATATATGCGATCTCACACCATGGGCCAGAACGCTTCTCAACGACGGAAGTGCAATTACCGCTAGGGGAACGCTCAATCTCGGAACGATTTCTACACATGCCGCAGATAACGTTGCTATTACCGGCGGCTCCATCACCGGCATTACAGATCTAGCGATATCCGATGGAGGTACCGGAGCCGGAACAGCGGCAGATGCCTTTACAAACCTGAAACAACCTGCATCTGAAACGGCAACAGGTGTTGTTGAATTAGCGACACTGGCGGAAGTCGCAACCGGCACAGACACTGCCCGTGCAGTTACTCCTGCTGGGGTGGCAAGCGTTCTTCATGCGCCCGTAACCTTAGCCGGAACACCGGACTACATCACCATGACGGGGCAGCAGATCACCAGGAATGCGGTTGATCTTGCGGCGGACATAACAGGCAATCTTCCTATCGCGAACCTAAACGGTGGAACGGATGCTTCCGAAACAACCTACTGGCGCGGCGATGGAACGTGGGCTGCCCCATCAGGGACTGGTGGATATACGGATGAAGAAGCCCAGGACGCAGTTGGTACGATCCTTGCCGACTCCTCTTCCATCAACTTTACCTATACAGACGCAACGCCAGAAATAACGGCTGCCGCTATCTTTGGGACAACCGCTGGCACGGTTGCGGAGGGCAATCACAATCACGACGCAACTTATCAGCCACTTGAAGCAAAGCTCACCGCGTTTTCAGGGCTTTCCCCAATTGCTGACAGAATGCCATATTTTACCGGCACCAACACCATGGATATATGCGATCTCACGCCGTGGGCCCGGACTCTTCTCAACGACGGAAGTGCTGCAACAGCGAGAGGAACGCTACTCCTCGGAACCATAGCAACCCAGGCAGCGGATAACGTCTCCATCACAGGCGGTTCCGTCACTGGAGTCACAGATATCACCGTGGCCGATGGCGGAACAGGTGCTTCTACTGCTGCCGGCGGATTCGATAACCTGAAACAGGCCGCAACAGAGACCTACACAGGTGTCGTTGAACTCGCAACGAATGCAGAAGTTGCAACTGGCACGGATACGACACGCGCTGTCACTCCTGCCGGTGTTGCATCAGTCCTGCACTCTGCTGTAACGCTCGCTGGGACACCAGACTACATCACGCTCAGCGGCCAGCAAATTACGCGTGGGCTGATCGACCTTACGACCGATATTACCGGCAATCTTCCTGTCGGCCACCTTGGTTCCGGCACGAACGCGAGTTCAAGCACGTACTTGCGCGGGGATATGACGTGGCAGACGGTGACGGGCGGCCTTGCAGAGGCAACCAGCACGCAAGTCAGGACCGGGACTGCTGGAGTCGCGATCAGTCCAAGCGTAAGGAACGCTGCCAACGCTCCTGTTACTCTGACAGACGCGGCAACGGTTGCGATCGATATGAATGCCGGGCTTGTATTTCAGCTCACGCTTGGCGGCAACCGGACAATGGGTCAGCCGACAAACCAGAAAGTTGGTCAAAGCGGTCAATTCGTCATTCTACAGGACGGAACAGGCGGGCGGACGCTCGCATGGCACGCGGATTTCAAGTTCAGCGGAGGCACTCCGGTCATTCCTCCAGCGGCAAATGCCTGGTGCGTTGTTGCTTATTATATCAGAGCAGCAAACGATATCGTTTGTGCCACGAGCGTGGATACAAGCAGGCTCCTGACTGTTACGGAGAGCGGTACGTCGCGAACGAACACATCAGCCGATGCCGGGAATTGGGTACGTTGGACATCAACATCGGCTAAAACGTTCACCATTGCGAACAGCGTTGCGTCAGCCGGCGACGTATGGAGCGGAATCAATGCAGCGGCCTCTGGAACCCTGACCCTCGTAGCTGGCAGCGGCGTTACACTGACGGGCGCTCTGGCGTTTGCTTCCCTGAAATCCTACTCCATTCGCTTTGTCTCAGCATCTGCCGCTGATGTTGTTGGTGGTGCCTGATCGATGCACCTCTCACCGTTCTTCTTCTCTCCATTTCAGAGGCAACGTCAGGAAGTCTTCCCGATCGTAATGTCTATCACGCCAACTGAGGTCGGATCGGGAACTTCGCACGATGTTTCTCTCGGAACGACCGTCAACTCTGGTGACTTACTGATCATGCTTGCTGCATCGGATGGAGGCACGGCTGATGTTCCCACCACAGCGGCTGCAAACTGGACCACGATAGAGGATTTCAGCAACGCTCAGGCCGGTGGTGCGATTTTCAAGAAGCTGGCGGATGGAACGGAAGGCGGCACAACGATCAACGTCGCAACAGCTTCTACAGAGGCTGTGGCTGCTCAAGTCTACCGCATCCGGAACTGGTCCGGGAATATCGCTGACGTTGCCGTTGTCGGGACACCCGGCGCAGGGACGGACGCAACAGCGGAACCTCCCGCATTGACTCCGGGGTTCAACACAATTCATACGCTCTGGATCTGCGGTTCCGTCACATCAGCGGCCTTATCACTCAACAGCGGTCCTACGGACTACACACCCACGTTCAACGGCTCCAGCGGAACAGGATTTGGCCAGCTCGCGACCGCATGGAGACAGCTTGCCGCCGCGTCAACCACACCGGGTGCATTTACATACTCCGCAGCAACAACTTGGAGTTCAACGACCATTGCCGTTAAGGGCTTGGTCTAACCATGAAAGGAATACAGTAAAATGCCGTTCTCAGGTACAACGTTCTCAGAGATCGAATCCGCAAGGCTGAAAGTCGCAGATATCATATCTCAGAACAAGTCACGCATAGAATACACCGATGGTGAATACGGAAGGATCGTGTCAGCAATGTCAGCGGCTGGTGCAGAATACGGACCACTTGTTGATGCGGCTGCAAATCTTTTGGCAACAGATCCAACGAACGAGTCCTATATCGTTCTTAATCAGTTCGTGCAAAACCACCTGGCGGATTTCAACGCAGTCAGCGCGGAAGCAGCTACAAAGGATCAACTGGTTAATAGCTAGAACGAAATCATGAGGCCATTATCAGGAACATTCGGACAACAGGTTGCCGGCGCAACAGAATACTCTATATGGGGAAGCACGACAGTCGGGACAGAAAACGTTGATCCGCTGGAGCCAAATATTGTCATCGGGACAAAGTTCAAGACAAATACAAACGGGAATATAATAGCCTGTAGGTGGCAGAGGATAAGCGGTCAGGCCCAGGCCACATCGTTCGCTTTGTATCAGGGGTCAACAAATATCTCAGGAACAAATACAATATCAGGTGGAACAGACTCAGGATGGCAGCGGCAGAACTTTTCATCCGCCCAGAGTGTTACGTCTGGAACAATATATATGATTTGCCTGCTGCATCCAGGATTACCAACGGCATATTACGTTACAGGTGCTTTTTTCGCTTCTGCTTACACGAATGGACCGCTGACAGCAGTAGCAACTTCTGAATCATCAAACGGTCTCTATGAATACTCACCAACCATGGTAGCCCCGACAAATAACTTTAATAATACGTGTTATTACATTGACGTTGTTTTTACATCCTAATCACATCACGCGCCAAAGGAAAACCGATGGATAGAGAGCACGACAAATCAAAACTCGCAGCGGCCATTCTTGCCTTTGACTTGATCCTAGATGACATGCTGGAGTGCCTGGATACAGGGAAGGAGTTCCACCCAGCCGCCCACATTCTCATGGAGGCTCTGACAGGGCAAATGAGTTTCGTTCCACATATCCCACCATTGAAGCAAGAGTACGTGCTCAACATGGCTGCCATCGGATCGCTCGTCAGGTTGATCACTCTGTCAATGGATGTAGGCGCACAGAACATCCGAAGCGTCATAGAGATGCAGAAAGAAAAGCTTGAAATGCTCAGAAAGATCGATTTCCGTAGAGCCCAGGAGCAATCGTTGCACTAGGCAACTTTCTTCCTGATTACGCCCTTTTTGAAGAGAAAACTCTTAAGATCGTTGTTGATTAGCTTCACGGTTGCGGCATCCGGCTTCTTCGATCGGATGTAATCAAGATATCCCCACACAACCTGAAATTCATTCGGTATCTTTTTATCACAAAACGCCTTCGTTCTCTGCTTCCAGTTCTCGTGTCCTTTTGATTTATGGTATCCGATGACCTGAGCATAGAGATCCATGGCCAGTTCCCTTGTCCATGTCACTTTGGCCATCTCGCGAGACGTTTCAGCCACCAACTGGACGGGTATTTCCTCCAGAACATGGATTCTTGGAGGCATCGCGGTCCCGCATTTCGGGCATTTTCGGGCAGAAACAGGATATTCGGTGCCACAAACACACTTGTAAAGCGCTTCGGTAGCGACTGCGTCCTCTTCCTCCTTTGCTTTACGCAACCTCTTCAGCTTCTCGGTGGCGCTTTTCGGTGTTTCCTCCAGATCCCAATCCCAATCGCTATCCGGGTGCTTCAATTTCTCCACTGTTTTTGTGTAATCCAGGACTTTTACACACGTTTTGTCACCGGATGGCCGTCTTCCGCGTCCGATTGCCTGTAGATACGTGATCAGGTTCATGACCTGCTGCTTATTCGGCCTTGCCAAGGCTACGCACTCGATTTCAGGAATGTCCACGCCCTCTACAGCAATGCCGAAGTTGCACAGAACCTTGATTTCGCCACTCGCAAGCCGTGCATAGATCCGGTCTCGCGGGGATACGCCATCTTCTCCTGGCTCGTCGGATATGTCAGAGTCGATATGCTCCGCTGGGATGCCCGCACGATTGAACTGCTCGCACAGATGGATTGAGTGGCCCACATTCTTGGCGAAAAAGACCGTCTTGAGGTCAAGGCAATGCTCCTGCCACTGCTCGACGACCCTCCCGATCAGCTTGGGCGTATCCGCCATATCGTCCGGAAGCACCAGACCCCTGGAATTGACCACACTGGCCGGAAGCAGGATTCCCGCCTCGACCATCTCATTGATCGACGGACCCCTAACGAGCGCATCGTACTGGCTGCCAAGCCCATCTCCGTTTCCTTTGATGGGAGTTGCGGAATACCCAATGAAAACCGCCTTCGGGTAGACCGTTTTCAGCCAGTTGATATTGCCGATATGGCATTCATCCACATGCACAACGTCTGCGGGAGGAAGCGCAGCCTCCATCGGGTCCAGGCCGTATTGCAGGTCGAGTTCCTTGTGCGAATCGCTGTCGATCAGCCCCTTTGCCCTTTTGTACCGGAGCCACAGGGTCGCAGTACACGCAACCTGGACAGGAGAATTCCTGTCATACGGCATTCCGGCCATCATGTATGACGGGTTCAAGCCGTACCTGCTGAATGTATCGTACATCTGCTTGGTGATTCGCCGCCGTGGCGTGATGACAAGCACATGCCTTCCCTTCGAGACAGTCCCTTTTGCGAGACGTGCGCTGATGTGCGTCTTCCCAGCCCCTGTTGGAGCCTGCACGCAGATATTCCGGATACTCCGCTTTCCGAAATCATAGATCTGCTGGATGATATTGGTCTGAAACCGCTCCCTGTTTGCGTTGATCAGGTCCATCAGGGGACCTCGACAACCTGAACCGGGGGAATGGCGATGTATTGCACTGGACTTTTCGATAGCTCGCGTTTTATGACCTCTCTGACAATCCTCCATTCCAGCCCCCCAAGGCCGCATCCTACTGCTGGCAGCGCAACGGTTTCGATGCCTCGCGCATTGCACTCGTGGTTCATATCTTCAAGGGCAGGACGTATATCCACGAGCCTCGATTTCTGTCTCCAGTGATACTTGGTCGGGAATAGGATGATCTCTGGTGGAGATTCCACACCGGATTTCACCACCCTGACGCGGCCAAGCATCATCTCGCCACGGTTACACAGCGCTTTGTATGACCAGAGCATATCAGGAAATCGTTCCTTGAACTCCAGCTCCAATCCATTCCCCATTACGCCTACACAATTGACGGGATTGACAAGGGCTTGGCAATCCATGGAGAAGATATTGCCATTGCGGACGGTGAGCATCAGTCATCCTCCAGCTATTCGAGGGAAGACACTTTCCCACATCCGGCCCAATATGTCAAGTCAAGAATTGTGTTGACATTCAGCGCAGAATGCTGTCTAATGGCGCGGAATTTTGGATTGGAGGCTAAAAAAGTGAAAATTACTCTCAGAATGGCAGACAATTACCAGGAACGCGACAAGCTTCATGAACAGCTTGGTAACGCCATGTTCTCGCTCATGAACGCCGCTTCGATATTTTGTAGAATTGAGGGCGAAGAAGCAAAAGAAAGCGAAGCATACGATCTGATCTCCACAGCGATAGACACAGTGGATGAAGCTATGAAGATCACGCCTGCTGGAATCATCGTAGAGCACTCAGACGCGTAAGTGCAGATGGTGAGAGAAAATGGCCCCGTCGCAATGATGGGGCCAAGTTTGGGAGGAAACGAACCTGACGATGAGAACACTAGCTGCTATCGCAATCGCTGTCAACACTGCGTTTGCCACACCCGCTCTGGCCATGAGCGCGCCTACGGAAAAACCGGATTTCGCACAGCAGCGTGAGGCCACGGTGGAATCGATGCAGGAATGCCATACGCTCATCGGGGCTGCGATGTTTCAGTACCGCATCCTGGACCGTATCGAGTTCGATGACGAAGCCATCAGCGTCACATGGAACGACAAGGCTGTCGGGCTTGGCGTAGCTGAAGAAGTCGGTGATATGCAGGCAATCCTGATGTACTGCTTCGATCTGATTGAGCACCATAGAAACCCTGAGAACTAGCAACTCTGTTCTATGATGGATAGAGAAAGTCAAAGATTAGGGGGCCTGACATGGTCAAACAAGGCGAAACAATAGCTGTGTGGTTTTCTTGCGGTGCAGCTAGCGCCGTAGCGGCAAAAAAGACTATTGAGAAGTATGGGAAAATCGCGAAGATCAGGATCGTTAATAATCCTATAAAAGAAGAGCACAGCGACAATATGAGGTTTTTGCGCGATGTAGAAAGGTGGCTAGGAATCCCAATTGAATTTGCCATCAATACTAGATATCTATCTGGATCTTGTGTAGATGTTTGGAACGATAGGAAATTTATGTCTGGGCCAGCAGGAGCACCGTGTACACTTGAATTAAAGAAAAAGGCTAGACTACATTGGGAAATAAATAACAATGTTGATTGGCACGTATTAGGTTTCACATTGGATGAAAAGAAGCGTAGTGACAACTTTATTCGCAGAGAAAGAAGCAATCTGATTCCAGTCCTTATTGATGAGTGTATAACAAAAACACAATGTTTCGCAATAATTAAAGCCGCTGGTATCGAATTGCCAGAAATTTATAAACTAGGATATCCGAATGCAAACTGTATAGGTTGTGTGAAGGCAACCTCACCAACATATTGGAATCATGTTCGTAAAATGCACCAAGACGTTTTTAAACAGCGAGCAACACAATCACGGGAGATTGGCGCAAAACTTGTAAGATATAAAGGTAAACGTATTTTCCTAGATGAACTAGACCCAAGAGCAAGGGGAAAGTCCATGAAAAATATGGACTTTGAATGTGGACTTTTTTGTGAGGAGCGCGGATAACACATGCGCAAACTACCAAAACGCTGCGCCATTGCACAGAAGAAGCAGGCAGCAGTCTTGAAGGTAATAGAGAACTCCATAGGCAAGCCGTGCCCAACGACTGACGAACTCGCCAAGGCCACCGGCCTTACAAAGAGCGACATCAGCCGGGCGACTTCCGCTCTCTACTTCAAGGGCATCTTGCAAGCCGACACAGACGGCGCAACAAGGAAGATCACCATCATTGCAACCGGCGAATCAACGCTTCCAGGGATTTTCTTCAATAAGCGCGGCATTCAGAGTCAGGAGCAGGATTGGCCAGCCGTGACAGGGATCAACATGGAGGGCGTCAGGTACGAGGACGCTACAAACATCCCGCTGGAAGACGCCATGCCGTTTCCGGTAAATCATCCTATCTCCAGAGCGATGCCAAGGATCAGGACCAACGACGCCATCAATGTTCGGCTGAAGGAAAAAGCCAGGAACGTCTACGCTAAGGCTTGCGCATAGCCTCAATCATGGAGATGCACTCTTCCCACTCGCCATGTCGCTGCATTGCACGAAGCCGCTCCACAAGATCACCAAGCCCCTCGCGGTATCCCTCATAGAACCGCTTTTCTTCAGCTTCACGGAGTCCCTTGCGATAACCCTCCTCGAATGCAGCCGCCCGGAGAGCTTCAACATCCACAGTGATTGGCTGGAAATCGCCAGAGTTCCCGTCATCGTCCATGACGGGTATTATAGCACGATATGGCAGGTCTACACCACCACCATTCGTTTCGGGTCCGTCTCGTGGGACCTTATCGCCAGGACGACTTGCATCCTGTCAGCGTTGTCATGATCCTGTGAATCTGTCATGTCCCAACCAAATGGCTGGACGGATGCAAAAACACCGTGCGCCACCTGCACCATCCCTCCAATCAACGGATACGGAGGCAGAGCATCCCTGATCGCATCCAAAAGACGCTTTCTGTGCCAGGACCAAGGCAAGTTCCCAGCATGAGGCAGGTCCCGAAGATGGCCAAGAGCCGCCTCGATATCCGTCTCTGAGATTAGAAGTATTGGCCTTGGGATCATTCTTGATTTCTCCGGCAAACAAGAACCACATCATTGTTGTATACCCTGGAATGCTTGATGAACAGCTTGGCAATAAACACGTCTCCAGTATCGACCAGCTTCATCGTAACAGACGGGACGACCTCTGTTGCAAAACCGTGTTCCACATTATCCGGAATATGCCTTGCAATCTGCTTCAGAAAGCTTTCCCTGTCCCAAGTGTCACCAAGAAATACTAGAACGTCCTTAAGGTTCTCGCGGCCAACAACTATATCCATGTCAGGCATCCCCAATGCGATGCTCGTTCCGCTCAAGCCTGGCTTTCGCCGCCCACTTCATTGGAATAACCGCCAGCTTGACATCAACCCTTGGAGCCACCCTGTCCACAAGCCGATCCGCAAGATCATCATCAACATACATCACGGCATCCTTGAATGGACGGTCATCCGTGACTACGCCATCGTCATAGAACAAAGCCGCCGCATCCACGGCGTTAACGATGCAGTAGCCCTCTTCCTTCCACTGAATGGCGCACTCGCACGCCGCGATGTCACTCTCGATATCCATCTCGTCCATTTTGTCCTCCAGCTTTTGGTCTAAACGTTGACGGCACTATGTCACATCATTCCGGTGATGTCAAGTCTTGACTTCGGATGATGCTCATGGTAAAGTTTATCCATTATGATATTCATCTCCGGATCACAAACCATTACCGATCTGACCACCGGCTTCACGCAGCGGATCGATAACATCATCGCCAAAAACCTGCCCGTCATAACCGGCAACGTGGAGGGAGTGGAGGCGGCAGTGGTAGCCTATTTAAGTTCCAAAGGCTACAGGAATTACGTACAACGGCCCAACCAGGATTGCATAAACTCCGCGAGCTACGGGCTGTTCATGTGGGACGGAACCAACGACAGAACCTTGAAAAACGTCATGCGCATGAAGGCCATGGGCAAACCGTCCGTGATCTATACGCCGTTCAACACAGAACTCGGCAGGCCGGACGAGCCGCTGAAAGAGGAAACATACGTGCTGGAGGGCGTATCAAATGCCTGACTTTGAACATCTCGACCATGTTTTCGTGAATGAAGGCCAAGGCGAACGCTACGGCAGAATTGTCAAGAAACTCAACGCAGGATCTTATATCGTGGAGTTCATGGACAACAAAACACGAGGAACATTCGAGGCGGATCGTATCAGGCTGGCTAGCTGCGAGGAACAGATCAAGCTTGGATACTCAAGATATGATGAGGAGACGGTGACTGATCCAGAGTTCCTTGTGAACTACCCCTGCCTAAAGGCAGAGGCTTCTAGCTTCTCAGGCAATTGCGATTCACTTGGCTTGCGCCCCGCGGATCGTCTGACATTGCCTCCACTAGCAGTAGCGGGCGCTCCACCCGCCAAAATCCTTAACCCTTCATCACGTATATTGATGGCCGCGTTAACATCCCTATCATGGTGCGTTCCACAATGGCCACACTGCCAAGCGCGAACCTTAAGCGGGATCTTATCATGAACGCTGCCACATACGTTACAAGTCTTTGTGCTCGGGAACCACCTATCGCATTTAACGAAAGCCTTTCCTGCACGCTCCGACTTGTATTCCAGGAAACGTGTGAGCATTCCCCACCCTACATCCGAAACAGCTTTCGCAAGATTGTGATTCTTCAGCACGCCTTTAACGTTTAGATCTTCGACGCATATGACTTGGTTTTCGTCAATCAGGCGTCGTGACAGTTTATGTAGATAGTCCTTGCGAGCACATGCGACCCTCTCATACGCCCTCGCAACAAGCCGCCGTGCCTTATTTCTTCCAGCGGACCCTTTCTTTCTGCGAGATAGCTTGCGCTGCTTCCTCTTAAGATTCCTTTCAGCTTTCCGAATATGTCTCGGATTATCGAATTTAGACCCGTCGCTTGTGACGGCCAAATGAGTCAACCCAACGTCAATGCCAATCGCCTTGCCATCGCTGGAAATTGCAGGCAGTTCAACGCCATCATCCGTCAAGATAGAAGCATGGTATCGCCCGGCAGGATTCATGCTAACGGTAACGGTCTTAATGCGCCCGAATAGCTCTCTATGGACAACGCACCGAACCCACCCGACTTTTGGCAAATAGATTCGGCTGCCGTTAACCTTAACCCTCTGCGGGTATTGTATAGACTGCCTGCCATGTTTCGATTTGAAACGAGGATAGCGCCCACGCTTCTGAAAGAAGTTCTCATATGCGCGAGAAAGGTTCTGTAATGATTGCTGCAACGCTTGTGAGTCTGCATCGCGCAACCATTTAAATTCTGCCTTCAACTTTGGCAGACGGATTGCCATTGCATGGTAGTTCAAGCCCTTGCCGGTTTCTCTATACAATGCGCCACTTGTCGCGAGGGCTTCATTCCAGACCCATCTAACGCAACCGAATTGCATCGTCAGAGCCTTAGTCTGATCTATTGTCGGATACATACGAATTTTGGTTGCCGTAAGCATTGTTTAGGTATACAATGCTCTCGTCTAAATGTCAAGGGCCTTATATCCCCTGCCTAAAGACAAGGGTTTTACGGCCCATTAGATAAGGTTGAGAACGGCTCTAACAGACGAGACTTAATCGTAACTGCCTTTAATAGCCAGCCTCATACTAATGTAGCTTTTGGAACACTCTATCATAGAGTATCGCTGCCTGCAAGGAGAATTACACAAAGAGCTATTCTACCGCCCATGGATCGCCGGGTTGTATGTGTGTAGAGAGTGGCGGCGCACGAGACTAGCATAGAGGAAATGATGTGCATGGAGCCTGTGGGGGAATGGAACTGGTGGTAGGATAGCATAGAATCTGGTGGGTACCTAGAATTTTTGACGGGAGTACATAAAAAGAATCTTGGGTGATAGGGTATCAACTTTTGTACAGTACACCAGCAAAATAAAAAAAGACTCTTCACCTCCATATAAAAACAAAACATACCTTAACTCTTCACCTCAATATCAATACACTGCATCAGACGTACTATGATGTTTGTGATTAGCGAACGGCTCACGTTCACCATCCGTTCCCACACCCAACCTCTCTGCCTCGCACCTCATGACCACCACCGCCACCCTACTGTCAGCCAGCGCCCGCACCACACAGTACGGGCAGAGACCCAACCGTCCGGCTATCCCTGCCGTACTCATCCCATCCACTGCCATGCACCCCAGTTCCCATGCATCCATACTCTTGCTCCCTGCCTGCCGCTCCCGTACCATCATAGCACCCTCGCCCCAACGAGAGTGAGATTGTCTTGAAATGAGAGCCGTGGGGTATCTGGCATAGGTGGATTTCCGCACGCAGAGTTTTGCAAGCATGACCATCTGTCCGGGCTCCTGAACAAAAGGAGAACACTCCGGGCATGAAAAAAGGGCCACTGGGAAACTGGTGGCCCCTTGTCACTCCGGCCGCCTAATCCCAATCGGGGCCGTAGACTCCACTGTCGCAAGCCGCCTCAAAACGTTCGTCTGTGTAGAAGCGTCTCAACCGGCCTTGCAGAGTCGCGTCATCAAGTGCTTCAAGCTCCTTCATGGCCGCTACTGCGTCTTCCCGATAGCAGAACTCGTCAAAACCATCGGTGACGCTATAGGCGCTTTGATCCTTCGGGCCAACGATGTAGCGGTAGCCGTCTTTGAAAACTGCCAGTTTCATATCACAACCCTCCAGTCAGCTTGCGGAACTCCTCGCCCATCTCGTCTTTGCTCAGTTTGTCTTGAAGATTGATTGGCATTCTATTCTCCCCAGTATGGGCGAGTCCATCGGGGCTCGCCCTGTTACATCGGCCTTAGGCTACGTTGAACCCCATACGCTTTAGTTCGTTGAAGGACTCCAATATCTTGTCTGAAAACTCAGCTTCCTTCCTGTCGTCGCCATCGCGGTACGCAACAGCAGACTTCCATGTGTCTGCCCACACCTTGCGGATTAGGCATTCGATAGCATCTCGCTCGCCAGCCGTCAGCTTTGAGGCAGTTACGCCAACTATCTGTGGCAAGTTGTATTCGTTCATCGGTTCCTCCATCAACCAACCTTCAATAATCCTACTCCCCCACCAGGGAACCGTCAACACTTTTTATTGGCCAGTAGAATAAAGCTTCTCGCACCCAAGAAAGACGTACAGCTTCGGGTGTGTCACCCTGATAAGCCCGATCTCGGCGTATTCATGGATAGCCTCGGCTTCGCCCTTGCAGTAAGCAACGCTCCCACCGAACGCCCCCAAGACGGCCAGCGAGCACGAGGCCACAAGCGCAACGCCAGCCAGGCCCCTGCGCCATCCTTTGAACCGCCACCGAACAGTTTTGTCAGATACGATTGCATTCATGATATCCCCACATTTGCAGCATTAAACTGCAATCTCCAGTAGCAAGGTGGGGTCCGCCGGCCATCAAGGTATCCAAAATCACCGGGCTGAGACCCCAAACTTACTAGTTTTGGTTGAAAAAGCCTATTTTGCCTCTTTACTGGCCTCCCAACACTCCGAAAAGCTCCGGTCCCTGTCATCGACCGCCATTACAAGCTCTCGGGGGCATTTAAAGAACACATACCGTTCCAATCCCACCGGCCTCCACCGGCAATTTCCACAGTTCCTCATATCCTCCACCTAGAACCAATGATCAGCGAAACCTGCCGCGTGTCGCTCCATCTTCCGAAGCGCTGCCGTATAGGTTTCTTGGTGCGAAATGAGCCTTCTATCTTCACCCTCGCCCAAGCAATAGATCCAGAAGCACCTAGGCCCCTCCCGCTCTATCTCGTATCGATCCCGGCCTATCCTGAACTTCCTTGTCATGACACGCTCAAATCCTTAACCATGATGCTGCCAGCCGCTCCAAGCCTCACTTCCCGAAGCCCGTCTGCTGGCCTGTTCTGCGGCAGGACGATGGCCCCCACCATCCCGTCCGCCATGAGTTCTAACGCCCTATCGACAAGATCAGCCGTCATTTCATACGAGCGGCCATTGTCGGCGTAGAAAATTCGCTGTTCTTTCATCACATCCTCCAGCTTTTTGTCTTGCGCGCTAGCAGAAGTCCGCTAGGACGCTGTTGATATCCGGCCTATCTCTCGCCAGCCAGCCTACGCAGGCTGTAGCCGTTCCCTGGATCATTCGCCAATGCCTTACTCGGGAGTTCCATGATCCAAACCGTTTGCCCTTCCGCCGGGCTGATCGATCCCCAGATGTACCCCCCGACCAGAGCGCACCAGACGATGCCAAACGCCAACAGTTTTTTCATGATTTTCTCCAGCGGTTTGGGCGACCCGGTTCAGAGCCGCCCGTTGTCCTTACCGATTGCGCGTTCTATCGCAGTAGCGCTTCCGTTCCTTTCGCACGTCAGCCAGAGCCTGTTTTGCTTCAGCTTCCGTCTCAAAGCCTTTGCAGTGTTCCTTGACTGCCAGGACGTTGAAGTTGACGGTTCCCTTAGCCATTCTGCCGACGACTGCCCACCCGAGATTCGGAATGCTTTCCGCAGTGATTGACGTTACGAACGGGATTTGATGACTGTATCTGATCATTTCACTGTCTCCAGTTTCCTGGCCATGCTTGCGAACGTCGCGGGTCGTTTCCCTGGCATTTCCAGCACTTCGGCGATGCGTTTTTCTCGTGCTTCCCTTCCGTCTTTCAGCAGAGTTTCCGAGATCGCAAAAATTTCCTTCATTGAAACGTGACTCATGATTTTCTCCAGCTTTTGTGTTCCTCTTGTGCTTTCAGCCTACGCCCCTACGCACCCTCTGTCAACTCTTATTCTCTCTAACCCCCAAAAAAGCCCACCATCGCTCCGATCACGGCCAGCCCGGTCGCTAACACTCTGTAACTCCACGATTTTTTCCGAACCCTAGGAAAATGCATTCCCAAGTTGTATTCATGCGCAACCATTGGTATGTCCTTCATCACCCGTAGCAATGCCTGAACACAACGCTTCCATCGCCGTCTCCTGTCAGGTATCCGCGAACACGGCATCCCTTGATTGAGCATACCGCCCCAATGCTGAAGAACGTGTCCGGTTCCGCGGATGTGACATAGACATTTGCCCGCATATCACCTGCCAAGCTTTCAAGTCTACAGTTCCTCACTTCTGACAGGGAAGGCCCGCCCATCCAGTCCGTGTAGCCCACGCGTGCTCCGTCCAACTGATCCTCAAAGAAGTCTGTACGGAATTTCTTCATGGCGACACCTCCAGCCAGTCGTTGGACATCTGCCGCTGTGGCGTTGGCTCGTACATCTTCAATCCTCCAGCTTATTCCCAAGGCCGCGCGCTTCCGCAAACTCCTCGATGGATTGCTCCTCAAGGATTTGCTCAAGCTCATGCGTGCCGTTCATGTCATCTTCGCGTTCTATTGCATACAGAGCCTGAAGAATATCAAACCACAACTCCGCTGCATCTTCCTTGTTGCTCGTTATAGAAAGCGCGAAATCCGATGCCTCCCGTAATGCGGCAGTAAGGTCAATCATCGGGTGCGCTCCTCGTGATCAAGCATTAAGGACTCGTCCCATCCCTGATCACTCTCGCGCTCCTGCTTTCCGTTCAGGCAACGCCCCGACCATTCGCAGAACTGTAACTTTGCATCAGGAAGAGGGTGGACGTTCTCAACACCCTTCAGGTTTTCCAGCTTAAGAAGGTTGAAATAGGTTTCCACAAAGCGAAACCCTATTCCGTTTTTATCGCCACCCGCTACCTTCAGAACCTTTGTCATTTCCTGCCTCCAGCAACAAGAAATTATTAACTGTGTAGAGTGTACGCCCCCAGCTATGAGAAGTCAACTCTTTTATGCTGGTTACGCTCTTTCTCCGTTCTCGTGGAATGTGTATTCGTTCGCAATGATACCCTCGTCTACTACCTCATTCGACATATGGTATTCGTATTCATCCCGCAAACTACGTTCTAGCCAATGGGCGAAATCGTACAGGCACTCTTGGAGGGCTTCTTCCGCGCCTTCGGATAAATCCTGATAGGCGGGGCTATCGCGCTCGACACTGAAAAGCATATTGTTCCAATTATTCAGTTCGATTCTAGCGGTTAGCTGGTAGAAGTTCTTACGCTGGATAGCTTGAAGCTTACTGGCGATATCGTGCAACTCTTCGTCTTGGGGTGCATACTCCTTGACTGCCTTGACGGAGTTTTTTGCATACGCATAATCACCTTCAAAGCCTGTCGAGTACCTGCCGTTCAATCCATCCCAATAGACGGACGGCTCTTTCCTTGTGCCACCACCCATAAGGCGGACTGTCTTTTGCTTGATATCAAGGCCAAGCTTCTCGCAGATCGTAGCGAAGCCCTCGACAACCGACTCCGACCAGTACCAATCATCGAAATTCCATGAGCGATACCAGTCGCGGGCGCGTTCCTTGGCCGACTCATCAAGCTCGTCGAACGTGTAGACGGTTACTTCCCTGACTTGCGGCATGTCTTGGTTTCCTCTTGTCTTGTGTTCTGTATCCATGATGATAAGAGCGGGTTCCGGTGCCGTCAACACTTTTTTATGCTTGAACTGAGAAAAGTTCCATGGCATACTTCAGGAAGATTGAACGAGAGGAGACGAGATGGACTACCCCACCAAATACCCCTACAAGGTCGAAAAGCCCGATACAAGGAGGGCCGGAAAACTGGCTGGCAAGAAGCTTCTCTTCGGAGAGTATAGCAGGTTCGCGGTTGCCCCGGTTCATTCCAGGTTTGAGGGTTCTACACCATGGTTTGTGTGGGATGCGGCTCTGATCGACGAGCAAGGGCTGGCTGAAACCATCGTCATCAAGGACTCCTTCGAGGAGGCGATGAACACGCTGAAGAGGCTGGCTCTGTAGGGAGACAAGGGGCCAGCAGCGCCCCCACCCCCCCCTGCCGTAATTGGATCAACTTGGGGCCGTAATTGGATCAACTTGCGCTGTAAAAAGCAAAATCCTCCAGTTCCAGGATATCCTCGATTTCCTCACGCTCCCTCTTCGGAAGGTCGCCCAACATCCGCATACCTTCATCCCTGCCTGAGCCACCGGAACAGATCTTCTTCAAGACTCTCATTGCGGATTTGGAGAACGTCACAGACTCCTTTACGTGCTCTACCCACGCCCCGTAAACCAATGGCACCCACCCCCTCACCATGTCCTCAATGACACAGGCATAGGCCCGGATCTCGGACTGAGCGTGGGGGTCAGTGCGCAGCTTCAGGAAATGCAGCAAGTTATGAAGGTCGATCTTCCATCGGAACTCCGTGTACGTGGATAGCGGCAAATGCTCCCTGGCTTGCTCCGGGGCTATACCCTCATCAAGCATGGCGTTGTAGAGAAGGAAGGCACGCTCATTATCCTCACGGACTTTTCTTATGAAATCGCCGCTGCCATCAGCAATACCACCACCCCTCCCCTGCTTGTTGTTCTCGGCCTTGACGTAAAAGGAGTCTGGAAGGTGAAATTCATTGCCAAGCTCCACATACCGCCCGCTCTGTTCGCTCGCCGTGGCCGTGCGATGGCGCAACCACTGCCTGAGAACAAATATCGGGGCTTTCACATGGAAGGCGATCTCTCCGTATTCTATCGGGCTAGAATGGCGGTGCTTCACAAGATAGTTGATCAATCCGCCAGGATTTGCGGAAGTCTCCTTGCCATAGCTCACACGCGCAGCCGCAACGATGTCGCTGTCACTCCCCATGTAATCAACACATCTGATCCACCCCTTATCAAGAACAGGGAACTTCCATCCAAGTATCTCATCAAGGTATGGTGAACTCTCGCGGGCGGTCGCTGTTGACTTGTCTATCTGTCTCATCAATCATTTCCTCCGGGAATAAACAGTCTTGATATCTCCGATAACCCCTTGAGCGGTGTGAATGTCGTAAGAACAACAGCCTTGGGTTTTGTCATTGTCCTGATCAGGCATTCGTTGTATATCTCTACATCCCCCTCTTCATCCAGCAAAACAAAATCGCGCTCAGTCCCTTCAAACGACAACCTCCCCTGCTGGTAACTTTTGACACCTATCCTGCTGTAATGTCCCGATACATGACGGATACGAACGGTATCAACAAGTTCTGTAACTCCCGCTTTCCATGACGGCGGATTATGAATGAGCTTGGCAGGGATGATCCCGTTCCCTAGCAAGCCCTTCTTTCCATCAATGATGGCGATATCACCAAACAGCTTCCTTTGCAGAATGTCCCGCGTGGTTTCGTTCGTCTGGCCAACCACCCACCCATCGACAGGTCCAGGAAAGCGAAGCCCAGGCCACCAGTCCGGATAGATTCCGGTAGTGAAACACGCCACGGCAAACCCACCGGCCAACGTCTTCCCAACACGGTTTGCAGCCATGATGTTGCTTTCCCGCATGAAGGAAGTCATGTAGAAGGCGGCTAAAGCCTTGCGGTAATTCCTCCTCGCATAGATCTTCTCTCCGCGCTTGAAAACAACGGTGTCAGGTCCCCTCCATACCGTATCCTCGTCCGGGAACATGGAGTAGAAGGAGCGACCCGCCATGCGCCGGTCAAGCTCCCCCATAACCTCAAGGAGTTCTCGTCCTGTTTCAGGATCTATCTGCAATTCTTCCTACTCGACAAATGAAACGCGCATCGGCGCAATCGACGCATGGAACTCACGATCCAACTGGCCACGAATACGAATTGGCTTCACTCCATCCCCGAAATCAATCATGACCTCCCTTGTCAATGCGGGCAGCATATACTTCGGATTGAACGCAAGCGGACCAACCGTACCTCCACCCGTATCGGCATCGAAGAACGAACTTGCGGAGCCTTTATCAACGCTCTGCGAGAACGCCTCCAAGCCATCCTCGCCGGCAACGGAACACACCCCGACATATCCGCTCGACTGCGGAAGACAAAGCTCGATTGCGTAAGCAAACTGCTGATAGTCTACACTGATGCCGGAATCTCCATCACCAAGCACCTCCTCATAATTAACATACCCAGCTTCCACCAACGCAGTGACAAAGCACCCGTCTGGAGAAACAAGTATGAACTTTGTTTCGTCGATATAAATGCTCACCGGGAACATTGAGCCTACCGTTTCCAGGAACGCAAGCATGTGGTTGATCGAACTTGCGGGAATCGTAAGGCCATGTGGAATGTCCAGGAAGTCAGGCCGAGAAACGGCATACCGGCCAAGTGCGCTTCCATTGGTCGCAACGGAGATCAGCTTATCGCCATTCGTATGCAGATAGACGCCCTTGATGTGAAACCTCGGGTCATCCGTCTTCGTCAGCATGAAATCCTTGACGTTCACGATCAGGGACTGCAAGTCACCAGCCTTCATCTGTGGCAGAGAACCATGCACTTCCGGGAATGGCATGTGCCCGGCTGTATTCTCGTCCATCGACTTCAAGACGAACCTTGACGCGCCCTCCACGGCCAAGCCTGTTGCAGTCAGCTTGAACGACAGTTTCTCTCCAAGCGACTTGTTCTTGACAATCCCGACTAGCTGTTTTGCATCCAGATAAACAGGCCCTCCATCCTCCGGTTCATCCGCATAAACGCTATGGCGAACCGCGCAGCCGTTGCCAGGAACAGACATATGGAGTCTGCCCTCGGAAACACTCAAGGAAAGCACCGATTTTACAACATGGCCATTGTCCATTACCCATGCATTTCGCTCAATCTTACTTAAATCCTTGAGCAGGGCGTGGAAATTTGCCCTCGCAACCTTGAATTTCATAGAAGTTCTCCAGCAGTTGAAGACCCATCCTACCGTAATTGGATCAGCCTTGTCAAGTCATTCTTCATACTCGATAACATTATCCCCACTCTCTATGATTGGCATATCAGAAACCTTCAAGCCCAGGTTGTCCTCCAGGATGTTACGGAGCTTGCGGTTCAACTCCTCATCCGACATCGTGTTGATGTTCATCGTGCGGTTATCAACGTTAACCGTCTTGCTTGGTGAAAATCCGCCAGCAGCGTCCTTTGCAGCAATGGTCAAAAGATCAAGGCTACGGCCCACCTTCCCTGTCGCCAGAGCCTCCGGATAGATGCGGTTGAAAAGCTCCTGATATTTCTCCATCCTGTATGCAAGAGAGTGTATTGGAATGTTGTTGACACCCTGCTCATAGAGCATTCTTTCTTTCATGAACAACCGGATACGCGCGCTTGCTTCGCTCCTGCCGTTTTTGTCGAATATAGCCCGGCGGTCGTTCAGAAATTCTCCTAAGTTGCAACGCGCAAACTCATCTGGTGTCGGATCTCTCCCAAACATCTCTCTAAAGTGATAGATGATCGTAGGATGATCGACATGACGGGCGAACGCCTTTATCAGATACTTGTCAACCCTGTGTTGTTCCGATGTCGCCATCTCAATTCCACTTCATCATGACATTCTGAAACTCTCGGCTCGTTTCAACCAACCATTGATCCACTTCTTGTTCTTCGGTTTCGATGCAACCAAGGAATGATAATACGCCTTCCGCCTGTCCACCAAGGAATTGTTCACTTCCTTCAAGTCGTACTTTTCAATAGCAGCCCTTGTTGCCTGCCCAACAATACCATCAACGCGAATGCCAGCACCAAACGTATTCAATGTTTCCTGAAGCAGCATAATTGCCGTTTGCGGCCCGCTGTTACAGGAAATGTCAAGACAATGGGACTGGATTGCTTCCGGCAACGTGTCTATGCTAGGTCCAAAGTAATACTCTTTTCTATAAATCTCTTCTGCCTCTGTTCTTGTCAATGCTTTCACCTCTTCTTCCCAGCACGGCGTTCCCCTCCACGCGCTCAGCGTCCGCCAAGTGATTCCGTACTTCGTCGGCCCGCCGCTGTCCGCTGGATCATTAACGTACTTGGTCCCCTCCTTCTTTATCAAGGCGGAGATCATTGCGTCTATCGCTTCCGGCCTTTTACCTGGAGGCGGCGGCAAGGCAGGCTCTACGACAACATCAGGAAGCTTTGGAGCAGGCTTCTCAAGCGCCTTTTCCTTAACATCCAATGCCCAGGCAGGGGCTGGCGGCTTACGGGTCGGTGGGGTGGTGACGACCAGGGGGGTTCTGGCTTCAATGATCGCTTTCTCTCTCTCCCTGATGATCTCAAGCGCCTTCTCTCTTTGCTCAGGAGTCAGTCTTGGCTTGCGTATGTCCTCACTGACGATTCGGGAGCCGAACCAGAATGCTATGACGGCCAGGAACAGAGTCCATATCTCTTCCGGAACAAAGTCCATCGAAACCATGTAGCCGATGAAACTGTCCAGATCGAAGAATGGCCAAAAGAACATCCCCACAATCCATAGCGTGATCAATGGACGTGGAAGACGGCTCAACCCATCGACAAAGCTGTCCCATTTGGTCTTTGGTGGCCTGCCCGCGAACTCTGCTGCATGACTGGCCAGCACCGCCATCTGTTCATCATGAACGTTTGACTCTATAGCCTGCCGACCTTCCTCCCTTTGTGTCTCGTCTCCTTTCGTAACGCGGATGATCTTGGTCGCAGTATCCCCAACGCCCGTTATCGTCCTTCCAAGGCCGTTGAGAATCCATCCAAGCAAAATACACCTATGGTTTCGATGGCATATGCCGTAATTTTACCCTTTATCGTTGTGCTATGTCCATGCTAGAGTTAAGAGAGGTTCTTATGAGCCCCGAAAAGGAAGGCTATGATCTCGTCGGAAGTCGTTCTGACCATAAACGCAGCGCTGGTTGTGATCATCCCGGCAGCCGCATATTTCGTGGTGTCATGGTTGCGGGCCAAGGCGGATGACTTGAAGCGCAGGCAGGACGAGACATACGAAATCGCCGCCAAGAGCCTCAACCAAAGCCGTCAGAACTCCGAAGTGCTCAGTAAGAACACGGCTCTCACGGAGAAGATCGCAATCGCAACGAACGGCAATCAGGAGGCGGCGAGAGCCAGCGGATACATAGCCGGGCAGATAGCGGAAAGACTCTCAAAGAAAGCAATAGAGTGCGACGAGAGCGAACTCGATGAGCTTGAGAAAGCCTTCAAGATCAACCCAAGGAAAGACGAAGAAAAATGATACAACTAGAGGAAGTCATCCATTGGGTTATCGTTGCTATTGTCACGCTTAACCTTGCATTGCTTTTTCTGATCGCCTTTCTCGCACACACAAGCGTTCAACGGCACGCTAAGAACGCAAATCTACTCAGAGACAGCATCTCACGGCTCACCCGGCACGAAGAGGAAGAGGCCGGGAACTGGATGGCCTTCACGTCAGGCATATCCGATACCTTCCAGCAAATCGTCAAATGGCAGAAAATGACCGCGCGCATGATGTACCGTGACGCTCAGGCCCTCGGCACGCATGATGAGAACGTTGCGGAACTTCTGGTCAAGGCGAACGAGATTTCGGATCAACTGAAAATCATCGTGGCAAGGAGCCAAGCCATGAAGCCGGAACCCTTGGATGTCAATTACGACTCGTCCGGGTGAAACTCGATCCTGACCACCATCCTTGCGAAATCCATATGCTTGATGGTTTTCGTCTCGAAGATCAGATCGCCCTCATAGGCATTGCCGCTCAGGCTCGTCACCCTACCCCGTCCCCTACCGCCATCGTATGATAGAACGTCCACGTCAGCCACACGCACGCAATGCCATGGCCCTGAGTAGATAGGACACCTCAAGACCTTCCTGATCCTGCCATCTGCATCCACCTGCATTTGTGATCCTTCTGGAGTTATGGTGATCGAACCACGGCGCAGTACACCCTTGGCAGACGACAAGGCGATAGGCTCAACCGGCCTTGTGAACGGAGCGGAATAGCTCTTGCCCTTCGGGCGCTTCGGTAAAGCCCTTAAGCTCTCCTCGAAACTCCTGATCAGATCATCAAGGCTCTTTTCCTTGTACCTTCCGATCGTTCTCTCGGAAACGCCGAACTCCCTTGCAAGCTCCCTTGGAGACTCGCCCGCGACCGCCCTTTTGTGTATATCGACAGCCTGTGACGGGGAAACCTTCTTCGTGTAGTCAGGCATCAGCGAACCTCCCAGCCTTCAGCATTTCGATCATGTGCAGACAATCCTTATCGTCAGATGGCAGCAGGTTTACCAGCTTGACCCACACACTCCTTGGACACGGCCAGTTCATGGGGCAATAGCAGCCTATGTCCCTGCCACGAAGCAGACGGGCATTCATCAAGGCGGCATTTCTCCACACACGAAGACTGATGATTTCCGTCATGGACGCGGAAGGAGGCGCTATTCCCCTGAAAACAAGCTCGTCGAACATGATCAGGCCATCCCTTGCTCTCTCGAAACCGACATGGCGGCTTGAGTGATACGGGAGAAACGGGTTCTTCCACCTGTCACGGAATATAAAGGCTGTGCCAGGTGGACAAACAGTCCTGCTTTTCTCCTTTCTTAATACAACCGCCTTGCTCACCGTGTTTTCCGCCAGTCCCATGGCTTCTCCATCTCTGAGTCCATGTGTACGCCAATACCGTTGGCCCTGGCCTCTTCCTCTAACGCAAGCAACATTTTCTCGTCCAGGCCAGATGTAAACCGCGTGTCAACAAGCACGTTTCCTGTCTCAACCATATGAGAGGAGATATCAATGCCCTCCTTTGAGCACTTCATCACCCAGCGGTCATAGCTCTCACTGATCTTAAGGCATTTCAATGTGCCCCGGTTGTCGTTCAAGAGCCAATCGAGTTCTTCCGTCGCGTTCTTGGCGCAATCAAAAACCCCACCCTTCAGCAGGTTATTGCACACCTGCCCACGTTCTGGAGCATCAACACCATGAAGACGGACCTTGACACGAACAGCCTTTGCATTCTTGACGAAATACGGCGTTAGAGGAATCGTGAACGTGTCCCCGTCATGCACATCCGCAATCTCGTTGAAGGCCCAATAGAAAGGCGGCGGATCGGCAACGGCAATGGACGTAAACCCAAGGAAGGCCACAACTCCAGATATCAACTTATTCATTTTGCAACCCATTGTCCGCAAGAAACCGATCAATCATATCCATGCTGCTTGTCGCAAACCTGTCCGTTTCCTCCCACGTTCCATTGTGCATGATATCCGTGTTCTCAGCGTCGATCTTTGCTACTAGCTTCCACCACTTAATTGCAACATCGATCCTCCATGTCTTAGCGACAATCTTCGTGATCTCCTCAATCTTCTCCCTTAATGAAATCAGATTTAACGTTGCGTTGATGACAATATCATCATCAGCTTCAATATTTGTTGTCTGCATTGGAAACCCATTGACAATCTGAACTAATTGCTATATATACACGGTTATCATTCAAAACACAAGGAGAAACACCATGCCGAAAGGCAAAAGCAACGAAGATCGTGAGACGATGAGTGGAAATCTGTTCATCGTAGAGATGGCTGAAGATAGCGCAAACGTAACGCGCCTCCCAATCAACGTGAAGCTGGAGACAAACACGGTTGAGGTCAATAGCGGGGATGTCATCTACCCCAAGCGCGACCACGCCGTTCGGGCGATTGTTGAGGTCATTACGGATGATCTCGGCAGCACGTATTCCACTGACGGTCTTTCAAAGGGTGCCGCCAAGGCCGTTGCAAAGCACGTCGAAGGACTGCGCAAGAAGGTCGCTCAGGCCGTGCGGGCTCAGATCACGAAAGCAGGTGCGGGGCAGACTGTTTCCATCTCCCTTGATCCCGCCGAATACGATATCGAGGACGATAGCGAGGACGAAGACCTGCCGGAAGATCAATTCCAAGCGGCAGAGTAACACTGCAAGATAAGGCTTGACTTTGCCGAAAGCAGCCTTATCATTCTACCTTAGAGCAAGGGGAGTGTAGCTGCTTTAGTGGTTCTCCAGCACTTCTAAAAGCCTCAGGCTCCTCCCGGCTCTTTGAAACCCCTGGCAGCCAGCCCCCCTCTGGCTCCAGGGGTTTCGCCTTTCTAGCCTACAGCATCCGGATTATCATGGAACTTACGGAATAGCTGGTCCCACTGGCTTGCGCGAATCATGCGTGGAAGCTTCGGGTCTTTCTCGGATTGAAGCCTGATATACTGTTGAAACGCACAGAGAATTTCCATCTCCTGAGCCGCGAATTCCTCTATCGTGAGTTCAGGATCTTTGTCTTCTTCCAAGGTGATCTCCTTCAGGCTATCAGTGGCTCATACGTGACAATCGAATCTATCACACCATCACTATAGTAATCTCTAACTTCCTTCACCAGGAACCCGTCTGGCGCATACTCGAACGTGATTGTATCCATCCCGCCAAAGCCGATTGCGACAAAGTTCTGGAAACTCTGCACCCGCTGCGTAACCTGCCCGAGATCGTTGACGGCTTGCGTCATTTCGTATGTGTATTCAGGCTCAGGATCAGTATCGTACTGGTACTTCCAAAACTCATGGGATAGAACGCCATTCGTGTATTCGTAATCGGCGGTTGCGTGATAAATCCATCCATCCGCGCCCGCCTTCTCACGAAACACGTCCTGGAATTCGATCTTCCCATCATCCGTGTACGAATACTCTTCCCGATAGACTTCCTCGAAGGAGCCATCCCCGTCTCTGTCGTACAGATCAGACTGGTAGGTCAGATCGTCGCCGCCGTCGAGAAAACGCTTCTCGGATACGGAAGTTGATTTCAGGGTTCCATCGGGATTAAGGTTGGTCCAGGTCTCCTTGTAATCCTGCGGCATGCAATATCCTTATGCGACAAGCGGGTCGAATGTGACAACCTCACTGTAATCGATGATCTTATCAAGGCCGTAGTCTATCGTGTGCGAAATTACGTCGTCGTTCGCGCCATCGCCATCCAGATCGGCATACTTGAAGCGCTCCCTGTCCCTGCCATCAAGATAACCGGACTTGGAACCGGGGGTGAACTTGCCGTCCAAGTTCCCATCGTGGGATGTTAGCCTGTCAGTTACCAGCCCGTCCGCGTTCCTCCAGGTTTCGATCAGATCCCTCTTATAGACATCCTCAGCAGGCCCTATGTACTCAACAAGCTCCTTGGTATGGCTGCTTGATACCTGAGTCACTGTTGTTCTGGTTACGAAGTGCTGTCCAGCATAGATGATCTTTGCATTGGCGTCGTCAAACAGCCACGTGTCGGTGCGGTGCCAACCTTCATCAGCCCAAACAAACGGGTCCATCCGATCAATGGATATCATCCGGCCAGTGGAATCGTAGTCGCAGTCTTCGCCCACCACGAAATCGTACAAGGCGGCATCGTCGATCAGCGTAACGTCTTTCCAGCCCTCTTGCGTGTAGCTCGTATCCACCCGCCTGTAGCTTGTCGGATCTTCAAAGCCCTCCACATAGCCACGGGTTTCCTCCACGGTCAGGTTCCCGAAGGAATCGAAAGTGTAAGCCGTAACGCTGCTGTTGTCGGCAACGCCGTTCCCGTCGCCATCGCCAGTATCAACCCGATCCAGGATCATCCGCCCAAAACCATCGTATTGAAGGGACCGGAACTGCTCGAAGTCCGTCAGGCCATCGCCGTTCGTGTCAAAGGTGACGTGCTCACCCATCAACACTCCAGCCGCATCATAAGCACATGAAGTTGTCTTGAAGTTATCGGTGACGCCATCAGCCCCGTAGTCAGTGGCCATCGACCTGGAAAGAACACGTCCACTCGCATCGGTCGTAACAGACTCCGAAGAAGAGAAACCGTTGTAATCGATCTTCCGTGTGTAGCTCATCGCTGCCTCCAGCGTAAGGGGTTCATTTGGGGTATGAGTTGTCATGATCTCGTTAAAGATCAAGAGGATGCTAGGGCAAAATCCGCAAGCGCGCTGTGGGAAAACTCACAATCTTCTCAGACGCCACCTCTCAGTTTGAGATCCCCAAGCCACTCGGCAAACGCCATTTCCCATTCCTCTTCGCTCTTCACCAGTGGATATGCGTCCGGGTGCAAGGCAGAGGAAGCTCGCCACTCTTCGTAGAAATCCAGGAAGAGAGAACGCTTGGCCATAACCCATTGATCAAGTGTTGATACGGACATTACTTAACTCCATCGTCTCTCTCCAGCATTTCGTTATAGCAGCAAGTATATCATAACAAGCTATGTTGTCAAGTCTTTTTAACGTAGCATGCATGTATACGATCAATCGCGTTAAACTGCTTCCACGAAGGGCTATAATCTTGCAAAAACACCTTGTTCATGATGTCCGTAACCATGGCGCGCTGCTTTGCTGGAAGATCAGGAACCTCAAGGATTTTTCTGCATTGATCCCCCAGCTTCACAGCCCACTCGTCCAATGGCTGCATGGAGTCCTCAACCTTTGACTTTCGCATCCGATCTTGAAGATTGCGCTTCTCCCACTCGAACTTATGTCTTCGCTTTGTCACAGTTACCCCTCAAGGACAGTCGCCAATCCAGATTTTAACTTGTCCTTATCCTCATGCGCGTCCATACGCCCTGCCATTACGAATAGATCAATAGAAAGACTATTCATAACCGAAGCGGCGTTCAGAACCGTTCTGTACGAAACTGTCCCGTTCTTAATCCTCTCTTCAACAGGCTCCAGCACGCCATTCTTTAAAGACTCGACAACCAAAAGCAGAATTTTCATATCTGATTCATTCATTCGCTTTCCTCCTGTTTCTTCCATTCAAGTAAAAAGGGATTCGTAGTGAGGTTCTTCCGTCATATCTCCTCTAGCCTCTTCAGTTTCCGTGGCTTGCCATCCGTCACAATCTCTGGCGTCAGATGACCAAGATACTCATCCGTAACGCCATCCAAGAGCTTGCCGTTGCTGTAGACCTTGATCGACATGATAAGCCCCGCTCCCCTCTTGCGAACGCACACCTGCAAGTCTCCCACAACATCGTGGGATTGCTTCAAGGTTTCCGCCATTTCCTTAACGAACACACCGTAGGCTGCGTCCAACATGCCACGAGCCCTTGGACCACGAGGCGTTGAAGCCTCATGCGGCAACTTCTTGTACTTTGAGCTTTGGCCTAGTGGACGGACTCGCATTGCGCTCTCCAGCGATTCAACTTCAGAGCATTGTAGTGGGATTGCGGGGTGATGTCAAGACTTTTGTTGGGGCGTTACGATCTAATAATGTGTGGGTGGATCGCCTACCCCTTGAAAGCAACGTCTCTGTTAACGCAAAACCTATTCGCATCTAATTGACTTAAATACCCCTTATCCATCAACTCTCTTGCTGACAGGCGGAAGCTTCTCATGGAAGTTCCCGTCATGCGCAACAGATACTTCCTTTCGTCATCTGAAATTGTCGCGATATTCCGCCTATTCATGACAGCCCCCATGAACATAAAGAGAGCGTGCGCCTTGTGCTTCAGATGAATCATTGACTCAAACTTATCCATGTAGATGCTGAATCTCGCTCTCTCGTCACAAGGAAAGACAATCATGAATGGACGGTCATGAGGCATGCGACGTACCGCGTGGTTCTTGTTGTACCCGCTGCTGATGGCATCATATTCTGCAATCAGACACTCTTCCATCTCCAGAATGTCTTCAATGGTGTCTCTCGGCTCAAATACCTTAACCGTATATCCATCCTTGGCATACATGTCGAAATCCCTCTGGAACTCCTTAATTGTATGCTTCCCACGGCTTAGAAGATGAAAATGCTGGTCAACCCTCTTTGCAACATCTGTCGATGATCCAACATATGACTTCCCATTAGCCCTGCATGTGATGACATACGCGCTCTTGTGATTTCTAGGTATTTGCCTATCTACTGGCTTTATCATAACCACACCTCGGATTCCTCCGCTTCCGCGTTAATCTTCAGACTTGGCACGCAATACGATGCAGGCCACTTGTTTCCTTGATCCCTTCTCTCTTCCTAAGAGTCTTGAACCTCTCATTCTGGCGTGAAATCTCAAAGTCTTTATTCTCCTTGTGACTTACCAAGATCACGCCATCAAGCTTTGCGTACTTCTTCTTGTTGTTCCATGATGACCATGCGATCTCATGGTTAAGAATGTACACGTTCGAGTTTCCAGACTTCAAAATTCCGATAAAGCCATTATCCTCAAGGACCTTTATGGCCCTGTATATGGTCGCCCTGCTGCACTCGAAATACTCTTGCAGAACGTCATACGAGCATGCGAGTGCATTTGCCTTGTCCATATGCTCCATAAGGAAGGTCAATATGCAGGCTGAAAGCGAGTGCTTCCGCATCAGCCACCTCACTTCAGGCATGTTCCTTCTATAGAGCTGCACAAAATCCTCATTCTTCCTGTCGTCAAGAACGCTCACGGCGATACCTCCATCCCTCGGATCTGACGCATAGGTATGTCATCCCTGAAACAAAGTCAATCATTTTCTGCGAGGAATGCGCGCGGATTTGCAACACGTTGTCTCGCTATGTTTCACCCTTGAGGTGAATGTAATGTTTCATAGCTGGTGAAACATACGCTCCAAAAATCCCTTTAAAATCAACGGCGATTTTTTGCTCTTCTTACTCTAATACCCTTCCGGTCCCCCTACCAGCGCCGCATCCCTATGTCGCTCCGTCCCGTCGCTCGTCGGGCGTAAAAGAATGCTCGCTCCGCTGCGCTTGTCTTGAAGGTAAAGATCTCCACCAGCCCTCCCTTCCTCACCCTTCCCCAATCGCCATAGCAAAGAAGAGTTGACATCACCATCTGGCATATGGCACACTGACGGCCACATGAAATCTGGAGGACACGATGGCCGACAAAAAATTAATCGCCAACTTGCTGGGTATGTCGCGGCTGCATTCTTGACATGAAGAAACGAGAGGTTATCCCAATCCCGTATGAGGATTATGATGGAACCGAGAGCGCCCAGGACATGAGGTCCGGTTTGTTGAATGAACTGAGGGTTTTCGGAGGCGGTCATGCCAGCATACCGGCAACTTTTGGAGGATCGCGCCCGGAGCCTGTGATAGCCTGTGTCTTTATCTTCAAGACTCCTTCTACTACTCGAAATGCCGGAAGTGGAGTTTGCACAGGCGTCTTTCCAATGAGCGGATCTTCTGATGGCAGATCTTCATATGACATGGAACGGAGAGGGTTTCGATATCGAGATGTCTTGGTCAGGGTAAGAGAATCGGACTACCTCGAAATAGAGCGGATCGCAAGCAATAAGGGCGTATCAAAGGGATATCTTATTCAGAAGGCCATAGAAGGGATTGCGTTGCAAGATCGTCATTTGAACAGAACTACCAAACCGCACGGCCTGCTTCCTGGGAAGAAAGAGCCGCTACACCGAGAAGTGTTCGGGGCAAACGGAAAACTCCTTCATGGGTTGCTGGCCGTGTGGCTCATTCTGATGCTGGCAGTCGGTACTGCCTTCATGTTCGGGTGGATACACTTCTAGGCTCGCTAGGATCGATCAGGATTGACGGGAAGCTAGTGACCCACCCCAGCGGTCGTTACGCCCCCATACCGCCCTGCTGGCGCTTCTCATGAGCACCCTGACGATTGGCGGCGGTGGGGGAGCAACAACCTCGTCGAAGATGAACAGGGACTCTCTTCCGACTTGGCTACGGTACATTCCACCAAAGGTATGACCTACGTTCGGCACGGTCCATATATCATGGCTGCCAACGCCGACCTGCCTGACCAGATGGTTGAACCACGCCTGCCCGCGTTCGAACCGATTGAAGCCTTGGAAGTTCGCTGCCGTAGAAGTGTCGAGGTCTGAGTCCTGTTCGATATCGTCCTCTCCAAGGATCACATCGATGTCGCGTTCAGCATAATTAGTGATGATCTGGTTTGACCCGACAGCGCTCATGTAGCTGTTGAGGCTGAGCATCCCGTAGGCATAGCTGTTGTAGGTGCTCGCACTGACACCCGATGGTATGGCGAAATTGGTTGTGCTTCTGCCGACCGGCCTTTCCTGGGTGAGGTACATATACGAGCTTGGGTTTGCGATCACGTACTTGATGGCGACACCGGCCCTTGGAGCAATGCCGCCGCCGCTATACCGTGCCGCGACCTGCCCTCCAGCGCTGTGGCCAGTCATGGTTATGCGTGTGAGATTTGGAAACTTGGCGATGTCCATAAGCTGGGTGACAAGGTAGTCAAGAACCGTGTATGAGGATGTGCTCCCGTTGACCGAAGTGTTCCCCTGCCGCCATGCGTTGGTCCAATAATGGTGCGTGGCTGTGTCGATGGAATGCGGGGCCATATCCTCATCTTCAAGGAACTGAGGCGAGATGACGGCTACATTCGTAGTGGATCGTCCTGTGTCCTCGACGCCATCAACGACGGCGTTCATGATGGACTCTGCTGTTTTGGAGGCCCCATGAACAACAATGATGCCATGCGTCACAAGCGGATGTGTCCCGCTGATGGAGTGCGTTCTGGCGTATGGAAGCTGTCTTCCATTGACGGTGAAGCGGTATGGGGCAACCTCATCGACAACGGCCATCAGTTTTCCAGGCTTTCGTTTAGATGTTGCATTATATGGGCGTCTGGTGTATATGTATACGCATGACGCGCAGATATTCCAAAAACGCCGGAGCAGTCTTCTCGCTCAAGTACCACATCGTCTGGTGCTCCAAGTACAGACGTGATGTTCTTGCGCCGCCTGTTGACGCTCGCCTCAAAGGGGTCATTGCTGACGTAACAGCAGAGCATGGTTGGATTATCCACGCATTGGAGGTCATGCCAGAGCATGTTCACCTGTTTGTGGAAGCCGACCCAGGGCTGTGTGTAGCCGAGATTGTCAACCGTATCAAGGGAGCCAGCAGCCGGATATTGAGAGCAGAGTTCAGTTCTCTCCGAACAAGGCTCCCAACTTTGTGGAGCAGGAGCTACTTCGCAGCCACCACTGGCAGTGTCTCCGATGATGCTATCAAACGTTACATTCAGACGCAGAAGGGCGTATGAATGATACTCTCCTACAAGTTCAGGCTGTACCCAAACAGGGCTCAGGCGGTTGGCCTTACCGAAATGCTTGGCTCTCTGTGTGACCTCTACAACGCCGCTTTGCAACAACGAATCGAGGCATACCAGAGACAGGGGAAGACCTTGCGATATGTCGAGCAATCTTCCGAACTGAAATCTGTGCGTGCCGTTGATGCCTGCCTTGGCAGCTTCAGTTTCAGCACAGAACAACAGGTATTGCGGCGTCTTGATAAGGCATTCAAGGCATTCTTCGGTCGTTTGAAGAAGGGTGGTAAGGCAGGGTTCCCAAGGTTCCGGGCGAAATCCATGTTCGATAGTGCTGAGATGCGCGTTGGTGACGGGCTCACAATCCGTAAGAGCAAGCGTCTCGGGATTGTTGGTATTCCGGGAGAGATCAAGGTTAAGTGGCACAGGAAACTGCCAGTGGAAGCAAAGCTCGGCGGGGCCGTTGTCTCCAGGTCTAATGGGCGCTGGTACATCTGCTTTCAGATCAAGCTGCCTGATATCACGATCACACGAAACGGCCCCGCAATTGGTATCGATGTGGGCCTGTCGTCGCTGATTGCCACGTCGGATGGCGAGACGGTGGCCGCGCCGCGTTGGACCTGCAAGGCGGCGAAAAAGCAACGACGGCTTCAGCGTGCGCTCGCTCGTTGCCGCCGAAACAGCAGACGGAGATTGAAGGTCAAACGAAACCTCGCTCGGCATAGCGCCAGAGCCGCCAACCGCCGTCGCGACTTCCTGCATAAGCTCTCGCGGTCGCTGGTCGATCGCTATGCCGTGATCGCAATCGAAGATTTGAGCGTTGATCGATTGGCCCGGTCGATACTCGCAAAGTCTGTTCATGATGCCGCATGGGGCCAACTTCGGCAGTTCCTGACTTACAAGGCTGAAAGTGCCGGTTCGGAAGTGATTGCCGTCGACCCGCGCGGGACCTCGCAACTGTGCTCGGAGTGTGGGTGTCACGTCCCGAAAACTCTTGCCGTTCGCTGGCACAACTGCCCGGAATGCGGATATTCCGCCGACCGGGATGTCAACGCTGCCCGAAACGTGCTTCTTCGAGCCAACCTTCTGCGGCCTGGAACGGGCCTTGGAGCGCAAAGCGTGCCGGGTGCGGCGAAGCTTGCTCCAGAAGCCGTCTGCTTTAGCTGACGGAGTGTTCACTTTGTTTTAATTCCCTCAAAAATCAGTGTACTATTACCATAGGCCGCTCATGGTCTGCAAGGGAGCTTTAGATGGACATATGGGAGAAGGAGGCTGCGCTCTGGCAGCTTGGAGGAGGAAGAGAAAGCAAGCCGGGCAAGGTGGCGATGGAGTTTGCGTGGTATTCCGAGTCCCATCACAAGGAGTTGGCTAATCTCAATCCTCCTGGCGTTGTGTTCCTTGTCAGGGTGAACGGGCAAAGGAAGGCCGCAACCTTGATCTCGAAAGATTCGGAGGCTGTAGAGCGGTACGGAAAACCTGACGCAAAGTACCAGGGGCGATTTCAACGACACATGGAATTCCCGGCTGCTGCGGATCAGGTGCCGATTGGGTTCGAGGGCAACGATCCCCCACCATAATCAACAATTGCAAAATCCTGTGCCATTTGCTACATTTTCCTGATCTCCAATCTGAAGAAATCAGAACAAGGAAGCCAGGATGGCAATCTCTAGCAGGATTTTCACGTTCGATCATGGGGGAAACTCCATGAAAATAAGTTACGATGGCACCCAGGATGTTCACACGCCCAACCAGCAGGACAAAACGGTGGTTATTGTCCAGCATGGCAACAGCAGGGACAGTGCTGGCATTGCAAGATCGGTAGAAAGATCCGCTCAGGAAGCCGGTGTCGATGCTGATGATTTCGCGGTGTTTTCCGTTGATTTCACCACATCATCCGACAAGAAGTCAGGCCAGCCGTATTGGACAAGCAGCGGATGGAAGGGTGGCGATCTTTCGGTGGATGCTTCCCCAGGTCCAAGGGTTTCGTCGTTCGATGTTATCAACGATCTCATTGCTGAAGTCTCCGAGAACTTCCCAGCCATGGAGAAGCTTGTCATCACAGGCCACAGCGCTGGCGGTCAGTTCGTCTCCCGCTACATTGGGGGTGCCGATCTCTCTTCCGTTCCAGCCGATGTTGATGTCGATTTCATTGCCGCGAACCCCTCATCCTGGATGTGGCTCGACGAGAAGGTCCCCTACAAATACGGCTTGGATGATCTCAACAGCTACATGGCCAAGATCGGTGCGGATGGCATCGTGGATAATCTTCAGGAGCGTGGCCTTACCATCATGATCGGCACTGAGGACACGAGCCGTGTCAATGATCTGGACACGAGCCGCTATGCCGAGTTGCAGGGGCGAAATCGCTATGAGCGCGCTCAGAACTACGACGAGCACCTTGACGAGTATTTCAACGGTGCATCCAATCACGAGTATGTGGAGGTTCCTGGAGTTGGACACAGCCACGGCGGAATGTACCGTTCCTCAATTGGAGAGGATCTTCTTTGGGGAGATATGTAGCAAGGAACCCCTGCACCTGATATGGTGTTTCCTCCAGAACAACTTTGGAGCAGGGACCAAGAGCCATGAGCGAAGAGAAACAGAAAGACCCGCAAATCGAGGAGCTTGAGAAGGAAGTCCAAAAGTCGTACGAGCTTGGTGATGGACCAGACGAGGAAGAGAACGAGGTCCATAGGAATGAACAGGACAAGGACGTGACCGTGCCGGAAGAAGGCGTGCCAAGCCCAAGCGTTCGGTAGGTTTGTCTTGAAGTTGATGTAAGTTCCAAGCCCCGGCAGGTGACGCCCACTTGTCGGGGTTTTCCATGCCTGCAACAACAAAGAGTTGACCTGCCGCCCATTCTCCGGTATAGTCGCCTTGGGGGTCGAAAGCTGGAGAAGACAATGAAACGTGCCCTGATGTTGAGCGTTGCGGCTGTAGCGTTCTCGACGAGTTCCGTTGCCGCTGAAGTGTGCAATAGCAAGGTAAGGTCAGCCCCTGAGCATATCGTTCGGCTGGTCCACGAGATAGCGCCAAGGCATAACGTTGATCCTGGCCTCGTGTTGGCGATGATCTCTGTTGAGTCGGCCTTCGATCATAAGGCGGTGTCGCACAAGAACGCCCGTGGCCTGATGCAGATTATCGGGGCTACGTTCGAGCGTTTCGGGACTGGCGATGTCTTCAATCCTCAAGACAACATCGGCGGTGGGGTCAGGTTCATGCGCTGGTTGCTGGATCGCTTCAAGGGTGACGTGTCCCTGGCATTGGCTGGTTACTCCGCAGGACCGGGGGCTGTGGCCAAACATGGTGGCATACCTCCATACAAAGAGACGATACAGTACGTCAGGAAGGTTCTGTCCAGGTATGGCTGCCCGATTGCTGTAGTGGCGATGCCAGAGCCGCAAGCCACACAGAATCCCGCCAAGGTTACTGAGATCAGCTACGTAAATCCATGGGAACCGGCTGGCCTCAGAAAACAAACAAGCGTGGGCTGGTAAAGAAGAGTTGACACATATGATGCATCGATGTATGATGACTTTTGTTGGGTTGGAAAAGAGGTATGGTGATGATCGCGGTAATCGACAATCTGGATCAGTACGATCACTTATACGAGTGGGCCACAAATGAGTATGGTCCTTCGATAGAAAGCGGAAAGACTGTCTGGAGCAATGCATTCTATGGGCCTCCAAAAGCAACAGACAGATACAGCGTCGATCAACTTACTCGTATTGGTATGGTTGGGGTTTATCGCAAGAGAGATGGAAAGCCACTTACCATTCTGAAATCAGAATTCTATGTCCTGAATAATCTGTTGGAGCGATAGAGATATGTCTACGATGCCTAAGCGTGTTCACTTTGATCCAATGGCCGATGGTGGGTGCCCGCAGTGCGAGTGGGTTGAAGACAATTTCGGGGTCCATTTGTTCAAGATGTGTGAATTGCACCAGAAGATTGGTGAGCTGGAGGAAGAGAGGATTTTCGACAAACAGTGCTACGATATAATGAGTGATATGTTCAACAAGGTGTGCTCAATCCTTGATGTTGGTGAAGAGGAAGATGCTGCCGCTGTTGCCAGGGATCGAATGGAGGATATCAGATATCTTGATAAGATCTGCAAAAGGATTGATGCCATGAATCTATGGACCGCGATAAACTATCGTGAAGATGATGATAGGCTGGATTATTTAGAGAATTGTCCTGAAGCCCCTATAAAGGTGACAACATGAAAGCAATCGAGAAAGCTGAGGCTGCAATGCGCGAGGCACATGACAAGCACAAGGATAAGTTCATCAACCCGTGGGAGTGGGCAACGCCGAACACTCAGAAGGTGATTTCTCATGCGGATGTTGTGAAGCCGTTTGCGACGTTCACGGTCTTGGGTGTTTCAGAGAATGGGCGTGGTGGCAAGGCGGTTGCGGTTCATCATTCAAGGAAGCGCGATGAGGCAAGGGAGTATGTGCGACTTCAGCAAGAGCAAGGCGCGAAGCATGAGTTTTTCGGAAGAGCTTCCTTTGTCACGGTGCGCTCCAATTCCAGCATTGCTGAGAGATACATGTCACAATTGCCGAAGGAGCAGGTCAAGCAGCAGGCGTCAGAGCCGAAGAGACAGCCAAAGGCTCATCGGAAGGAACAGCAGCTTACCATGGGGTTCTAGTGAACGACTTCCTCAAGTGGATTAATGATCCAGAGACACTTCATAACAACCGGAATAGGGTGGTTGATGCTGTCAGACCGGAGATCCAGCACGCGGCATGGGTTCTGGATCTTCCGAAGGTAACGGCACAATCGAGGCCGGGGCGTTACCTTGCTGCCAGGGGGCTTTGGTTTGATGGCCGCTATCCCAACGATCTGAGGATTGCCGGCAATGGCGACATGATTACTCTCCTTCGGGATCGTAATGGGTTGGTGTGCTCATATCAAAAAACTGTCCTCAAGGAGGGGCCGCTGGGATACCCCTACAAAGAAAAGTCAGTCATGATGAAGAACCCGGATGGATACAAGATTCCACGCGATGCCGCCATTCGTTTGGGGACTGCCTTTCGTGTTATGGGTGTTGGGGAAGGGACAGAAACAGCGCTGTCTGCCTTGAAGAGGTTCGGCGTTACGACATGGGCTCTTGGCGGCTCATCAAGGATGGAGATGTGGACGCCTCCTGTTGGGATTAAGGCGCTTCACATCTTCAAGGACAGGACGAGCGACAAGGAGCTTGAGAAGGCTAGAGCAATCGGTGGCATCTCTCCTGTTGACAAGGCGGCTCAGGTATTGAGAGGGCGTGCGCACAAGCTTGGGATAGCCGTTACGGTGCACGAGCCTGAGAGGGGTATAAGGCTGGATAACGGCAGGCCAATCAGCGATTTCAATGATGTCTTGAGGAATGAAATGAGCATGGAGATGCAAAGATGAGTGAGTTCCAGAAGGCCCGAAAGGGAGCGAACACCAACAATGCCACTGAAATTAACTACACTGCCACAAAGGAAGGTGCCGTACTCCACACGAAGGATGGTGATACCACAATCCCATTGAAGAAGCTTGGTGAGATGTACACGAAGGCTTTGGAGTTGCATAGGGCTCATCTATCACAGGATAGGTCAAAGCTTGTAAAAGGAATTGATTTCAACAACAAAAGAGATTATGATCCAAATGAAATGAGGTATAACCGTAGTCGGTGATATGCAGATCCCTGATGACATTCACGTATATGGAGACAAGAACTTCAGGGGTATGTGTCCTGAAGAAAAGCACGAGATAGCTTCATTCTTCCAGGAACTAAGGTTACGATATCCGGATCTTGCAAAGACAGCGTGCCATGTCCGCAATGAAGGTAAGCGCACCAGATGGGAAGCGTACAAGCATAAGAAAGAGGGTATGGTTCCGGGGATAGCTGACATAGTGATAGGGGGGATACCGACAGCTTTCATAGAACTCAAACGCAGAGATCATACTCAGAGCAAGCTGCCTACAGGACAGATTGAGTGCCTAAGAGCGGCAAAAAGCCAGGGGTGTTTTGTTGCGATAGCCCTTGGTGCGGAAGCCGCAATGAGGGCTGTAGAGCGATGGATGGCGTTATCTAAGAAGGTTGAGAACGTTCTTGCTCAGAACGGCCTGACGAAGGAGAACGGATATGGCTCCAGGGAAAAGAGAGAACAGACTAAGGTGGCGGATTTCTCCAGATCGCTCAACAGATGACTACGCTGTGAACGAGAACGGGGAACCGGCATTTCTGGTTGAACTCAGCCCGTTCGATGGGTGGATTTTGCACGAGCCAAAGATGACGGAATACTGTGGTATGCGGATTATCGTATGGGAGCCTGTATGGGAGTGCGACAGGAAGGAACAGGCTATTCGGGAAGCCGATATCCGTCACAGGTGCAGAAAAAGTGTTGACGTGACGCCTTGAGAATGGCATGATGACGGGCATTCAAGCAAGGACCGGGGTGAAACTATGATTGTCTCCTTCGTCTCTAAATACCGCAAGGTCGGCAAGAACCATGCTTGCGAGACCATCGTCAAGAGCAAGGTAGCTGGCAAGGTGCAGTTGGTTGAGTTTACCTCGGCGCTGAAGGTGTGTGCCGATCTCTTCATGGACGAGAGCCACGACAAGCACAGCATTGTCCCATGGTTCGGTGTGTCAAAGATCGACGTTGTGAACGCGATCAGCGGGGCGCTTGAGAGGCTTCATCCTGAGATCCCGGTTATGAAGATCAAGGATGAGATCGAGCGGCTTGTCATCGACGGCTGGCACGTTCTTATCCCGGATGTTCGCAGGCAGCGTGAGTTCGAGTGGCTGGACATGATTGCCGAGCGTCATGGATTTGACCATCACATCCTTGAGGTTTTCCCCGTGGACAAAGAGGGGATGATGATGGACACATGGCAGAGCGCAACCGGAGAGCCGTGCGGTTATGAGGTCTGGAGGGACAGGCGGCGCTCCATCATCGCCAATGATGGGACGGAAGATTTCGATGCGTGGGCTGTTTCTGTATTCCGGTCTTTTTTGAGAGACACGGAAAAGCATAAACATGAGGAAGCATGATGAGCACACTAATTGTCAGCGTCTTAAGGAAAGACAGAGGCGATTGGCCGAACGCACGTTTGTTGGTTCACAATGATGGCGCTCATAATTTCGACAAGTGGATATATGAACTGAAGACGGAGCTTTTTAGTGGCTAATCCGCTGGATAAGTACATGATTACAGACGCTGATCATGAGCGGCGTAAACGTGTTCTTGGGGGCAGTGACGCAACCATACTGGCGAAGGGGCGGCTGGATGACATCATCGATTTATGGAAGTTGAAGACTGGCTTGAAAAGCCCGAGCAAGGCGTTTCCTTCACTTGCCCAGCTTTTGGGAACAGCAACCGAGCAATTGAACGCCGACTATTTCGAGGCAAGCACAGGCAGGCTGGTATGGGGTAGGAGCACGAATCTCACGCACCCGGAACATCAGTGGCTCGGCTTGTCTGCTGACGGATTTACGAAATCGGATGACGGCAGAGACGCATATCTTGAATTCAAGTTCATATCATGGAACAAGGATTTAAACAGACTGTATGAAGAACGCCGTTATGAGTTTGAAAATCTTATTAGGAGAAGGGCATGGGCGGAAGAGGTGATCCTACCAAGGATCTTTGATACCTACTACGCACAGTGCCAACACGCGATGTTTGTAAGTGGTCTTGAAGTTGCAATACTCTGCCCTATAATCGGAAATGAGCAATACCCACGGGAGTTCGAGTTCGATCCAGAATATTTGGATGCTCTGTTCGATCTTGAACAGCGATTTTGGACGTTTGTAGAACTTAAGATAGAGCCAGATGAATCAGTCATGGGAGGAGTGAGTTTTGAACGAGCAGGATAGAAGTGATTTCTCGGATGCCTTCGATGAACTGAAGGACGAACTAAGCTATGCGGTCAAGGACCATGGGTTCGACGCGGCATTTCGTGCACTGATTACACTAACTGCAATTCTTGCTTTGGAACTGTATGAGGATCATGCAGAGGCCAGCAAGGCAATGACAGAAATATTCTCCGAGGAATCACTGGCTAGGCTTGTTTCCTTAACATCTATCAAAAGAATGAGTTGACATATACATCATTCTTTGGTAACATTTGGAACATCAACGGTATAGCGAAATTGGAGAAAAGATATGACGAACAAAGTTGAGCTTGAGGGGTTTGTTGGACAGGATGGAGAGATGAAAACTCTTCCTGGCGGTGCATCGGTTTTCAACTTCTCTATTGCGACAACTGACTCGTGGAAAGATCGCAACACAGGGGAACAAAAGAAGGTAACGGAATGGCATCGTGTTGTCTGCTATGGAAAAGTTGCCGATGAAGTTGCCAGCTTTGTAAAAAAAGGGGCTTTGGTTTATGTTCGTGGAAAGCTCAAGAACCGCAGTTGGACAAATCCGTCTGGAGAAAGGCGAACGACTACCGAAGTCCAGGCATACGAGGTTTTGCAGAAGGAGCGCCACGCGGCAGGGTCAGGCTGGACGCGGCAGGCTGCCGATCTGGATGATACCGTACCCTTCTAGCATCTGACCGCTGGAGAGAAAGCATGACGAAGCGCAACAAGTTGCAGAAGCATCTACGCAAGGCCATAAAGCAAGCCGAGAAGGCATGGTGGATGCACCTGCAAGTAGATACGAGTCCGGAGAATCTTGCCCTTGCCAAACAGTTACGTGATGTTGCTGATTTGCTTGTAAGCGCTTCGTCTGATGTCCATGCACCCCCAGTGAACACTGGCGGTCCTGGATACGAGATCATCACAGACCCGGAGGTTGCCAAGACCAAGCTTGCCATGCTCGCCGCCGAACATGACGGACACAATTTTCTGACGATGACCGAGGAGGAAGCAGAGCCATACACGAAGGAAGCTTCCATATGGGTGACGTGGCACGTAAGGGACAGTAAGCCGCTTGTGTTCCCTCCAAAGAGCGTGATGCTTACAGAGAATGGTGGGCTTGTAGTCGAGTGCAGGGAATTGCCGGAAAATGGGTAAGCGGGCATTCCAGGAAGCATTCAGCGGGGAATTCGATAGGGTAGAGAGAGATTTCTACCCTACTCCCGCAAGCGCTGTTGATCCACTGTTGCCGTTCTTGGAGTACGAAAGAAAGTCAGGTGACTTCCTTGGATGGTCCGAGCCTTGTGTTGGTGGCGGGGCTATAGTTGATGCTCTTAAGTCAAGTTATCCGAACATGGTTTTCTCGTGTGATATCGAACCAACCGGGAAAGCAAGACCGTATTCCGATTTATGCAACTGCCATGAGATTACGGAAGACATATGCCTTGAGTGCGGAATAGATGTCTTCATCACCAATCCGCCGTGGCCTGCCAAGTTCCTAAAAGGCGAGCCAACTACTGGCATCATCAAGCACCTGTCAGGTCTCAGGCCAAGCTGGTTTCTGCTTTCCGCAGATATCGCCCACAACGGATACATGGCTCATCTGTTGCAGAGATGTACGCACATCGTTTCCGTTGGCCGCGTGAAATGGATACCTGGAAGCAAGAACACTGGCGTTGACAACTGCGCTTGGTATCGGTTCGACGCCAAGGAGTCCCCAACGGTCCCAAGGTTTTATGGGAGGGGAATTGTCCCCCCTAGTGCAGTCTGAGATCGGCTCCTGTCGAGTAGCCAAGCAGGTTGAGCAGGAACACGATCACCACGATAACGGCGACGATCACAACCAGCACGTTCAGTAGCTGCTTTATCTTCGGGTCCATCGGCAAATAGGTATTCACAGCCCACAGAGCAACGCCAACCAGAATGATGACGATAACAAGCGTAAGCAGCGACATCCCAGGCTCCATCGGAAAACGCCAAGCATAGACCCAAATCGTGGATCACGTCAAGGAAAGAAAAATGACTGGAAAATGTAGCGTTGAGAGGTGCGATAGACCTGTTAGGGTCAAGTCTCGTGGATGGTGCTCAATGCATTACCAGAAGTGGCATAGGCACGGAGACCCGCTTGGTCTTGCTATCCGTGAGGAGCGGAAGTGCTCAGTGGATGGTTGCGGTCGGAGACATAAAGGCAAGAGTTTCTGTGAGAAACATTTAAGGATATACAATAACCATGGAGACCCGTTAGGCGGAAGGCAGAAGTTTGTTGGTTATGGCCTAACATGCAGCATTGAAGGGTGCTACCGGGAACATCGAAGTAACGGTTATTGTGAGGCACACTACAAGAGGGCCAGAAAGTATGGCTCGCCGCTTTCTGGAAAAACTTACAAGGGTCAGTTGCCTAAGTGGATAGATGAGAACGCGCATTATGCTTCTGATGAATGTCTTATATGGCCATATTCTAAATCAAAGCAAGGCTATGGGCAGATTAAAGTAGGCGGAGTGATGCAAAGTGTACATGTTATAATGTGTAAGAGGACACATGGCCCAAAACCTACACCTGATCATGTAGCGAGGCATCTGTGCGGGAACGGCCACCTTGGGTGCGTAAACCCAAAGCATCTAGTATGGGGCACGATGAAAGAAAACAATGCAGACATGATGATACATGGCACATCAAGAAGAGGCATCGGTACATATGCATCTCAACTAACAGAAAATGACGTGCTTAACATAGTCGATATGATTAACTATGGCATGAAAAAAGTAGACATTACGAATCAACTCGGCATACCTGCTTCTGTAATATATAGAATCAGCTATGGAGGAGCTTGGTCATGGCTGACTGGCAGGAAAAACAGATGATAGGCCGGGCTCTATCAAGACACCGAGAGCCCGGCTGCTATACTACGAGATCAGAACGTCTGTGCTTATGTGAACTTGGTATTCCCACGTGCCATCGTTCCCGTAATCCCCAACCTCATAGACAAGTTCATTAGCCTTGTTATATTCATATACGAAGCGGTCTTGCCATTCGAAATTTCCGTCACCTTCTCCATCGTATTCCGTAAGGCGCTCGATGACGTTTCCTCTTTTGTCGAGAGTCACGGTGCTGCGATAGGCGCTATCGAAATCAAGTTGCCCGTCGTTTTCTCCGTCATTGTCATACTGTGTAAGTTCGGAAACCTGGACGCCCTTCTTGAATTCGTATTCAGACACAGAACGCCAGTCAACAACGCCGTCGCCTGTATAGTCGCCTTGGTTGACGGCCTTGATTATATTTCCTTTGCGGTCGAACGTGTTATCCGTCCACGCCGAGTAATCTATTGTTCCATTCATATCATAATCTTGCGCCCATTTGTACTGTATCTGGTTCCCTTTTCTGTCGAAAGTAGTTGTTTCATAGGCAACACTGTCGGTTACTCCATCACCGTTATGATCGTACGAGTATGTCTTTGTGACTGTTTTGTTTCTTGCCATCTGAATGCTCCTGATAATAAAAATCAATCACAGGTAGATTGACAGCTACTATTTTACACCTATAGGAAAATGCACGTCAAGAAGAAGATGTCTTGAAGATAAGGCATCAGCCAAGGCCCCCGCAGCGTCACCCCATCCATAAAAGAGTTGACATGGCCAATGCAGCATGGTAGGGTTGCTCTATCAGAACATGGAGAGACAGCATGAAATTTAACCAAACACTTACCGTTGAGTTCATGGGGCCTGAGCCACGGCAAGCAACGCCAGGGGCAGCGGCCTTCGATCTGGTAGCGGATATCAATGAAGAGATTGAAGCCCCCTACTTCGAGTCAATCATCGTGCCAACAGGAACCGCCGTCGCTATACCTTACGGATATGCTGGCCTGATCCTGCCGAGATCGGGCTTATCCAGGGACGGCCTTGTGATTTGCAACTCTCCTGGCTTGATCGACAGCGACTACAGGGGGGTGATTGGAATCATCGTGAAGCGGCGGTGGCTCTTTAAGAGCATGAAGGTAAAGCCGCAAATGCGACTGGCTCAGCTTCTAATCATCCCTGTGCAGCAAGTGGCGTTTGAGCGCGTCACAAGCTTGACACTTACAGTGCGTGGTTCGGGTGGTTTTGGAAGCACGGGAGAGACATAATGGAACCGCTGAAGCTCATTGAAAAGAGTGAAAGTTGCGTTTGTGGGGGAATTTTTCCACCAGGATACGAAACTATTGGAATTGTTAGTGTCCTAGCCGTTATGGCTCTTGTGTTTATCTTTGGAATGTGGATTTACGGAACTTCCATTAATAGAGCACATAAGAGGTGGTTCAAAGGCTACGATGCTGGCAGAAACTATGCAAAGAATGTCAATAAGCTTCACCCGGAAGTGCTAAGCAATCTCCATGATAAGGAGTTCATGGCAGGCTTCCTGAAAGGCTACAATAGCAACCTATTTCCCGAAAGGCTACAATAGCAACCTATAGAGGCCAAACATAATCTAAAAAATCCCCCCTTGGTCCATACCTTGGGGGGAAATCCTCGCATATGACGCGAGGTAGGCGGGGCGGGTCGCTGAAGCAATAACGATACCGCCTCGCATTCGCCCCTGTCAAGCAAGATTTTCGTCGGTAGCGCGCTTGCGTTTGGCGCTAGCCTGTTTCTTCTCTTCAAGACGCCTGTACGCTTCCTTGGCCTCATCCCAATTCTCCGGTAGAGGAACACCCATGTCGGTTGCAGCCTTCTCCAGTGCAGGCACATGGCTTGGCATAATCCTTACTGATCTCTTGGACATGCTCTTGAGCGATGCGATAGGGATACCGGAAGCCTCATGAAGCTCCTGCCAGCCTCCATATGTTCGCGCCAAGGCCGTGATGAACCGATTGAGCGCTGTCGCCCCCAGCCTCTGGTAAAGCTGCTTGGAAGTGAGCACTTCTTCCGGGACATCCGTTACACCCTTGTCGTTCGCCAGGGCAATGAGACCTGCCTTGTATCGTTCAAAGAAACCGTTCCTGATCTGGTTTGAAATGTTCGTATGTCCGGACTTGCCAAGCGCCTTGGCGACGGCTACAGAACCGCCCAGGTCCGTGATGAACTTCTTCCTTTGTAACTGCTCGTGATCCACTTCTTGATCTCTCCCTCATGCATGAGTTGTCCGATCCTCGCTCTATACACCATCCCATATGTCAAGTCAAGAATTGTGTTGACATTTCTGTTCGTGTCGGTTAGGCTTCGGTAGATAGAGAACCATCAAAACCAAGGAGTTGCAACATGGATGGCGCTTTGGAGCCGGCCTACGGGTTTCTGACAGTTACCGAGATTGGTGAGGTCGAGAAGCTTTATCCTATCCTTATGGCTGCACAAGCCGAGTTGCCGAAGATTGAGTTGAACGGGAAAGGACAGGTGGGAACTAGGAAATACAAGTACGCAACACTGCCGAACATTCTTGAAAAGATCCCCCCTGTTCTAAGGGATCACGGCTTGCTCTATCGAGAGACGATTTTGCCCGTCACTGATCTTGGTGTGCTATACCTCAGAGCCGAACTGATCCATGTTGGGACAAAAGAAGCTCCAGGATCGTTTGCAAGGCTCGTGTCGCACTACCCTGTGTGCTCACTGGCAGAGAGGAACCAGCAGGAGATAGGAAAAGCCATTACGTATTCCAGACGCTACACGATGTCGCCCATGTTGGGAATCGTTGTAGAAGAGGATACAGATGGTGAAGGTGCCCCAACGGGAGATGATCCCAAACCATCATACAAGCCCGTAGCAAAACAGTCGGCAGTGGAACGTAAAGCAGCGGCTAAAGCCGAGGAACTGCCTGCACCAGATCCTGAGACAGGAGAGGTAGTTCCAGTCGAAAACCCTGACGTTACGCTAGGCAAGGAACTGCTGGCAACTGCCAAGAAGGATTCACTTGTACTGGAGGAGATCACAGCGGCACAGGACAGGGTAAAGCTCATCGTTGCCGATAGCGCGCGCAATGCCCTGGAAACAGCGTTACTCATCCGCTCGTTCCTGACTGAGCAAACACATGACGCCATGGAACTTGCGAGAGATCAGTTGCCGAACCTACCAAAACATTGGAAGCCTGACTTCAAGAAGCTTATCGATAAGCGCGAAGCTGAGATCAAGAAGGGTACAGCATGAGCCGCAACAAGAAAACTGGCATTTGGGCAAGATATCAAGACGGCTGGTTTATCCCGTTCTCAGGGGAATGTACTGATCGCTCCCTTGAGGACGGAAAGGTTTACCGTATCAAGATAGACGAGCAACGCTACTGGCCACGGCATGAGTGGTTTATGGCTTTCGTTCGGGAGGCATGGGAGAGCCTTCCAGATGAGGAGCACAACAAGTACCGGAATGCAGATCATTTCCGCAAGCGTATGCTGATCGCAGCCGGATACGCCACAGTGCAGAAAATGCCAATGCCATCAGAGGAAGCGGCCACAATGATGGCGACATATCTAGGAAAGCTTACGGATGACTACAGCATCGTGACAACGGCTCAGAATGTCGTGATCGTGATGACGGCAAAGAGTCAATCCTTGGGCGATGTCGGGAAACCAACAGGTATGGAAAATGAGGAGGAGTTCAAACGTTCATGTAACGATGTAGTCGAGTGCATAGCGAGATTGTACGGCATAACACCAGATACGATAGCTAGATATAGGAACGGGCGCGACAGATGAAATCTGACAGAAGCGCAATCCATTCTCTCGATGATGCGCTGATAGTGCTCGTTGAGCTTATTAAGTTTACACAAGAATTATACGATGTGGCAGGAAAGGAGGACAGAATGGAATACGAAACCATACTAAACAACTTACGACGGGCGCATGTTTCTTTGGTTCTCAAATGGGCCAAGGAACATGGGTTTACAGAAAACACATTAGATGGAGTTGTTGGTAGCAATGAAGAGAACTAACGAAGAGGTTTACAAAACCGGACAGGAATATGGTGTGGAGTTAGGAAGACACAGAAAGGACTACGGCATAAGAAACGTTTCTGACGCTATGGATGCCTTGAGTAAGAAAGGTGACACTCTTGGACTCTCCAGGGAAGATAGGCGAGAGTTCAATATGGGATTCTTCAACACGTTTGACCGCGCCAGAGAGCATGGCGTACAAGAGAAAGGCATCATCGCGAAGTCCGTTGAAAGAGCCAAGAACTGGATGGGCTTGGGCAGCATCAAGACCGAACCGCACGAGATCCACAAGCGGGAGCCTAAGTACGATACCGCCGTTCTTGCCAAGTCACAGGAGCGTACACATCAGGACAACAAGCTAAACCCGTATATGGTCCGACCGGGCGACGTTAGGCCACAAACAGCGGAGCAGTCCAAGGCGTATGAAAGGCGTCTTGAAGTTGAAGGCAAAGCACAGGCCGCGAAGCAGGCCAAGCTTGCAAACGACATCGCTGCAATGCCTCAGCATAATGGCATGATCCGTGATAGTACCACTGGCGCAGGAGTGACACCCAGGGAACATGATCGCGCCATGAAGCGGCTGGAGATGGAGAACCGCAACCGCACAATGTAGACACATCACAAACATAAAGACTTGACATAAGGGCTGCACTCGTATAGTGTGGCCCTTAATAATTTGTGGTAAGGGCCGCTGAGATGATAGAGTTCTTTTGGGACTTCGTTGCTATTATTGCAATCCTGATTGTATTAGGGAGTCTGATCGCATGGGTAAGCCTGAAGATCCTAACAAAATGACGCTAGCCTCGTATGGTGGGTGCTATATTGTTCTTGCGGTTGCAATGAGAATGCTTATGTTGCTTGCGAATGATCCAGACATAGAGAGAGCGTTTAGCATGTTGACGTGGACATGCGCGATGAGTGCATCACCATTTGTAATTGGTGAAATGCTTGGACTGGAGGGAGAGTAATGGGCGTTGATATCATAGGGTACAGTAGAGTTAGGAAGCTGACAGAAGCTGAGGTTAAAGATGGAAGAAAGCTTAGCTATGCAACCTATGTATACAAGACACAGGATTTTCCAGAAAGGTTAGGCAGTCTTGAGGGAGATGGATGGTACGTTGGATATGGGGAAGCTAGAACATGCATTGGCTATGGAAGATATAACGTATGGCGCAACTGGCTGGCAATGATATCAGGCTGGCCTATGCATTACATTGATACCACAAGTACAAGATCATATGCAAAAAGCGCATGGGAGGCTACAAGCGGTCCATTTTGGGAGCTTATTTGCTTTTCAGACCATGACGGAACGTTAGGTCCAGAGGCTTGCAAGAAACTCTCGAAAGACTTTACCGAGTTCCATGGCAAGGCAATAGAGCGTGCAGAGCGGGATTTCCTTGAAATGTATAATGATATGAAGGCAATCTTTGAACTTGCCGCTGATAATGGCGCTGTGATCTTCTGCTAGTCTGACTGGAGGAAACGAAGTGATAACCATAGTTGGCGAGGATGAGGCATACTCCGAAGGCTTCTACTCTTACGGCATGACCGATGTGTGCCCTTATAGCTATCCTGACCTCAAACGCGCATGGCGTAGCGGGTGGTTCCATGGGCTGGTGAGCTATACACAGTGCATGTTCAACAAGGGTAAGTCTGAGCATAGAGATGCACGGAGGCCGAAGTGAACCTGTATAAGTGGAACTCCAGCTTGCTTCGCCGTTATAGCGAAGGGGATATCATCGTAATGGCTGAGAGTGTCGAGGAAGCCATGGAGAAGGCGAGACACCACTTCAAGACAACCTTCAAGGAGGAATGCGATTACCTGTTCTATGGGTATGATGGATATGAACCTGAAGTTGAGCTAAGCGGCAAGCTTGAGAATGATCTCGCTGTGGAACCAGAGATTGTTAGCTGTGGTGTTGTGTTCATAGAAGGGTCGGAATGAGAATGATGGATAAATCGCAACCTATGGAAGGCTGGTGCGCTGATTACATAAAGTCTATCATTATACCGTTCACTGATAATGATATCGAATTTTACATTGGATGGGACGGATACACCTATGCAGCAATCTTTACAGGTGAGTTCAATGCAACATGGCATTTTAAGAACCCGGATAAGGGAATTGTTTGCATGGACTCATGGGGTATGGGAAACACTTATCTTGAAGCATTGGAAGATCTTGTGTACTGGAACGAACAGCAACATCCTTGGCATCCACAAGATAGGGTGAAGTTCATGTATGTCGGTGGTGGTGATCTTGAGTAAATAGAGTGAATAGAAAGATGATTAAGACTATAAAACTCATCTTCTATGTTGCTGGTTTCTATCTGTGGCAAATCCCTGGCGTCGTGTTTATAGGGATATTTGTTGATGCAATGGAACGAGTTCCGAATGGTCCAGGGAAGGTATTTGGATTGTCTATAGTGATGGTGTTTATCGTAATATGGACTTATGGAAACTTGAATATGTTCCTCAATCTCAGAGGGAATTGATTTTGTAATGCAACAAGAGGTGAATATCAATATGAGAAAAGCAGCATGGTGCCTACTCCGGTATATGGCATTTGGCGTTACCATGTTGGGCGTTTGCGTCATCGCAATAACCATTGTGCTTAGTATGGATGAAGCCTCTGGCCCGTTTGAAGCTGGGGCCATGTCTCTGCTAAGCCTGATCGGTATCGCCGCATTGATCATGTCGCCAACAGCATTGGGGCTTGGGTTGGTGCTATCAGTGCTCACATTGTTCGGATATGATGGAGCGCTTGATGCGGTGGATGGCGTGATAGCCAAGGCTGTCAGTTGGTCGATTGATCCAGGAAGGTTCTGGATTGGGTGTGTGTTATTCGCTGGGTTGCTCATCATTGGGATGTTGGGCTGGAAATGACATCACGGATCAGAAGCAAACTTGGAACACCACTTACTAATGATATGTGGAGTTGCAAGAAGCTGGCTTTGGTGTCAGCAACTCTGCTGGTTGTGGCATTAAGCATGAGTGCGTTTGCCGTTCTTACAGATGCAAGCTTCACTGAAAGGGTTGTCGCACGAATCGTTGCATCCATAACGGGACCGTTCGGGATTGTCTTTGGTATCGTCTGCATTAGTAGGTGGAAGCGCAGGTAGGAGTCTTGAAGTTAAGATCTTGCATGGGCGTGGAAATCATGCTTCCTCACCCTCTTTGTAGCCGCCAAATGTGTTGACGTTCATAAGCTGCTGGTGTAGTGTTATAAGGAACGACGACCTCAAATGAGTAGTAGGAATGACAATGATTGACAAGACAAAGGCGATGGTTGCGAAACGGGTTCTGGATGGTAAGGAGTTCCATTCCTACTATCTACACAATGACCATCATGAGGCAATCGCCATAGTGAAGCCTCATGATGAAGAGGCCCCATTCATAATTAAGTTCGATCAGGCAACAGGAGATGGCCATAATATTGAAACGCCTGATGAGAAGTGGGTACTGAGGAACAAGCATCGCTTGGCTGGGTGGTTCGGTGTTCTCGTAAGAGGCGGTGAGTTCAGCATCATCCATATAGAGCCATTCCAATCAAAGGAGGAATGTGAGGCTGACCTGGATGCCGGTGGAAGGTGGAATAACACGTACTCAGTCTACATCGAGGCAGAGTTTTAGGTGTTAATTGACAGTGGCACATAACAACAGTAAAATGGCACATCAACCTACTATAGAAAGGAAGTCTTGAATGAATAGAAATCACCTAGGAGTGGCAGGAGCGCTCTTCATGGCAAGCATCGCAGCTACCAGCGCCAATGCGGATCAGCGAATGAGCCAGGAAGATATCAGACTGAAGTGTGAGGCCATGACACCTTATCGTACCCAGGATAGAACACAGACAAGTGTTATCAATGGGGCTATCAGTGTGGCAAGAGCACTTACAGGAGGCTATAACCCTGGATATGCAATAGAGAGCACGGCACGGGGCATGGTGAATGGTCACGTTGCTGACAAGCGGATGGCTGAACTAAGGCAGGCATCTGTCGAACGGTGCGTTGATCGGGAAATGCGGGCAGAACGCTTGCAGAGGCGGTAGGACGCCATGATGATGGATTGGGAAGACCTTGGCTTCTGGTTGCTGTGGCTTGCTGGGATGTTCTTCATCATAATGTATGCCTTGAGCCTAGCATGATGTGCTGAGGGGATAGAAATGATGAACACCGTCCTTAACTTCTTGATCCTATCTTTGGGACTTGTCGCCATGCTTGCGGGTTGGCTTGCATGGGAGCACAGCCATACACTAGGGGTGCCAAATCCAATACTGACCGGGGCGGATGTCGTACTGTTAGGCGTCGGCGCTTCGGCAATCCTCTACGGGGTGGGTAGCCTCATCGTGGAAACTCTTAGGAACGGAGATTAGCGGCTGAGAGAGGCTAGTGGGATGGTGCTGGTGCTGGAAATTTTGTGGTGCCAGTACTGTCCTACACCCATTGTCTGACACTTCCGCGTAAACACACGAAAATCCCACGTATACAGGCGCATTTTTTGTTGGACAAATGGTCAGAAATGGAGTACAAATATTGGCATGGGCACATTCTCTGACATACAGCTTTTCAGAATGCTAAGCGGGGCCGGGAACCGTTTGATCCAAGGAGTCCATTCTCCCCTTGAAGCTCCGATGACTTTAGTGGAGAACTGGCAGCGCTGCTATGCCAAGGCCCGTCAGGTGAAAGCGTCAGAGAGCGGGTCGAGCAGCGGTGCGGTGCGCTCCCATGTCAGGTATCTCCAGCACAAGGATAGCCACGAGCACGATGACAAGCTCGTGGCTGTTATAGGTGATCTTGATATGGTTAAAAGGTGGGCTGATAGGGAACAGCACTACCGTCTTATTATAGCACCTGAGTATGGGTGTCTCTTAGATATGGTACGTCTCGCTCGTGATGTGTGCAAGGAAGCATACAACAGGTATGGGCGGTTCGAGTATGCTGGGGCTGTGCATGAGAAGATGCAGAGCAATGGGAGACTTAATCGTCATATCCATCTTATCTTCAAAGACACGATCAGCCTTGGGGCTAACGCTCCGAAGCGTCTCTTTTCCACTCTTGGCTCAAAACATGCAACGATACAGTTTGAGAGGAAAGGTTTAAAATACCTTTCCCAAAGCATGGAGTTCTTGCATAGGCAAGATCTTCGGTATTTCAAAAAAGAGCTTTCGATTGAGGATGGTGATGGATATAGGTAGCCTAACGGGATTGGACTGGAGTTTTGTATACGATAGGCTTCTGTCTGTAGATGGTGCTGTTGCTGCTGTTGGTGGTGCAACGCTTCTATATGGAACAACGGCCCTCAATCAGTTCTTCTCAGGTGGGGCAAAGAACTGGCTGTCAGCATATGAAGCCATGAAGTCTGGTCTTTATGGCGACCCAAAGAAAGGTATTGTCTTTGGGCGCTATCGTCGTAGGCTAGTATGCTATGAGGGCATCAATGATGTTCTGATTATTGGCACGAAAGGCACCGGCAAATCTGTCTCTGTGTTCCTTCCTACCATACCATCCAATACCACACACGGTATGTTGATCTACGACCAGTCTGGCGGCTTATTTAATAAGACGAGTGGCGCGAGGGCTGAGATCGGGGATGTTTATCGCATCAATCCAGATGTGGAAGAAAGCGATTGCATGAACCTCCTTGATATGATACCGACAGATATAGAATTGGTATCAAGTCTTAGGGCTTTGTATGCTCCGTTCTTCGATGGTTCTACTGATATAGCTAAAAAGTCTGGCGGTGACTCACACTGGCCGAATGCAGGACACAAACTTCTTGTTTTCGGAACCATTCATGTCCTTCTTGGTGAAGATCCACAGATTAAGAACATACCTTCTATCCTATCCCTGATGTCCGACATTGTTCAATTCCTTGAGCACATGGTAAGATACGCGCGAGATCCTATGTGCCGTGATGTCGCTGTATCATTTCTTGGCAGCGGTCGCCAGTATTGCGGGAACGTCATGAGCAACGTGGATCAAGCCATGTCAGTGTTCCACGATCCAGCCGTTGCCAGAATTACATCATACAGCAGCTTCCATATCGAGGATCTTGCAACATCCAAGAAGCCGATCACGGTCTACTTGACTGCGCCCACTGTCAAGGTCAGGGGCCTTATGCCATACTATGTCGGCATCGAGCAGGCGATGAAACTGCATCTTATGAAGCATGAAGATAGATCATTGATGGGAAAGAAAAAGCTCCGGCCTGTAATGGTGCTAGATGATGAGGCTCAATCAACGAACAGGCCAGACATCAAGATCCTTCTCGTATCTCGTAAGTATGGTGTGCAGTACGTTTTTGGCGCGCAGAGCTATAATGGCATGAAGAAGATGTATGGGGATGATCTCGGCCTGTTCAAGACTAAGTTGTTGTTTAGGTCACCAGACGGTGACGATGACCTCAAGGCAATGTCTGCAATCAGTGGATTCTACAGGAAGAAAGAAGTCAGGTACTCTTCTGACAGTTCAAGCGGTGGAGGAAGGAAGAGTCAGTCATGGGAATGGAAGGATGCACCAAGGCTGACTGAGAGAGAGGTTGGTGAGTGGGGTCCATTTGGTATAGCGTTGCTTTCCGTCTTTGGGGTTAAGCCTGCTGTTATCAGGACGTTCGATGCTGAGCATGATAAACAGTTCAAAAGCCTGTTCAAGGAACCTTATCAATCTACCATCGCCAAGATTGCACGATCACCTTGGCATTCATATTCGAGGCCGATCATTGCGGTAGAGGCCAACAATACCATTGATGCAGAGGCCGATGACGTTGAGGATATTGATGATGCTGGCAGCACAGTTATGGTGGCGTTCTGATGTCGGATAACAAGAAACTTAGTCGTTCCATTACATTCAGGACGACAGATGAGGCTTACGAGAAGATACAGAGGCAGGCAGCAGAGGCTGGCGTTAATATATCGGAGTTCTCAAGGTTGAAGACAGAGGATGATCCAAGGGAAGGCATGAGGCATGACCTTTATTGGGGTAAGGAGTTCAGTAAGTCTGCGGTTGCCCTTTGCAATATCATCCTCATAAGGATGGGCGTATCGTTGGATGAAGTGAAAAAGATGCTCCCAGCGAAGAAGGCTGAACTCACAATGATTGAAATGGGCGATTCTAAGAAGGGAGAAGCCGATGCTGACAATCTATGATGCAATGCCTGATGCATTCCGAGAAGCGCTTAGTCAAGATCTAGTGACAGACCTTGCTATTCGTGACAACGGCCATGGGTTTATCACGAAGATAGGGGCTTACATTGATATCGGTGATGTCTCAGAGCATGTCGAGCCGATGCTTGCTCTTGCGGCCAATGATGCAGGAACTGTCATTAATGATGAATGTCCTGCCTTGGAGTGTCAGCTTCCGAACGGTGAACGCCTTGTGGGAAAAAGGCCAGAGATCGGATTGAACTGGACAACAACGATCCGAGTCCCCATGAAGCGCCGCCTTACATGGAATGAGCAAATTGGTTTTGGCACTGTCAGGGAAAGACAGGCAGAATGGATTGAGAGGCAGGTTTCTAATGGCAAGACCATATTTGTTGTCGGGCAACAGAATAGCGGCAAATCCACGCTTCTAAACACAATCCTTGGATCACAGCACTTCGACGACAAGGTTGTTGTCAAGATCGAGAAGCGAGTTGCTGAGATCATGCCTACGAAGATGTGCACAACATACGTAGTAAACGAAAGCTGCACGTTTTTTCAGGCACAGGAGAAGGGACTCCGGGAATCTGGAGACGCATTTATCCTGACGGAAGCTCGCAGCGGAGAGGATATGGTTGCTGTTGCGTCTGTCCTAAGAACTCGGCACCCCAGCTTCACAACCCTGCACGCAGCAGCCATAGAAGATGTTCCATTTACCATAGAGACAATGTTACGCGAGGCTGGGGATACTAGCCCAAGACAGTTCATCCATGAAAATATCGTCAGAACAATTGATTATTTTATCCTAATTGAGAAGAAGGAGGAAGGATATAGGGTCGTAACAGATATAGCGAGGCTTATCATGAGAGACGGTGTAGCCGTTAGAGAAGAAGTGGAGATATAACATATGCAGGAGAACGAAACATGGTAGACTGGTTGCTAACAAACTCATCACAGCTTCTTTCAGGGCTTTGCTACTTCTTTGCCGCAGTGCTTGCGGTGTGGGGTGCTGGGTCGGCAGGAATGAAGTTGATTGGTGACAATCACGGAACGGTACGAGACGTTACAACAATCCTTGGGCTTGCTGCTGTTGGTGCAACTCTTCTTTCGTTGCTTGGTGCCTACATTCCCACTCTTTTGAGTGGCAGCCCGTAACACAATGGAACAGCAGCGTTCCATACTGGACCGCTCGGACCTGTACTGTCCTGCTCCGAAGCTCTCGGGGCAGGCCAGTTACGGTGGAAAGGTCTTGCTGAGTACGTTCATTGTTTGCGGGTGCGCATTGCTTGGGTTCATGGCGCTGGCAATAGGCATGATCGCACTACTTAAGGCCATTGGGTGGACAGGATCAACATCGTGGCTGCTAATATCTGTACCAGTTGCCACATTCGTACTAACAATTTGGGTTCTGTCCTGGACATATAGAAGGAGGGATATCCTTGTCGTTCTTTGGGAAACTTATAAGATCGAAAAGAAAGAGCGTAGGGCCGAAGACAATGGATAGCCTTTATCCGTGGAGGTCCCTGCACTACGTTAATGGAGACAAATCTCTACCAGTCATCCTTGGCGACGGGGGAGAACTGTCAGCCACCATTGCATTCGCTGGTAAAGATCTAAGGACAAGTTCAGATTATGATCTGATTTGCTCGACGGGCGAGAACATTTCCATCATTGCAGATCTTGCTAGTGAGCAAGGCTTCTATACGCATCATGATCTGACAACGGCTCCTTCTGAGTATGCTCGTGCTCCGTGGTTCCGGGAACGCGACAACGATGTTGTTGTGACATCAAACGATGATGCGGTACCAATGGTCAGGCTCCTATCTGAGAAGAGAAGGGCTCGGCATAAAGGGCTTGTAGAGCCTGTCATCTTCCTGACTCTTTCCTATCAACCCCCAAAGCTTCAACTGAAGTGGTTTAAGCAGCTACTGTTTGGTGGCAGGAAGGCAAGGAAAGCTGAGACACACGTACAGGAAGCTCTCTTGAACTTCAATAACAGGGTTGAGAGACTGATTGGGCTATTATCCTCAAGGCTTGGCAGCGCCTACCGGCTAAACGCTGAAAGACAAATCGCATACTGCTATTACGTCCTTACTGGTATTTGGACAGAAAAGTCTGCACCGAAAGAAAGCGGTCTGCCATTCGCATATCTGATGCAAATTCAAAGAAACGACGATGAGGACGCTCACACATTCAGTGTACGCGCCGTTAATAGTGACGTTCACATTCGAGCAGTTACATTATACGGAATGCCGGAAGAGATACGTCCGGAATTTTTTGATGATATGTCCATGCTTGGGGCCGGAATGCGGTGGTGCACAAGAATGATCCTTGTTCCCCCTGCAATGGTCCGTGAAGAATACACCCAGCAATGGATACGCTACAAAAGCGGCATGATGGATATGCGGCAGAGCTTCAAGAAAGCTGTTACCGGAGAGGGAGAGGTAGACCCGGTACAGGAGGAACTGGCAAACGTTGCAAGAGAGGATGTTAAGGAGACTTCGAAGTGTGCCTGGGGAGCACAGCTTGTAAGTTCCGTCATTATCTATAGAACAAGCGCTGATCTTGCCGACGAGGCTGCCGACATGGTGGCTGAGTACATCACAAGAAAGAAGAAGCCATGCGCAGTAGAGGATGTTGGAATCAAGCTTGCATTTGCTACAACCGTCCCTGGATGTTCCGAGTACCACGCCTCTCGTGATCTTCTTCCTGACTGGCCAGCAGCAAGTTCGCTGCCATGCTCTGTTCCGTACACAGGTCCTGACTCAAGGGGTGGAATGACTAGTCTCAAGCAGTCAGTGGCGTGGCAGTTCACCATCAAAGATATTTTCCCCGCCAGGGTGGATTTCGGTAATGGTCAGAACAGGCACTTCAATATTACAGCACCTGTGAGGGCTGGCAAATCAACATTCCTGCAAAAGATTATCGCTGACATTCTTGCGAATATGGAAAACCCGTTCGTCTACCTTCTGGATGTCAATGTCAATCAGTCCGCATCAAGGATTGCATGTGAAGCAATGGGCGGCGTAGTGCTTTCATTCGGAGAAGGTACGGCAGCGGTCCAACCCTTCCGTGATATAGATGATTCGAAGCGAAGGAGTGTTGCAAAAAGATGGGTTAAGCAATGCATACGCGCTCATGGGTTCGATGATAGAAGACCATCGGTTGATAGACGAATTGAAGAAGCTTTCAACCTATTGGCAAGGTACGGTAAGGAGCATCGGACAACAGAAAACTTCATGCGCTTTGTTCAGGATTTAGAGATAAAGCAGTGCATGAGGCCCTTTGCAACTGGTGACTATGCCCCACACGTTGGCGGCAACAGGAACCTTATCGGCCAGCCGCCTTATGTCGTTGTGGACTGCACCGGGCTTATGAGCGGAGAGAGTGTTGATGAGCAATCGGCCTGCGTTATCTCTGCTTTGATCGACGAGATCACATTCACAGTATCGAAACACACCGGACATGTGCAGCTTTGCATTGATGAAGCGGCTCAGGTCTTCCCGTTCATTGGAGGCTCGCTAAAAACAGCGTACAAATCCTGGCCAAAGCAGGGGGGAGGTATTTCGCTCGTAATACATAACCCAAGCGACCTTGACGAAATGGGAGCGACGGGCCGTGTTATTACACAGAACGTTGGTGCATGGGTATGTCTTATGGATCAGAAGGCAAAGGACAACCCTGCATACGCGAAGCACCTGCAATTGACAGACTTCCAAATGGCTCTTCTTTCCGAAATGCGGAAGGGAGATTTCATGCTAAAGGTTGACACAAACGTAAGGGTGCTCCAGACAGACCTTTCTCCACTTGAAAGGTGGGTGTTAGGCCAAGGCGGACATGAAGCGTACCTGCTCGCTGAAAAGCTGGACAGAATATCGAACACAACTGACGAATATGGCATCAACTTGCTCAAGGAGGGCAATTTCTATGATGAAGCGAAGTGGATTGAAGGTCGTTCTGGCAGCAGCATCATTCACGGTCTTGCTGCCGAGTAGCGTTGCATTTTCTCAGACAATGCCAGTAGGCGGCGGTATTGGTGGCCTAGCCGACTCGATAGGAGGCGCGCTTGGTTTTGGTGGAGGGAGATCTACAAAGGCAGAACAGCTTGCACAGATTGCATTGCAAAAGCAGGAACTGTCAGCAGCATTACAGATGCTTGAGCATTTTGAAATTGGTAATGAACTTATGGGGATATTTCAACAATCCCTTGGAATTCAGAATGTTGTTGAAGAGGTAATACACTATGAGGTCCCAGGAGAGTTGACGCAGAGATATGAGATCATCAGTCCCGTTGAGCACGAGAGACTTACAAGAGAGCGTCAGGCATACATGAACGATCTTGACGCCGAGATTGCTGACCTTGAAGCGGCTCTTGTTCTTGATGAGAACCAATTCGAGTCATTGGCTGTTGGCATAGAAAGGATTCAGGAGCCACGCTCCGACAAACAAGCCATACAGGCACAATTTGTAGCCGATCAAGCGCGCCTTGAGCATGACAGACGCAAGGCTGCAATTGAGATCCTTCGGAACAAGCGAGAAGACTTGCGCAGGCAAATCGAGGAAGCTCACAACAACTCACAGGCTGCCGCGCTTAAATGCATTGACAGTCCCATTGACGTTAAGTGCTAGTGATGGAAATCGAGAACGGGAAATTTGTATTGCGGACCTTGCCCTCCAGTCGTTCAAGGAGGGCTTGGCTCGCCCGTAGATACGCAAATCTAGCGCTTGAGGTCATAGCAAGAACCGCCAGGACAATTCTCGTCATGGCCACAGCCGTATTCGGGACTACCATGCTTTGGTATGATCCGCTTCACGTGCCGTGGCTGATTGTCATGGCTGGACTGGTCATAATGCTTGCATTCGTTCATAAAATGTGTCATACAGTAAAAAGAAACAGGATGTTCTAATGGACCCGTCACTCGCATCACAAACCCTGGCGTCTCTTGAAGCTCTGACTGTACAGGTTTCTGAAGGTCTTCAGGAATGGTCATGGGTTGTATTCACGGCCTTCACGGTTTTCACTGTACTGACTGGATACGCGAAGGAAGCGGCAAAGGGGAACCTGCTGCCAACGGCATTCTTTGGTGAGCAAACAGTACATAAGTTCATCGCCGGTTCTCTGATGATTGGGTATTTCGCACTTGCAATGCCGTTCATGGAGGTTGTCAGGGAAGCGGGCATGACACTATCCGGCTCGGATCAAGGGACAGTGCCGATTGGTGAGATTTTCAGGCAGGCAGATACTGTCACTGAGAGAATTAACGCTACGATTGACTCTTTCCAAAGCCTTGGATGGATGGACCAACTTAAGGCAATACCTCAACTCATGTCGTTAAGGATCATGGGCTGGTTCGTGCACGTGATATATATATTCATAGCACTAATATCGTTTTGGGTATACGCAAAGTTCCTCATGGGATACATGGTTGGCGGGTTTTTTATTGGCGGCGTATCCGGAGAGACGACAGAGCACCTTGGTAAGCAATCCTATTTCTATGTCATCAAGTCAACTCTCCCGCTCTTTCTTCTTGCGGTCTTACAGGGATACAGTGCAAACCTTCTCAACAGCACTGTCACCCCATCAGGGATCATAAAGACCGCAGAGATATGGGCGATAATGTGGACGCAGCTTATCGTTCTTTTCCTCTGCATCGTTGCGGCAATGGTTCCGACTGAATGGATGAGCGGAATTGCAAGCATGTCTGGAGCACCATCCCTGTCTAGCCTGCCAAGAACTATGGGAGGCATGGGCGGGTCTGTAATAAACGCCTTGAGGTCTTCGACATCTTCAAGAAACTCAATCTCAAGTAGTTCATCTGGCGGTGGTGGTTCACTACCATCACCAGCATCTGGTGGAGGCGGCGGTAGGGCAAACGGTGTCCCAATGCTTACCTTCAATCCATCACGTAGAACACCTTAACAAAGGAAACGGAGAATTCATATGAGAAACAAAGTAAGCGATGATAATGAATTAGGTAAAAAGCTTCTTTCCAATGAGCAACTAGGTAAGAGGATAAGCAGCCTTTCATGGGTGGTCGGCGGACTGACCTTAGCCGTAGTCGCAACGTCAGCAGTGAGCTTTGCGAACAACAAAGACAAGCCGCTCCTTCTCTACAATGGCGTTGTCTTGACTGAATATAAGAGCGTCCTAGAGAACCTGACAGAAGCTGAAAGGGCTCTCATTGCCAAGAGCACATATGAGGGCTTGAGGCGCAGAACAGGCATAGCAAAAGTTGACGGAGAGCAAGTCGGCGCATGGCTTAGTAACATCACTCCAAATGGTGTCAAGGCATGGCAGGCAACTGGAGATAGGTGGAAGAAAATCAATTTCGTACAGCCCGGTTTCAGTCGAGCCGTTAGAGTTCTGTCCACGCAGCCAGACTTGGTTACACCTTATGCCTTCACGATCAACGCTATCGAGACAGAGGCGGAAGTTGGGAAACCATTAGCAAACAAGTCATACAACGTCAGGTTAACGCTATTTTTCACAGACCCTGAAAAGGGAAATGGTTTCATGCTGGATGGGATCGCACTTCATAACGAAGAGGAAACGAAATGAAAAAGCTGCTTTTATCTGTATCGGCGCTGGCTATTTTAAGCGCGTGCGCCTCGAATGAGGAACCACCGTCTTTCGCTCACTCTGCCCCGCCACCGGCTCCCGTCAATGGCGTGCTATCAACGGGCGTAACTCTGCCTCTTATTCAAGGCATCTTCTCTTCTTCACGCAAAGAGCGTCGTTCTTCTCCAGGGGTTAAGCGTCCTGTCAAGAGTGAAATGTCCGGTCCAACATGGATACCGGAATTCAACCCTGACAGTGAGTATGTCATACCAGTCCAAACGACCAATGAGACTGGCACAAGAATGGTGCAGCAGGTTCTCGTTACATCCGATCTCCCCGCTGGCCTTGGAACTTGCGCAACAAAGGGTGTGCAAGCAACTCATGTCGGGAACGGATTCGCTATCACTCTCTTCCCAGGTGCTCCTGTCGGAAGCGAGCAAACTTGCAGCGTACAATTTGGCGGTATGACAGCAAAGCTGACTGTTAAGGCTGTAAGCAAGAAGTCAATCTCCGAAGTTCGGTTCATTGGAAGGAAGAAGCGCGGCGGATCTGGCGACTTCCCATCCGGTGTTTGCCAGGACGCCAATTACACTGTCTCGAAGATTGTTCCAGAGGGGCCGCTTGGAGCGTGCACTATCGTTGATGCAAATGGAGCCGGGACAGCCACCTACATCAAATTCCCAGGAAACGTACAGCACCTTCCGATTGTCGAGACGGATGACGGCGGACAGTTGAGACTGGCGAATTTCAAATATTCGAGACTTCCAAGTGGCGAACAGTTGCTCCGTATTCAGGGATCGGTAAGGCAAGCGCGCCTGACCTACCAGACTGGAGAGAGCATCTATATGACAAGGGGCAGGTAAAATGGCTAGAATGATCAAGGGCGTTGTGATTGGAACGGGGCTTGTTGCTTGCCTTGGCCTTGGAGTCGCGGCGGCAGCGTATGGGGGTGGCCGTCTCTTTGGCTTCTTCGGAGGCGATGAGGTCAAGAAAGTGGAAGTTGTGGCTCCTCTCAGCGTGGAATATGGGGATGAACCTAGACCAGAGCCGGAACCGAAACCAACACCTGAGCCAAAGCCAAGGCCGACAGCCTCTGAAAGAATTATAAGAGCGTCACAAGAAAACAGGAATACGCAGAACAAGAAAGATCCAGAAGAAACCCTAGCTGAGAAATTCCTGGCGCGCGTAAATGCAGGAGAAATGCTTACGTTTGGCGATAAGATAGAGAGCAGGGAGGGTGGATTTTCTGACGGAACGTGTTCAACATTGCGGCCATACAGGGTACGTGCCATTATCTCTGACAATGCAACAACGGATCAGCCTGGAATGGCATACGGGATGGTAACTGAAAACGTGCAAGGTGAAGAGAGCGATGGCAGTCCATGTGTTGCTGTCCCTGCCGGTTCTGTCATAACGACCATGGTGGCTCAAGTAGGAGAATACGCCACCAACAGAGCGGACGTGATGGTAGAGAAGCTATGGACGACAGACGGAACAGAGATCGAGATCAAGCAGCCTGCAAAGCACGTTGATGGAGTTCCTGGCGTTGTAGGTGAGGCTAACCATCATGTTTGGAGCAAAACCCTGGCAATGGTTGGCGCTATTGCATTCAGAGGATTTGATAACATCACAAGCATTGGACAGTTCAATACCGGGCAAGCCACTGACCCGATACAGGATGCTATAGCCAAGAAGTTCAACAGGCCATCGGAGATCAAATTCGAGCGTGGCGTTGCCGTTGAGTTCGATCTGATGCCAGTAACTACACCTGGATACTAGGGAGATCGGGGGATGAGTAAACGCGAGAAACGGTATGTCGAACAGAGGGGTGAGGACATCGTTGGCTCTATCGGTGCAAGGCGCATTCCACCAGACAAGATCGAGTGGATTGCGTCAGAAGCCAAGCGCACAGGACGAACACAACGAGCGCTCATTGAGGACATTATCGAGAGCTTCCTGAAGCACAGAAAGGGGCTAAAAGACAGATTCTCATATACGGTGCTACCGAAGCATACGGGCAAGATTTTCCGCGTATTCCTCCGCGCAGATCTGCTTTATGACGCACTTGAGGCTATTGAGGAAGACGGAATTTGCAACGGCGACTTTATAAATGCTGCTATCGATTACGAAATTGCGAAGGGATGTCGCTAGAGCCTGAAAAATCTGTTCCATTTGTGCTTGAAGAGAAGATGATCTTCAGGCACTATGGGGCAACTACCTACCACAAATGAGGGTGTTATGACATCGACTGGATTTTCGGTAGAAAGGCAGCGAGGAAAGAGCACAACAAGAACAAAACGAAAAACAGGGGAAGTTACTATCGAAGTATCTTTGGGTGATTTTCCAGTTGAGATCCATCAAGAAATAAAGGATTTTTCGTCAAGAGACATGACCGTATCAAGTATTTACTCTGACGCAATTCGGAAGCTGCGCGCCGATCTTGATTCTGGAACAAAATTTCATCCAATTAACATCCCCAATGGAGGAAAAGACATTAAGATATGGATCTCGGAAGAGGCCAAGGAGGATCTACGATACTTGGTGTTTAAGTTAGCTGGATTTCACAAGGAGGTTGTTTATTTCGCGGCAACTCGCTGGCTGGAAGATGAGCGGAGCAAGTTCAACAAAAGGAGGAATGCTCAAGGCGTAGCGCCGTAGATCTCGCGCAACTCCTGCTGACGTGGGCGTGCGACCTTCGGAACATATTTCTCTCTCACAGGTCCACGCCCCACTATCTCCTCCTGCATCTTTCTCTTCAGCGCTTTCTTGTCTATTATGATAAGCTGATGGTACCTTTTCTTCTCCAGAACCTTATCATTGTGCGCCTGGATCTCTGATATTGTCTCTTGGTACTTGTCGATCAGTTCCTTGAACTTCTCATCATCCCCAGCATTCGCAGCTTCCGCAGCTTCGATCTTCAGCTTGGCCAGCTTTCTGTAGTAGCGCGACTTTGCCTCCTGTGTCGCCTTGCCCGCTCTGGCCTGCGCCCACTCCATTTCCCTGCGTTCCGCAACGGTGCGCGGGTTGAATCCGAGTGACTTAACTGCCGCATCAAGATCGCTGATCTCTTCCTGTCCCATGACAGGATCACCTCTCTGCGTTCTGACACCTTCCTTACGCCACAACCAGGACTGCGCGATGTTCCTTGCAATCAGCGGCATAAGCGCCATGGCCATTCCGGCAGCACGGTCATCTCTGTATGCGCCAAGGAACTCAAGTCCACGGCCCCACGCAAGAGAAACAGGGATGCCTCCAGCCTCCTCCATTGTACGAGGAACGATCTTGCCCATGCCAATTCGATCCGACATATCGATACCAAGCGCACGAACCGGACCATGCAAAACCATCTCTGCCGCGAACGGAGAGCCTGTAAACTCGTCAACGTCCTTTCGGATGTTCGCCTTAAGATCCTCGTCAATGCCGCTCCACCACTTCCAAAACAATTCCAAGGCCCACATGGCGTCATCGGATGCAGGCAGGCCACGCAACCCACCAGCCCCGAGCAAGGCGAACATCATCATGGCCCACGTCGAAAAGCCCTTTTTGTGCAGAACAGCAGTCTTATAGTGCAACTCCAGAGTGTTAAGGATGAATGGCTTGAACTGTAAAAAAGCCGCGCCCATCTTGCGCATGATTTTCGCACGGTTGATCTTCCCGGCGTCGTACTGCGTCTCATCGACAATGAACTTTGCGTACTGGAGAGCGAAATCTGTCCCCAGAGCCGTTGGTGTGAACAAGACTTCCTGAGCAAGCTGCTGATCTCTCAGTATATCCTTTGCCTTCGACTCGAAGTTCGGATCTCTCTTGGCAATACGGTATGCGGCTATAAACGTCACCAGCCGGTTCGCCCTCTCGCTCAGAGTTTGCGGGATCGCCATTCCGTCAACAAACCCCCTGGCTGCCTCGCTGATCTTGCTGGAGGACGACTTCGTGTTGTACGCAACCCCTACGATATCGTGCATGGCAAGTGGAACAAATTCCCCCTCATCCCATGCCTGCTTGAGAGCATTGCGAACGTCTCTTGGGGCTTTGTTCGGATTGAAAATCTCCTTTCCGTTTCCGAACATCAAGGCTACATCCTTGTACGCCCTGGCAAGTTCAAACTCAACACGAGCCGGATTTGAGAATAAGCTCAAGTACGGCCCGCTGATCAAAGGAACCTGTGTCAAGTTTGCTACCGCATTGGAGAAGTTGCCGGCAAGAAACATGATGAACCCTGTCTGCCTGAGGGCTGCAAACTCCTCTTGCGGGTTGTTCACATAATCGCGGTAGTCGTTGGCGTATCTCAGTTCTCTCGGCTTGTTCTTCGGTATCTGCTTGATCGCATTTTCCCAATCCGCATGATGCTGCCGGCGAGCAAAGAACCCGCTGAAACTCATGACATAATCGGCAATTGCCTTCTCTATGTCTGTCGAGTAGCCGGGGATATTCTTGGCACCGAGAAAATGCTTCCTGAAGCCCTTGGATTGCGCCTCTGCGAACAGTTCCTGAACTTTGTTCTCAAGGTCTGGACCCTGTAGCTGAGTTAGTTCCGCAAGAACGTCACGCTCACCGATCTTCCTGTTATCCTCATTCGAGGCTACCTGGAATGTCCGTATGTCGGCCCCAGGATATTTTTGCTCAAGTTCCCTCTCCTTGGCCGCGATCTCAGGCAATCCGCGATATCTCTTCCATGCACCCCTTACTCCCTTCACCTCGAAAACTTCCGAGTGCAAGGTGGTTTTCTGACCCGTCGCCGGGTCTACCTGTTCCGCGACGACGACCATGTTTCCGAATCTGGAGAAGGGGATATATCCTGTGCGTTTGGCTTGACGGATATCGTTCAGAAGTGCGGCAAGCGTCCTGAGCTTCTTTGCCTGCCCCCTTGGCGTTCCAGGAACAACCAAGGCCATAACCTGTGCGGGTGTGTTCACAACGGCAGGATCAAGACCGAAATCCCTGACAATCTGATCCCGGTACTTATCCATGGCGAGATCCATCATGGACCTGACGCTTCTATACGCCGCAACCTCTCCAGCATCCAAGGTTACGGTTTCCCCTGCCTTCATAAGACCTGTATCTTGGGCCGCTGTAACGGTAATCGTTCCGTTTTGCGATGCCTGGAAAACACGCTGCGTCAGCCTGCCAAGTTCAAGAACCTTGTTTACCTTTTCCTTTCTTGAAGAGGAAAGTTCACGATATTCTGTGTACTCCTTTCCCAATTCAGAGATCGTCTTGTCGCGTGTGGCAAACTGCTTTTTGGCTGCTGTGTACACCCTTGCGAACGATCTGGAAAACGCAGCAACTGTGCGTGGCGAGATCGTCCAGAATCGAAGAAGCCCCATGTCATGGGTGAACTGGAAGTCCCCTCTTGATACCCTTGCGAACTTTGTTTCAAGAGCCTTGCCACCGCTCGAGTCTTTAAGCTGTCCAAGAGCCTGTCCGATAAGAGTCTCTGACCTCTCTCTTTGAGCCTCTGTATCCCTTGGCCGTGAACCAATCTCTCCAGACTCAATGCCAGCGTAAACATCGCTTGCAGACATAAAACCATTACCACGCAAGGCGCTATCTAGAGCCGATAGAAAATCTTTGATCTTCTGATAGATCTTCGCAAATATTCCAGTAGGTTGATTGATCCCCGCACTGTAATCACCAAATTGTTCCGCGATGACCTCTTCGATAATAGCATCTTCCGTCAAACTCTCGCCAGCATAACGATCCCGCACATCGGCCAAGGCCCGCTTGTCCGCCTTTGCCTTGTTCACGAGCGCTTGCCATTCTACCGGCTTGAACAATCCAAGACGTTTCATGACGTGGATTGTCTCGTGGCTCATCACCTGCCAGTAGTTATGATCGCCTTGCAGCGCAACTTCGATCAGGTTCCCGGTTGTCCTTCCAACAGCGACCGTGCTGTCATCAATCGCCTTCTTGCCCTCGATATCAGAGATTGCATCCGGAGTCGAAACCTCGATATCCGTCAGCCCCCTTCTATCAAGCCCTTCCCGAAGGGCGGCATTAACGGCATTGCGTTTCTCATCGTACTTCTTCGTTGTTGCCTTTTTCTTCGGTGCCTCTTCCGCACTTTCGATCTTTGTGGGCTTTGCTGGCTTCTCTACTCTATCAGGCGTTGGCTCCTGTCTCGCCTCAGGCTCTTTCCTGATCTTCGAGACAACTTTCTTAACCTCAGAGCGAGCCTTGCCAATTCTTCTGTAGCCCCATCCGCCAGTAACCTTTTCTGCCTCGAAAGGCCCTTCCTCCTTTGGGCGTTTCTTCCAGGCACGTTGCGCAAAAATGGCCTTGGCGAACGGTTCTCCGCTATCACTGACGGTTACACCTTCGGGGATATTAAGCTCTTTGCGTCGCTTTGCAGCCCTGGCTGCTAAATCTTGCGTGACTTCCCTTTTATCGCTCTGTGCAGCATTGTCGCTTGCCCCAAGCCCACGGTCAGCATCGGGGCTGCCTTTGTCCTCAACATCTCCCCTGCTGCCGCTACGTTCTTCCTCGCTTCGGCCTTGTGGCTCTTTCCTTTGTCCGAAAAGAACTTCTTGATCTTTGCCATATCTTTTCTCCTGTTGTTGCTTGATAGCGTCTTGAATTTCCCTTGGGCTTCTTGCTGGATCTCCAAACATGTTCGATCCAGGCTTTGTTTTCATCGCCTCTTCGACATAAGAACCAAAGGCTTCTCCCATTCTTTCCGCTGAGACAGGCTTGGTCCACTGCCGATTGTCCCGAAACATCAAGCTAAGAAAGCCCTCTGTTACAGGATCAATTGCCTCTCCAGTCAGCAGATCGCGTTGCTCAACGAACTCAGCGACGTTCCTGTTATCAGTCCTTGCCCGACGAACGAGATTGACTGCATCGATGAGCTTTGATGTTTGGTCAACATCGGGGTTAATGCGGCCATCGGCAGCAGCCGCCCGCATCTTCGCCCACTGAGGAGCAACGCTCTGAATTGCCTTTGAGATAGAGAGTATCTGTGAATCGGTTGCCTCGACAAGAGACTCGACAAGCGCCGTATCTCCATATGCCTTTGCAAGTATAGCGGCTTCTACGCGCCTTAAGCCCGCCTGATTGAGATCGCCTTTGGAACCAAACAGTTCTCCACGATCTTCGGCTGGTACGACACGACTAATGAAGTCCCTGACAAATGCCCGGTTACGAACATTGGAAATCTCGCCGCCCTTGTACTGGTCTAGCATTCCCTCCGGCATAGACTCGATATCGATAAAAGCTTGCTCTGTAGCAGACAATCTAAGCTTGGTGTCAACATTAGAGCCCCTGGCAAACCTCATGCGCTGTTCTGGAGATGTTTCCCCCTCGCGCACCCTCACGAGAACAGGACGCATCATCCCTTCTACAGGGTATCCACGTTCCTCAAGATACGCTCGGTATTCATCTGCCGTGCCAGAATCATATGCTTTCTTGAGAGCAAGAACTCTGCCATTTCCTGATTCGACAACATTGTCTCCACCAATAATCGGAGCGCCATCATCCGTCTTTGGAGACTGGTCAAGCCATTCCGGGTAGATACGTCTTGAAATGGCATCAATCTGCTGTGAAGACATGACACGTGAGCGGTCACGCGGTTGCAATTCTTGCGGATAGTCAGGATTTACCCTGCCTGCCATATCCTGTGACGTAATCAGATCATCAGCTTCCACAACCTTGTACGTAACCGGAACCTTCGTTCCACGTGGAGTTCTCGCCGTTCCTCTTGCGACAACGCGGTCTGCTTGATCTGCTGGTGTAGGTTCTGGTGCAGTTGGCTTTGATGTTGCGGCCTCAATCTCGGATGGCGCAACGATCTCTGGATTGCTGCCGACAATCTTCTCACGGACAAGCTGAGGAAGCTTTGACCACTCAATACCAGCATAGACCTGAGCACCCCTATTGGTCATGCCATCTGTAGAGTACCCGCTCCTCTTCAGGACGGATCGCCGGTTGGTCCCGTCAGCGTTATCCCACCATGATTTCAGGGCGTCTTCTTTGACCTTGGTTTCTTGCGCAATGGCTTCCTGTCGTTCTCCTCCTCGAACTCCCTCTGCCTCTGGCCTTTCTCTCGTTGCTTGAGCTTCTTGCCTTTGGGTTTCTGCGCCAACTACTTGCCCTTCCTCTGCCTCTCTTTGGACTTCTGTATCGCGTACTCTTGCTTGTATAGGGCCTGCTTGCCCTTGCCCGTATTCGGCTTGGTCCCCAGCACCTTGCCTTCTCTGGACACCAAGACCGCCTTGCTGCCTCTCTCGCGTATTGTCACTTTCCTCTACCCTTCCTTCTGTCCGATCTCGAATGAAGTCTGGCAAAACCGTCAATGACGGCATGGCTTGCTCAAAGCTCTTCGTGATGAGTTCGCCATCTCTCGTCAGTATCTCAACGTGGCCATCCGTCGCATCGTTGATGGTGCCATCAATGGTGTCGCCGTTGTCGTCTTGAAGAGAAATGTAGGTGCCTACATTCGGTAGCCCAGCCTTCTCCAATGCGGTGTTGGCCTTGCCCGTACCAACAGCATCGGCCATGACCTCACGGCCTCTTGCTATGTGTTCCGTCTGTATCGGTGAAGCCTGATCCTCTGGCGTTACGCTGGGGGCTGAAGATTGCTCTTTGGCTCGCTCTCCTACAACCGGGTCAGGCGTCCAAGGCGTTCCAGGCTCCCATCCTGGCTCAACTTCCCTGATCGCGTCAGACGCAAAGCCGTGAAGATTACCGCTGCCATCCCTAAAGATACGGCCACCGCCAGGATCAGCCGGCCCTTCGATACCTCTGAAAATCTTACCATCGGTTGTCTCTACCGTTACCTTCTGCCATTGACCTTCCAATGAAAGCCAATCTTTCAGGGTGTTCTCAGCGTCAGCCTCTGTCGTTATCCGCTTCCACCCTTCTTCAATGACTCCATCATCGTCGGGATAGAATGTGCTCGCAACCCCTTCTCTATCAACGACTCTACGTCCGCCATCAGGGAATCGTTCCGTCTCGGTTCCGTGCCATGGATCTTGTCCTGGGAGAGTAACTGTAACAGGTTTTCCCTCCACTTTTGTCGCGCCTTGATCCGCCGCCTCAGCCGGTGTTTTCGCTGGAGTCTTTGCTTCATCTCCTGGCTTTTCAGATCCCTTGCGAGCACTCTCTTCCTCCCTCAGTTTCAACTCTTCCGCTGCGAGTTCCTTTTGCACGTCCTGTAGTGCTGGAGGCTCACTTGTTCTTCCGCCGACACCTCTTCCACGTGTAGCGGCAAGAACGGCTGCACGAACCGACATTCCGGCTGCACCACCAAGAACGCCTTCGTAGATCGTTCCGTCAAATATCCCGCGATCCTTGTTGTATTGTTGCTCGATAGCGTTTTGCGCCATCTGCTGTACAGCCTCGACAACGCCTTCCCCGACACCGGACTTGAGGATATCCGCTCCATGCTTCAGAAGCGCTTTGCGGGCATGCGGCGGTATCTTGCGAAGGATGTATTCCGTGGAGAGCGTTCCAAGCGCCCCCGGTCCTGCCCCCTGTACTGCGAACTTGGCGGCTTCCTCGCCTTCAAGACCTGCTTCCTTGGCCCTTGTCAGTTGCTCATCGATCCCCTGCAATGCGCTCGCGGACAAGACGCCAGGAGTTCCGAGAACAAGACCTTGAGCAACAGATCCAGCCGTAGAACCGATTGCACTAGCGATATCAAGAGCAAAACCGACTTTTCCCTCTTCGTATCCTGGGGTGCGCTTAAGTCCTTCCTCGACAGTTTTCTCTATGGCAGCACCGGCCTTGTATGCCGCCCGTTCTTCTAGTGGCTTTGGCTTCACGGCCTCGAACTGCTGCAAGAGCTTATCCGGGTCTGTAACGCCTGCCTTGGCATTGTTGATTGCGATATCGAGTGCGGCTTTTTGCTCCTTGTTCAAGCCGTAAATCCAGCTTTCCCTGTATCCCTCCAGTTCCGCAATTCCCTCATCGCGCGTAGAAGGATCTTTGAGCTTGGCAGCAACATCCCGCATCATGGGATAGAGGAGCGTCTTGTTGGCCTGCACTTGATTGGAATACTGGAGAGCGCCAAGGCCCTTAAGCGGAGACGCGACCGCAGCTTTCGTCCCGGCCTTCGCAATCTCCTTCCCGGCTTCTCTTGCAAACCCTCCTACTGTCGGAACCTCACCAACGTACCGAAGGCCCTCGATAGGAGACGCGGGGGCAGTAGAAACCTTGGGTGCTGGTCCTACATGCCTAAGACCCGGTATGAGCGGGATATCGACTTCTGTTGCCATCCATCCCTGCTATTTCTTGCCCTCGACTTGGAACAACTGACCTCGGAATACAACCCACGAACCTGGAGAAGCATTCTTCACAGCCCACTCGGCCTGCTCTTCTGTTTCCGCCATATAGGGGCTTGCCTTGTTTCCCTGCCCCCTTGGAGGCTCAAAGCCTGTCGTATCATCGCCCTTCGTGGAAGTTGCTGGAGCGTCAAGAACTCCTGGTTGCTCAACTTCCGCCACGCTTTCCTGAGGGCTTTCCTCTGCCGGGCGTGCACCACGGCTTCCAGGAACGTCGATACCGAACTGATCCGCAAGACGCTTCTTGGCGGCTTCCTTCTTGTCAAGCATTTCCTGTGTCGGGCTTAGCCGGAAGACTTCTCCGGGATCAACTTCATCCCACGCCATATCGTCAAGCTTTGATACATCGGACAGTGAGACCTTCTTTTCTGGACCGTCTCTTCCAAGGAATTCTGCAACCTGAGCATCAGTTGCGTCTTTCCCGTACTTTGCAACAGCCTTGAACCTCGCCAGCTTCAACGCTGTCGGTTCCTTGTCTCCACCAGACGTTCCACCTTTTGCCCTCATCTCCCTGACATACGCAGAAACCTCTGCATCGGTTGCGTCACGGCCAAGTTCTCCTTTCAGTACCTGCCGTGCCTCATTGATCAGAGCCGTTGCCTTGACTCCACCTCCTCCAGACCCCTTACCACCTCCCCCTTTCGGCCTAAGACTGGCTGACAGTCTCAACCTCCTCTCGTGAGAAGCCTCTTGCAAGCCCAGCTTCTCTTTCTCCCACTCTCTTTCCTCTCCAACCAACTCTCTTTTAAACTCTCTTTCTTTCTCAGCCTCTCCAGACCTGAACGCCCTGTCTTCCGCAGTAAGTTGTGCTTCCCTTTGAGCTTTTAGTTGGTCCATATAGGCTTCGCGTTTGGCCATGATGTCATGCATCGCCCCCTTGGCGTAGCCTTCCATAGCCCCGCCAGCAAGGATACCCAAAGCCTGTGCGACGTTACTGAGACCGACCATCTAGACTCTCCTGAGGCCCGGAGGAGGAGTGTTTTGTACCACCTGTCTTGGCTCCGGTTGCGATGTCGTAACGCCGGATTTGTCTGCACGGCTTGCGACTTCCGAAATTCCAGGCAGAAGTTCATCTATCCTGCCCTCCTTCTCGGCTTGCATCATCGCGTCCATGTCTGCCTTGTAGGCTTCCTGATTGCCGCCATGCTCTGACACGTACATAGACATTCCGACCTGGAGTGCTTTCCCCATTTCGTCTTCCGAGTATGCCTTGATGCCAGCGTTTTCCGAAAGCTCAGCAAGATCCTGCACAACCTCGGTTCCGGCGTGCATAAGAACGTCTGGTGGAATAGGCTTTCCTGCTGCCTCTGCTGACTGAGCCAACTGACTAACGACCGTGCTGGCAGCCGTTCCAAGTGCCATGACCGGATCTTCAATGCCGCTCAGCATTCCCTTGACATCATCGATCAATGGTGGCTCGCCTTTCGGACCACCTTGCGTTCCGGTGTCGTACATGATGCGGTAGTAGTTCTCCATGAACTTGCCGTACATAGCCTGTTCTTCCGGAGAGACGTTTGTTTCCTGCTCATCCTGAAACTGTGGCTCTTCTTGCGCAGCAGCTTCCGACAGGCCAGGAGCGGCCATCGGGTCCATCTGCTTATTCCTGTTCCTGTTGCGTTGTCTGTTGCGCTTTCTGGCCATCAAGCCCACCGTTTCACTATGCGGCCCGCCGCGTCATCGTAAACATATCTCTCGACTGGAGGACGGGTAACAACAGGGAACGAAACGCTTGGCTGTGGATTGCCGTAGTTCGCCGCCGTTCTCCTAGCCCTTGCTTCCTCGATAGCGAGCCCTGGGTTATCGTCGCCTTCCTTCTTGAACAGAGCGCCCATTGCTGGACCGATCTGTGGACCGATTGCCCCGATCATTGCAACACGCTCCATCTCCGTGAGCCCGCCCCGTAGTGCTGGCTGAGCGGCACCAAATCCTTGAGCGGCCATTTGAGAAGATGGCAGAGCGTATGTTGCGTTCGTAACACCCTGTGCCGCCTGGGACTGCATTGCGCCGGCAGGAAGAGCGGCACCGAGACCTTGCGCGGACGACATCGGGCCTGACACCTGACCTGGAAGATCAGCGCCATACCCACGCATGGCGGCTGTTGACTGAGAGAGACCTTGTGGGCCTGTACCTGGAGCGGCACCTCCAGCAGGCATTCCAGACGCGGAAGCTTGTGAAGCAACAGAAGCGCCAGTAGCGGGGGCCATCAAGCCAGTCAGTGCGCCAGCGGCACCACCCAACGCTTGTCCCATGAGAGAGCCGCTTATGGCACCCTTCATGCCACCTGTCACGCCACCCAAGGCGGCACCTGCTATTCCTGAGTAGCCGGCGTATGTTACCGCCTTTCCCAAGACTCCGTTGCCAAGGACTCTCCCAACGGTCCCGGAGAACCCTCCTGCGAAAAAGGGAATGCCAGCCATTCCACCAACGGTTGCAACGACGGCGGCAATAGGCAGTGCGAAGGGGGCGACCTTCTTGACGAACTTGCCGACGCCCTTGAAGACCTTCTTCACGCCCTTGAGAAGCCCGGACATCTCAGAAATTCTCCGGTCTAAACTTGTTTAGCATAACACCGCACTCATTATACCCAAATCTTCTGTAAATCACAGCCAGTCTTTTCGGATCGCCAATAATATCGGTAATTCCAAGATCAATCCTTTTGACCCGCTTGTGTGACCACGCCCATTCCTCGAATGACTTCAAAAGCATACGAAAAGCAACAGGGTCGTTATACGCTCTGGCGATATAGAAGAACAGATCCGTCGCCCTGAAATCCTTTGCGACATGGTAAATTCTCTCCATAACACCAATAATCAAACCCTGTACTCCGTCATCGTCCCATACATAGAGGCAGGTACCGCCTTCTCCTCTAACGCTCGTTCTTTGGAGGGTAGCAAAGAGAAGTTGGCTGATTGCGCCACTCTCAATCGGATAATCCTTGTAGTTCCCAATCCTGTGAGCCTCTTCAAGAAGAGAAGCCATGATTGGGACATCCCTATACTCAGCCTCTCTTACCAAGCCACACCTCCAGCCCTCATCATGGAGGCGATTACGTTGCTTTGATGATCACGAGCCTGTGAAGCAAGCGTGATGTAGTAGTTCCTGGCGTCCGCTGGTAACTCAGGGTTTGCTGTGATCTGGCTTATGGCCGAGTTCCAAGCTGTATTTGCATTGGAAAGAGCGTTTAAAGCGCGTTCACGATCAGCCGCAGTGAGATCCATTGCGGCAAACCTCTCTTGCATGGATCTTTGCAACGCTGACTGCTGCCCCTGGAATGCCTGTTCACGGCTTATAACCTCATGCGTCTTCAGCCGATCCCAATAGGCCGCTTGCTCCTGTGCCGTAAGTTGCTGCTGCCTGTCCAGTGCCGCTTGCGTAGCTGCGTGTTCGAACCCCCTTGTCTGAATTCCTGTTTCATGGCCGAACTGCGCCGTCTGCTGTTTGGCCTGATGAACCTGCTGGGCCTGCTGTGAGGCAATTGGGACTGCCGCATTGTACGCAGCCGCTTGGGCAGCCTTGATTCCCATTGTGCTCTGGCCAAGCCCCACCTGCTGAGCCTGCTGCAATCCTTGGGTGCGAGCCTGCTTCTGGAGTGGCGAATTGACCTCCATCATCCTTGTCAGGATTTGATCTACATCGTCGCCATTCGGTGGAACGGTAGCCATCTTTATATACCGATCTGTCTACTGCGCGAGTTGAGCGAAAATGCCATGTGCACGCTATTGGCGAAAGTCGTCAAGTAAAAAATGCAAAACAACCTTCTAAATTGTTCTTTGTTATCATGGACTTGTAAAAAAGTTTGAATTTTTGTGTTGACTTTTGCAAAAAAATCACGCATTCTCCCCGGCGAAGTCGAGCAACGCGAGACTGAGTGGCTTATCCCTTTAGTAGGTGACGTTCTTAGGGAAGTAGTTGTCTTGAAGACAAGAGAGTCACCAAAGGCCACAGGAAAGAGCGACCGAAGCGGACAGCGGAGGGGAGCGGATAGGGAAGAGAAAGGAAGTAGGTTAAGTGCTCTCCCTCTTAAGTAGGACTCCTCTCTCTGGCTAGAGTTCTGCCTTATCTTCAAGACAAAATCTCCATCCTTCGTTGCTGGCCCACCGCTGTATCAAGGAAGCTCACAAGCAACTCGTCCTCCGGGTCGATCATCTCTCCAGCAGCTTCCCACGTAAGCCGTTGCTTAGCCGTCCATTGAAACCGGGTTGCCTCTACCGCATCCGCCTCTTCGTTGGTCAGACGTTCCACAATCGTTGCCTTCGATATGCGCCTTGGTGGAGATGACGGGTCCGCTGGCGCTGGCGTGTTTCCAGCGTACACCCAATCCATGTACTCAAGCCAATGCCTGCCATTGAGGTCTGGAGGTATGACAAGGCCGTCGCTGATCCTTATGACAGTCGGTTCCCCTTCCCTTAGAAGCTTGTACATCTACAGCTCCGCATCCGCGATCCAGTGGAAGTAATAAAATCCCCCAGGTGAAAAGCTGTTCGTTGCGCTTTCCACAAAGAATGAACTATCCCCTATATGTATTGGAGATATGTTGACAGGGATATCTGCCAGGAAGTCTGCTTTCCCCACCTGCCCCTGATTGTATGAGTAGAATGTGATAGCTGGCGCTCCCCTCATCTTCACTGGAAGTCTCACCATGCTATCGTAGAAATATCGATTGGTGTACGCTAGACCGATATTAGGGCCAGGAGACAACAATGCTCCCCTAGCGACATCGAAACCATAGCTGCGCTGGTAGTATTGAAAGCACAGTTCCCGCTCAAGGTCTGTTGGCCTGTGCTCGAACTGAGTCTTTACTGAAGACAGTTCCAGTTGAGGGTTGGACATCGTGCCGACGCCGAAAGTGACCGTAGCGTTCGCGGACGGAGCCAGTGTGAACTGACCACCGTTGGCCACAGGAACACCGTTGACGGTCGCTGCCGATGTTCCTGTCCATGACAGGGTGTATATGCCGCCTTGGAGGATGTTTCTCCCCTGCACGATCTGTTGCAGAGATCCGGCTGTGATCGTGATGCCGTAGTTGGCTATTGTGAACGTGATGCCGGATGATCCAGCTTTCCATCTGTCCCTGATGTACGTTCCTGCTGAATAGGTGCCTGTGAATGCCGAAGCGCCAGTCCCAAGCCATTGGGAAAGCCAGAAAACAGGGTTGAGAAGAACGTTTCGGAAACCGAACCTTGATGCCGTAAGGATGTTCCCGGATTGTGTTGCGCTGGATTGGGCTGATGTTGCGGATGCCGCCGCGCTTGTTGCGCTGTTTGCAGCTTGGGTTGCGGACGAAGCTGCGTTGGTGGCAGCGGTGGAAGCTGTTGCTGCATGGCCAGACGTGATTGCTTCGCTTGCGCCGTGAAATGAAGTCAGCCGAAATGCAGTTCCATCATAGATGAACGTGTTGATGGATGACGCTCTGAGATCTCCAGGTTGCAGGTTTGTTCCGTCCGCTCTCTTGATCGTCGCTTGGCCCCTTCCATTGACGTTCAGCGTGGAGGAGCCTGTATTGGAGATCATGATCATGGCGTTGACCGTGAGGCCAGCCTGATAGCTCGTTATCGTGTAGCCGACAGTGACGGAATAGGTGTTGGCTGTCCCGGTTGCTACGGAGAACCCTCGCGTTCCTTGATTGAGTTCGTCAGATGAAGGAAGCTTTCCGAAACCTGACTCTATCGCCGTGAAGATGGCGTTCAGGCGGTTCGCATCTGCTGTCGTAAACCGTGAGAGAGGCGTGACGTGATTGAAGTAGCTGTTCGCCATTTTTACCTCACGAGCCGTCTGTAGTTGTAGTGCAGGGTAACGCCATGCAGCGTGTGTGGCTCATGATAGTCACTTACGCTTATGACAGTCAGGCTCATGTTCTGCCCTATCCCGTCGATATAGATGTTGGCGACACCCTCTATCGGGCTTGACCACTTAAACTCGTTCCAGTTTGCTTCATTCCAAAGGCCACCGCCGCCATACACCAAGAAATCCTTCTCAGATGCTTGCGGGAGGGCCGTATCCCCGTATGAAAATGAGTATGTGATGGAGAGCTTACTTCTGGAAGCGGAATCGACCTCCAGAACGGCCTTGTGCCAGCGCTTGTCGTTTGTTGGACTGCCGACATGGTTGAACGGTATCCGCAAATATGAAACAAGTACGTCGCCGTCCGCTGAGGTTCCAGAATCCATCTGATAGACATCGCCGTCCGTGGAACCGAGAAACAGGACTTCTCTTCCCGTGCTATCCTCTCCACTCACCGTGCATGATGGAACGAAGTCCAGGTTGAACAGCATGGCCTCTGGCTGCTTTCTTCCGAAGTAGATGCTAAGGCCGCTGCCGTCCGACCAGAAAAGGCGGTACATATCCTTTGAGCGTATTCTCATGCTCCCGACAGCCTTGATGGCACCTTTTGCTTTCGACTCGATGTGAGGCTGCACCATCTGCGTTTTCGTGCCGAGAGAGAAGTTCCCCCATGACTGTGTTGCGTCAAGAGATCTGACGCCAACATGATCAAGGTAGAGTGGAGTCCCGATGAGTTGAGTTGTCCATGGCTGTGCGCCGCTTTCGTTCGTGAGTGTCTTTAGCTGCCAGTTCTCGGAATTTGTGCCGTACAGAATACCGACCTTGTTCTCTCCGAAGATTGCCAATTCTCCAGTCGCCGTTGGGACGAGATCCGTGATCGGCTCGCCAATGCCGCCAAGCAGAGCGCCCTGTATGATCTCGAAATTCAGAGGCTTGAATATGCTTGAATGGATGAAGCGGCCATCGTCGTATGAGAGAAACAGATGATCGGCGTGGGCAGCGATCCGGCTTGGGGTGTCGTTCGGCTCGCCTGTAAGGATTGGCGTCAGCGTCTGCCCATCGAACTCGAATGCAGGACCAACACCGTTCGCTCCGTATAGATTGAGCGTTCCGGTTGTAGCCATGAAGTTGTTCGTATCGAACGCATACCGACCTCCAGGAGGGAGCGTGATGTCACTCACCGTGCCATTGACGGTTGCGGACCCTGCGGATGTAGAGAGGATCGTTGAATTGTCCTGAAACGTGCCGACAACGCTTGTGATAATCAGCCTGCCAACAGCGTCGTTTGTGGTCCAATCCCCGTCCTGGAGAATGACTTTCCTAATGACGGCGGTTGCCCCTGGCGTTGATCCTGTCGTTTGCGTGATTGTCTCGCCTACTTGGAACTCAGATGTCCCGGCGTCAAACGAGATGGACTTGTGAAAAGCGATAGCAGACCAGCCAGAGGTTGTGGCTTTGTACATAACGCCACTTGTTCCAGCCTCATTGTCACGGAATGCGTACACATCGCCCTTGTAGATGGCGATTCCCCTGATAGGCCCCGAACCTGCCGGTTGCTGTATGAACCCTCTGAGGTAATTCCTCGCTGCCGCCCCCCACGATTCTTCAACTTCAAGACTAGGAGCTGCGCTTTCCTCAGGCGCTGATGTCAGAACGCCTATCTCCACCCCTCCGAAGCTGATCGTTTCTCCTTGCAAGAGGCCGGTGTCTTCCATGATCGGGAAGGTGCCGACAGCATCGCCGTTGCTTGCTGAACCGGATTGAATGATGGTAGAGGCCAGGACATAGGCGGTCTTGCCGGATGCAGACCCTGTGATGTTGCCGCCGACAGGTGGGATGAACTTGCCGTCAGAAAACGTTATGACCTTATAGGTGGCTTCAGATGGCTTTGTCCGTCCATCAAATCTCTCCCAGCCTTCGATACGCTTGTATCCTCTTGCCGATGACTCATAGTTTCGGCTGGCCCGGACTCTCCCTGGAGGAACAACAATCGATGGCGTAACCATGTCCATGCCGCCAACGAAACCAAAGTATTTCGCCTCTGTCAAAGTAGCCTTCTAAAAACCTGCACGTTTTCCAGTTGGTCCATTTCAAGAAGACTTAACATTTCATTGTAGTTTTGTCTTGCCGTAGCAACAGCAAATCCGCCTTCGTCATGCTGGCTTAACAGAACGAGAGCGTACCATCCGATGACAGGCCGAAAACGCTGCGGGCATTCCGGGATGTCACCATCGTTCACAAGGATCTGTGGAGATCGGTAGTATTCTCCACGCACAACGTACACCTTGTCTGGCGTTGGCCCAAACATGAGAAGATTCGCTGGATCGATGGAGAAGCAGGCTGGTCTGGCCGGTTCCTGCTGCCCGATTTCGTACCTACGCTTGAAGCTGCGGCTGTCGATATGATACAGGAAGCCCTCATCCGACAGGCCGATAGAGTTGTCATAGATGGACAGCGTATACGGCAGGGACACCCACCTTGCAAACCTGGTTATCCCCATCTGAATGGACGAGTACCTGTACATTCCAGGCTCGATCTCGGAAGTGAACTCGCCGTGCATCCACCTCCACGAAACATGGTGGCTCTGGATCTTGTCCCAGGCCAGATCAACCCATCTTACAATTTTCCCGACCCGCCCTGTTTGTCCAACAACGGTCTGCGGCAGATCTTCCGCGATTGTTCCGCTTTCCCTTGCGACCATCTGGACGAGTTCAAGAAAATTATAGTCCATCTTGCTACTCTACGCGGGTGAACGACACTGCTTGCGTATAGATTGGCTCTCCAAGGCCAGCTTCTGTATCGCTCCTGTACCGGATCTGCTGAGCATCCAGAATGCAGCCCTGATAGACGTACCATGGGATTCTCACAACCTCACCGACCTGGATACGGTACGCGATCCCGTTGTGAGCAAGAAGTGCGTCCTGTGCTTGGTCGTCGCCAATGCTGAGAATCTTGATCTTCACATAAGGAGGAAGACCATTTCTCTCACTTGAGGAATAGTCAGTGGCTGGCCGTGGCTTTTCTGGAGGACTATCAACCGCGACAACCTTCGGTACGGTGATTGTGGCGTGTTCCCATGCTGACTTCACACGCGAGTACGTCTGGTGCTGCGTATCTGCGTCGGAATACTCGTAGCCCTGCTGCTTGCAGAACCATATCAGTTGAGAATGGTTTGCTTCTGAAACAGGGATATCAACCATCTCTTCCTGTTGATCTTCCGTTTCCGGCTGCTGTTTTGATAGCGGCTGTGGTGTCTCCTTTGCCATGCTCAATTACCCTTCAGCTTTGAAAGGAGAGCGTTGAACTGCCCCACAAGTTCTGTGACAGTCTCCCTGACATCGACGCTCTTTGCGTCAGACGCTGGAGGCTCAACCGGCTCTATGTCATCGAACGATGGAGATTCCTTGCTCTCCACAGGGGCAGTGGGTTTCTTGACCTCATCAAGGCGCTCATAGATATCGTCCGTCAGTTGCTTGAACTGAGCGAACTCTCCCCGAGACAGAACGGAAACAACCGCGTTTCGCTCGGCTTCATTTGCAAAAGACATCCTGTTTTTCCTTCTCCTACGGTAAGGCTCCAAGGGTTTGGAACAAAGCAGAGCACCCGTAGTGCTTGCCCTGCTGGTTTGGGTGAATGGCGGCGTTTGCTTTTGGTGCCATTCTCTTCAACTCATTTACATCAAGAACATAAGAAGAATTGAGAAGTCTTGTTGGACGAAAGGCAGCCGCGCTCATAAGAGGCAGTGCCGGTTGTGTTGTTGTTCGGATTGGTCCATTGTAGAGCGGATAATCGAACAATTGTGTAGTGTACTGATTTGAAAGCAATTGGGTTGAGGTTAGAACCTTATCTCCAATTCCGGTATTGAAGTCATGACCAAAATAGACTGAATCCTTGATGGTGTTGTTGCCGTAACTCTTTCCGTTACCAGTCGTTGAACTCACAAGGATCAATGGAGAATGCCAGACTGTATCTATCAGGCTATCGTTTCCGGCCTCGTTCATTTCGTTCAAGCCGCCGAACTGGTTCTGAATGATGGTCGTATTTGTCACATTCAGCCGGTTCCCTGGCCTTGAGTAGATCGTGTTGACAACGCGACTTTCTATAAGGCAATTAATGACGTTGTGATCATATCCTATTGGTTGTTCAAGAGGCTTATCATGCTCATAGAACGTGCTTTGGATATGCGGATAGGCATTGTCCCCAGGAGTAAAAATGCAGCTATCGAAGGTATGGTTTCTCCATCCAGGCTGATCCTTTGAGGAGTTCTGCACGTGATCGCAATGAGCAATGCCGCCGCTGCTGCTTTTCCTTCCCCACGTCCGGTAGAAGATGCACCGTCTGGCAGTGAAGTTGTCTTGCGGACCATCGGTTCTCAGGTGGTCAGACATCTGATCCGAAAAGACACAATCCTCAAATATAGTGTTTGGAGAATTTGCATTATAGAAACCAATATCTCCAAAGTAGTGTAGTAATGATTTTTTAAATGTTATATTGGAGCAAGCGCCAGATACGCCAATTTGCATACCTCGCCCTTGGTTGTACCATCCGCTTGTTGGCCTGTACTTATCTGTCGCCCACAGTTTTTTGGCTGTCAGTGGCTTGAATCCGCACAGCTTTACATTCTCGAATGTCAGTCTTGTGCATGATATGCAATCGATCCCATAGTATTTTGCGCCCGCTGTTCCGACATCGCCTTGGTATACCCTGATGCCCTTGAAGACAATGTTATGGATGTTCCTTAGCATAAGGCCAGCAAACTCAGCGCCACCTGAGCCGGTTGTGAAGAATGTCTCGTCAGGAACCAGCAGTCCGCCTTCGGATGCAAGATACCCTCGATAAGGAAGGGTGTTGCAACGGATTTCGAGTGCAGCGCCGCCGCGAAAATCCTTGTTCTGCAAGGTGAGTTTGCCTTGCGATTTATAGTCGCCTTGCGTGATTTCGATGACCTCTCCAGGCTTTGCAGAGTTGAAGGCAGACACAAGCCCGGATACAGAGTTTACCGTGTACGTCGCTGGCCCTCCAGGACCTCCACCACCGCCTGAAGCAGCCACCGTTGTTGATCTCCTTGGCGAAGTCACAGTACCTACGGTTACATACGATTCCTGCACAGAAGAATTGATGCTTGCGGACGTGTGATATGAACTGATCCAGTTTCCAGGTCCGATTGTACCTGCCGTTGAACCCTTGGACTTGATGTCAGATGCTGATGTGAATGACGAGCCGATGGAGTACGTAGGATTGCCACCGCCATACACGGCAATAGGTGTACCGGCAGAGATTCCGGTAACTTCCTTCTTGGCGAAAGCGACTTCCGATGAAAGCGGGACGTTTACTATCTCAGGAACATCGATGTTGTCCGGGGTGCGATCCGCAATCCCCCAAAACACATCGTTCTCTTCCCAAGCCATTCTCCATACAAGCAGGTGGTTTTCGGATACAAACTCATTATAAAGCTCGAACACGGCCCTTACGGTTCCGTTGAAGTCCGATCCCGGTATCTTTGTTCCACCGACAATGTACGGATCAGTTGAGTTGAAGAGAGTGCCGGTCGGTGATCCAGAACCATCGGGAAGCACTGTCTGTACAGCCTGATTGCAGAGCATCAAGGCTTCAGCACGGCCAGCTTTCCACGAACAACCGATGCCGTTTGCTCCCAACTGCTGGTACTCAAGAAGCAGGCGTCTTTGAAATGAAGTCCCGTTGTCGGACGTATAAAGCTCCAGTCCATCCGATCTCATCCAAAGCTGAAACGCCCTCTGATTGATTGGCCAGTTCGCCCAGCACAGGATACGCCCTCCATCCGTCGCCGTTGGAAGCGTGATTGACGCATATACGGCCCTGACTTCCCTTGCGTTTTCCCTCAGCTTGGCCGCTGTTGTCTCGATATAATTGCCTTCCGAGAACTTCATGGCCTGACCAAGCTGGTACGTCTCGTAGGTAGGAGCGCCTACGACTGTCCATGATGCCGGTGTTGGGGTTATGTCGAGCGGAGCGTTGTTGTCGAAGATCAAGCCAAGCCTATATCCTGCAAGGGCTTCATCCGCCGTCTGGAAACCGCCACCAGGTTGTGTAGCACCTGATTTACCCCAATAATAGTTGATCTTGTTGACGCCCCCGGTGAACGTCCCGATCAGCAGTATTCTTCCCCCTGGCGTGCGCTTGTGAGAAAACCTTACACCATTCTCATGCCGGAACCTCAACGCTCCGGTATCCGCCTTTGCTGGCGCACTGATGATATTCGTGACATCAACGACAAGAGGATAAAGATTGGCATTTGTTCCTGGCAGAGACGCCGTGGTGAGTGATGCCGTGCTCGTCCATGTCGTAAGGTCATCGTCCCCGACTTCAGAGATCGGGTTTCTTGCAATCGGCCTATGACGTGCGGACATGGGGAAACGTCTCATCAAGATACCCTTACAACAACATAGGACGATGCTTGTTGGAGAACGATAGAGTCAAATACGCTAAACTTATTGACACGCATTGTACTTGGCACCAAGGCAGTATAGTACGCCATGCCGTGCCTGATGTGAGTTGATGCATTCATTCTTGTAGAATCTGTAAATGAATGAGCAACCGCGTTGTTTATTATAACCCTGTGATTGCTTTCAATGCACTCAAGAGCGACTGTATTGACACCGCTGGCAGCATACGTATACGGCGTATCCGTCCACCCAGGAAAATTGGTTCCAACGTAGTCCTGTTGAATGCCTATACTCAGAGTTCCGTTGCCGACGCCGTTCGCGTTCGGCCTGAATAAAGCGTAGTAGCAATTTCTCGGAAAAGGAGTGCTCTGCGAATCTCGCATAAACAAACTGAATGTCTCGTCACCACCCTTCATATCAACTTCAATCTGGATGGCTCTATTCATAGAAAGCGTCTGGAGCTTGACGCCTACCCCAGCGCCACTGAATTTTATATCCCCGGAGCCGCCACCTGTCGCAGCATTCGCGTTCGGATCAACTCCAAATGCAGCGCTATTCTCTGTGACTGGAGGAATGCGGCCAGAGATCGTAACTCCAGAACCAAGGCCAGTAAAATCATCCTCTGTGAGTATGGTCCCCGGCATCTATCCGGTCCAGGCGTTCGAGTTGAGCGTATAGTGCATGTACGCAGATACCATGGTGACGGTGCCGGCTGTCACGGTCATGTTTAGCTGCACCTTCTGGCGCGCGACAAACGTATTGGCGGCTGTAGCATTCGCGTCTGCGCTGGCCGAAACCCCATTCGCGGAAGTCCCGGTGCCGGTGACATCCACGCCTGCAATCCTCAATGTCAAGGTTGCTGCTGGAGAACCAGTGCCAGTGAGAAGAGCGCCTGTAAGCCTCACGATTGTCCCTGACGTTGGCATGTCAAGGAGTTCATAAACACCTGTTGGGATGGCTGATCCGTTCGATTCCAATGTAATCCTGGACGGAAGAGGAACAGCATGTGTATGGTTTCCGGCTGCCGCTGCCCCTGATCCGCTGGCAAGCGTTACCACACCGGATGAAGAACTCGTGGCCGCTGGCAGGATGTCTACTGGAATCGTTCCCGTTACAATCTGCCCAGCATCAATCCCAGGGGAGAAAAGAACGGTATATCCGACAGTACCGGAAGCACGTCTTGCAACGATGTCTACTGTCGTAACACCGTTCGGAGCTTCATCGACAAGGGCTATGCCGAAGATGTTCTCAAGGCCAGCGTTCTCAAAAAGATCATCCAGGGAAATCACCCTGCCGCCCGTAGCGTCTTGAATAAATGCAATTGAGAGCACTACCGATTGGCCATCAGCGGCCAGCGCCGGGTAGTTGATCGGAGGCCATGTAAAGGCTCCTGAAAGATCTCCAGTAACCGTGTATCGAAGGATGGTCCTGTTTGAGAAGTCGATATTGCCGACAGCACCGGAAAGCGTTGTTGCCGTATCGTAGATAACGCCTTTGGCGGCAGCACTCAGTTTCAGAGCCGCCTCTACCAGCATATCCGATGGCGGGCTTACCGTTGTCTCGATATCAGCCATGTTGCTGCGCTTTCAAATCCCAGGGCCAGCTATTCAGTATAGTACATCTGGCCAGAGTAATATCGCATAAAATTGCCATTGTAGAGCATCCTGTTGTCGAGCCCCGTAAAAGTGGGCGTATATTCCCCAAGAAGGATCGTGGCGTGGTCTATCGGGCCTGAGTAATCGTCATCAGGTGCCGTGTACGAGCACCCAAATCCGATGCCGCGCCGAATGTTTGTTGCTTCATCGCCAAAAGTTGCAGTCCCGGTGACAGCAGCGGTTTCAAGCTTCAGAACTCCATCGATGTAGAGACGCGCTATTCTGTCCCCAGCAGGGTTGAACGCCACAACGAAGTGATGAAAGTTGCCGTCCAGGATCTCAAGCTCTGTCAGAGCAATATCGTCGTTCTGCGTGGTGCCAGTCCCGAGAGTTACACTGAGCCTCAACGTGTCGGCATCAAGAAAGT